AAAACTGGAGCAAAAGCTTTCGTAGTTACGCCTCAAGAATTAGCTATGAATCCAGAATATGCACATTTATATGAAAGTCCAGCTCAAGCACTTACAAATAGATTCGATGAGAAAAATATATTCGTAGCTAAGTACTTAAGAGATAATCCATTAGCAAACAGAGCTGAGGCTGAAGCCGCATACAAGTTAAGTCTACAGGGAAAAACTCTAGAAGATCGTACTACTTATGTGAGAAACTTTTCAACAGAACGTGATCCACTTGCCCCTAAATATGGATGGTCAGATCGTGATAATAAAATCTCTTCCAAAGCAATAGGTAAGTACTTAGAGGCAAATAAAGGTAATGAAAGTTCTGTGAGTATTGATGGGCATGGCATGTCAAGAGCTGGAGGAGAAGCTTTGGTTAAATCCTATAAAACAGGTGGAACTTTTGGTGGTGGAATACTTGGAGGTGTTGCCGGTGGAGGTCTTGGTTATTTAGCCGGAAAAGGTATAGCTGGATTAAAAAATAAAGACACTTATATCAAAGAGTACTTGTCTAAACACCCAGGAGCTAGTCAAGCAGAGGCAGAGGCAGCATATAAGAAAAGAGCATCTAATTTTAAGAAAGCAGGAGCTGGACTTGGATTAGTAGCAGGTGCACTTGGAGGTGGATATTTAGGAAGAAAGGATGGTCAAAAGACAGGTAAAATGAAAGCCTTACACCTTATGAGAGGAATGAGAAACGGTACCGCAGAAATATCGTAATTAATATGAATAAAATAAATAGTCACGAAGAAGCTAGGGAGTGGTTACTAAACAAAATCACACCTACTGAAAGACATAATAGAATAGGACAGGCAGTAACTTTAGGGTTAGCTGGTGGAGCTTTAGGTGCTGGTGCTGGATATTTAGCTAAAAAGAGAGCTGGAACCGGCATGCTTATAGGTGGAGCTTTAGGAGCAATAGGTGGATATGCTATGAAACCTAGAATGACCACTGAAGATAATAGAAGAATAGCTCAAGGAACACTAGCAGGATTTAAAACTTATCATGTCATCGCCACACTACCTTCAGGACAAGTTTTCCACGAGACATGTAAGACTGCAGAAGATGCTAAAGCTATAGCTGGTAAACTTAAGCAGAACGGTAATAAAGCTTATGTAGTTAGTTCTGATGAGTATGGAGCTAAGCAAGAAAATAGACAGTTTGGTTTATTCAAGTCAGATAGGGAGATATATGCTGGAGGAGTTAAATCTTGGGACGAAACAAATCAACACTTAGGCAAACTTAAAGATAAGCACTTAAACAACAAGGTAGCTCAAGCAATAATGAAAGATAAAGCTACCGCGGGAAGTGATGCTGTAATTAAGAGAAGACAAGATATAGGACAGAGTGTTGGAGTATTGGCAGGTACTGGAGCTGGACTTGGATTAGGACATCTTGCAGGTAAAGGTATAGCTGGACTTAAGAATGAAGAGTCATATATCAAAGAATACCTATCTAAACATCCAGGAGCTAAAGAAAAGATGCAAAAGAAGCTTACCAGAAAAGATTGGAGAAATTCAAAGCTGGTGGTAGAGTGATTGGGGGTGTTGCAGGATTAACTCTAGGAGGTTACCTTGGTCAGAAATATGGGCATAAACAAGGACTTAAGAGAGCTGACGCACTAACTAAGGAATACAACAAGAAACCTTTCACATTTAAATAAACAGCGAGGGCTTGAAATATAGCTCTCCTAATCGTAATTGAAAAAAAAACAATGAGAATTATACCTGATTTTAATAAATATAGTGAGGATTGGCAATATGATAATCCAGCCAACTTCAATGCTAATAATTCTAGAGATTTTGATAGATATTGGGAAGATAGGAAAGCTAATCACAATAAATACTTAGATGAATTAGCTAACAAAAAGCGTAGCAGGTCAATATCCATAGGTAAAGGGATAGGTGTTCTAGGAGGTGGATTAGTTGGAGGACTTACGGGTAACTTAATAGGTCGAAACAAATTCAATAACAAGAACCCTAAGGATAAGTTTATAGAGAAGTACTTGTATGAAAACCCGTTAGCTGGAAAGTTAGAGGCTGAATCTGCATATAATAAATTAAGAAAGAAAGCTCTTATTAAATCATCATTATTAGGTGCTGGATTAGGAGCAGGAGTGGGTTATATTGGTGGATCTCAGATAACAAAAGGAATATTCAATGACCGACTACAGAGAGCCCGAGAGTTAGGGGAGAAGTTAATATCTAATAGGAGGAATGAAATAATTAATAACATTGGATATTTTGGAGATAACTATAATTCGATAACAGTTCAAGATTCTACGGTAGATGGTAAATTACATAAGAACGTACTTGCTAAGAAGATAATTGAAAATAATAAACCTACTAACATCAAAGAAGCAGCTGTAGATCCAAATAAGCAAATCACTAAGTTTAAAGAGAAGTTCAAAAACATAGTAAAACCTAAAGTAACAAAACCTAAGATCGTTAAACCAGTTGTTCTAGATGATGATGAAATTTTGGAGTCTAGTTTGGCAGATTTGATAGGTAAATTCAACGATCCAAATAAAAATAAAAGTAGACGAAAATATTAAAAAAAAATGATCGTAAGAAGTAAAGAGGACGCTGTTAAATTACTACTAGATAAATTTACAGATAAAGATTCCGACTACCGATTTAATAATGCTGTCAATGGAGCGGCTATAGGTGGATTCCTAGGTGGTACTGGAGCCGCGATGATAAATAGAAATAAAAAAGATTCAGGCGCCCTAAAATATACAGGACTTGGTCTTTTAATTGGAGGATTAGGTGGATACTTGAAAGACCCTACAACTACCCTCAAACAAGGTCAAAAAGTAGCAATAGGGAGGATCAAATCAATGGGCGGAGCATATACAATAACTGACAGTGCTACAGGTAAGCCAGAAGTTGAAGAACATGATACTTTGGCGGAAGCCGAGGAGTTTGTTAGATATTTAAGAAGTCACGGAAGAAAAGCTTATGTAGTAACTCCGGATGACTATTAAAGAAAAAAAAACTAGTGGAGATTTGAAACAGAGTCTCCCTAATTAAAAATGAATAAGAAATAAAATGGGAGAAGTACTACTATTATCGGAACTTAAGAGAAAAATAGACTTGAGGTCATCTCTTCTAATGCTACCTTCTGTGGATGAGTTATTGTCTATCGTAGGAACCCAGAATCCAGACGAACAGAGAGTAGAGCTGTATTCGGTGGCTTTAGAGAAGTGGCATTATCAGGTACCTCTCATAAGATTAAATAAAGTAAAAATTAATAACGACCCACATAAATTTATAAACACTTTTAACACATATGCTAGGAATCCGAATACTATGTGCATTTCAGAGGTTGAACTTATACCGACTAGAGTATGGTCACTTAATGGTATTTTAGGCTCATCTCGTAATTGGATATATCAGGATGGTTTCTTATCAGGAGTTTCAGAGGGAGAATATCTAATGAATGCTACCTATATGAGACCGATGTATGTTAACTATTTACAGCCAACTGGAGAATTAGACCCTAAGAGTTGTATTGGTTTTATAGAGGAAAGACATGTTAGTAAGTTTGTAGACGCTTGCCTTATGGAGACTTTACAGTTTATATCTCAACTAAGGAAGAACTTTGAATACCCAGATGTGCCTGTTCAAATGTTTAATGGTATAGATGAGGCTAGTTCAATGATACAGACAAGTTTAGATCAGTTTTATATGGGATTAACGCACGGGAAAATATATGTTTAAGAAGTTATATAGATGGGAGAACCTAAAAGATAAAGCCTTAGCTGATAAACTGAGAAACTATAAATACAACAAATCTGAGAACGGTGAGGAGTATGTAGATTATGACGGAAACGTATACCTAACTAAAGATGGAGCTCAGATGCCTTTTGTCGTAATTCATGAGGGAAGGCACCGAGAAAAAGCATTAAACGGAGACTTACTACACAATAAAACCTTAAATAAAATAAACAATAAACTTAGCGATGTAGCGCCTGCCTTAGCTTTTATGAATGGACTTAATGGTGGGAAAGCTTCTAAAACAGTCCTACAGAGAGTTCACTTATCTACACCAAGAACAATGAGAGAAGGGATAGTGAATTATGAGAGTAGAAAGATATTACCTAAGGAGTTTCACGGAGATAGTTATACCTCAGATGCTTCTTATGCTGTTAATACTTTAGACGAGATTAGAGATGACTTGAGAAGATACAACCAAGGAAAAGCTTTGAGAGGGCTGCTAATTAAAAAGATATAGACATGAAAATAGAAGTAAGATTGTTCCCTCTAGATACTCCTGCAGCAGACGGTTCTATTATACCTAAGCAGAGTTTTCTAGAGTACCAAAACACACCAAGATATAAAGAGAGAAAACAGAATAGAAACTTTTACGGAGGGAGTACACACTTAAATAGAAACCAATCCAGAAAAGAATCTACAGGAGGAGTTGTTGGAGAAGGAGATGAACTACTATACTCTGGAAACATCACTCATATTATAGACGATTACTTTATTAGAAGACACTCAGATGGGATTGAATATGTCCATGCTACAGCAGAAGTAATGGATGACCCAGAGGAATATGAAGGAAAGAGTAAAGAACTAATTAAGACACTTACACGACTACTTAGAAGAGGGGTTCAGCTTCCAGTATCAGTAGTTATCTCAGCAGTATGGAAAAACGATATAGCTGTTAGAATTAAGGATATTTTAGGATTTGACTTTACACTTTCACCTGGTTATAATAAGGCTAGTATTGTTGATATTTCTTATGAGTGATTTAAAAGCTATTCTAATTGGCGTAGCGGCTAGTAAGATTTTAGACAGACTCACAAGAAAAGAAGAACCTGATAGATATAGATTTCAGATAAGGTTCGATAAGAGAGGTCATAATTATGTCTACCACATGCTTTTTAGAACACGAAAGAGAGCCCACGAGGTAGCAAATGAATTATCTCAGAGGGTGGGTTATAGTAATGTAGTCGTTGAACAAATTGATTAGAACTTATGGGAATTATTATAGTAAAACATTTTAGCGACTATAGAGATGAACACGCTTACTACGGAAAAAGAGATGGTAAGAAGTGGGGAGCTATAGCGGGTGCTGGTGCTGGAGCTGCGATAGGGAGAAAACTTGGAGGTAATTCTAAGACAGGTCAAGCAATAGGAGCATTAGCGGGTGGAGCTATAGGTGGTGTTGGAGGTTTTATAGCTGGTAGTAAATTAGGTCAGAAGATTGGTAGAAAGTTAGGTAGAGGATCAGAGAAGAAGAGATTTGAAGTTACCTACACAGACCTACAAACAGGAATGGATAGACATAAGAGATTTGACTTCATACAAGAGGCTCAGATTTTTCATAGACAACATCCAGGGTCACATATTTCAGATCTTCACCACCAGCCTCAACAACCAAATTACACGGACGAAGAATGGTCATGATTTTAAATATAAGTGGAGCGGTTTGAAAGATAGCCCTCCCAAAATGAAAATGAATATATGAACACACTAGTAGTAAACGGATTAAAGATAACCACTTCACTCTCTTATATCAAATTCATAGAGGCGGGTGTTACTCAAGTTGAAGAGGATATACCAAATTCAGTACTAGTTATTTTCTTCACTAAAGGAGCTAAAAACACTGAGTTACCTTTTGAAGTGATTATAGAGGAAGAGCTTAAGGAGTCAGACTTACTTTCAACTTATAATCCACAAAATAAAATAAACAACCTAAATATAAAGAAGCTGGTAGTTAATGAGTATATATTAAACCAGACTATTTTTACAGATTTAGACAAGAGTTATGCCCTTTATAATGAAGAGAGGTGTGACTTATTTATAAACCAGAATATAGAGTACAAAGATTATATAACGCTACTTAAATCGATACCTTTCTTAGAGATAACTGAAGGGGAAGATGATGTAGTACTGGCTAATATAACAAACTGCTTGATAGGTAGAAGGAGACTTAACTATATCTTCCCAAACCATAGAGCATTTAAGTACAAAGACACCTATACTAATTATGTCATCGATGAACCTCTAGTTATGTACCAAGTTAAAAAGGTAGTTCTAGAGCAGTTATATGACCATGGTTTCGAATCTTTAAAGTTAGATGACCAGGATGAATTAGTAGAGGTTCCTGATGTATTAAGCTACTCTATTCAAAATGCCGATTATAACCCTATAGCTAAAAGAGTTACTCCGCTACTAAAGAGACATACAGATGCAAACTTGTCTATAGAGTGGAAATTAAAATCAACAACCCTCTCTAAAGCTATGGATATAAAGAACCGGTATAGAAACTTAGAGATTATTTCCAACTTGACTTCTATTAGTGTATTTGACTATAACAACAATCCATTTAAGGTAGCTATAGTTTGGGAAGATATATCAGGTCAATTAGGAGATAAAAGTGCGGTTACTGACGAGGAGAATAATTACTACCATCAGCTGTATTTTAATTGTAGAGTCCACTTTGATATTATAATGGATAACTGCAAACCCTCTGATGTAGTAATCTCTAAAATAACCAATCTAGTAAAATTCAAGGAAGTAAACCTAAAAGAAATGAATGCTGTAGATAGTGATACCGTATTCAGTTTAAAGTATAAGGATTACGACCGAATAGTGAAAATATTAAGTAAACAACCCGAAACAAAAGAAATTCAATAATGAGCCAAGTGTTTGAACCATTTGTAGAGTCCAGAATCCAAGCCGCGACAACTACAGACACATCAGGATATCAGAACGGGAAGATAGTAGTAGCTGCTCCCTTAGTTTCTGACCACGGCCCTTACGGCATAACAATGATAAATAACCAAAGAGAACTCCTCAGAAAATATAGACCAGATGGAGCGAATTATTTGGTTTCAGATTTAGATAGTACATTCTTCCATATTTACGCTATGCTTGCTCACAGTTCAGTATTAGTAACAAGAGTAGGTAGTTCTATGGAGGAAGCAGTAACTAAAATGTATAATGCAGACCAAGGAGCGTTCAGTTATACAAAGCTTTTCGGAAATAAAATGGTAGTAGATTATAAAGGTTCTATTGCTGTTGGAGATAACGGAAAGTCTTATTTAGTAGATGGAAAAGATAGAATACTAGATACAATAGCTGCAGTTAAAGTAGGAGCAGTATCAGTTCAAAGTTTAGATTTCCAAGAGAAGATTAGCAAATTGATTAACGGACTAGAGGATTCATCAGTTTATCTTTACGGGTATAAGTATGGGGAGAATAATGAACTAACTCTTTACATAGCTTATAAATACCACGCAAATGTAAACGAATTCATTAAAACTACGCTAGGTCTTGCCAATACAGATGGACTACCTACAGCACCTAAGTTAACGATTGATGATAAATATAGATTGTTACTTAAGGCTACAGCTCCGGTAGGTTCAGCAATTACAAATACTACATCTACACCTCTTAAATTCTTGATTAACTCTATTGACCCAGCTAATAAGAGATTTATCGTAAAGGTTAATTCTCAGTTAGATTCAGGATCAGAGTTCACGATTGCAGATGTAACGAGAACCGAGATTAAACTTGCTCCAGCTCCAGTAGGGGTAAGCGCAATAAGTAACGGACTAAAACTAGAAGGAGATCCACAGACAGATGAAAAAGTCCTTATAAGTAACCCCGATAGAGTATTCGCATTTTCAGATCCAGTTAGAGCAGAGTTTGAAAAATTAGGAGGAAATGCAGCACCAGTAGATGGAGAGAGAAGCGCAAAAGTACAGAGAGCTATTCTAGATTTATTGGAGTATGATGAAGGGTATAGAATTGACTTTGTATGGGATGCTGGAGAAGGTGAAGTTGGTCTACAGTCAGTAATGAACTCAGTAGCAGCAGAACTTAAAGCGCTTGCACTACACTCAGTTAAAACTACAAACCATTCAACAGTAGATGCTATAGTAAATGAGTACAAGCAATCTAATTCATTCAACTCTTATAAACTAGCTCCATACATGAAATACAACTTTGGGATTAAGACACTAGAGCTTTCTCCTTGTATTGAGTATGTTGAAGCTATTGTAAGAAATAAGTCAGCTAATTCAGAGTTCGCACCGGTATTTGGAATCGTTAATGGTCAAGTATCTGTAGGTGAATTAGTAGCTCAATTTAAGAAGACTGATAGAGAGAAATTCTTAGCTGGACAAATTAATACCATCAAGTTCGATAAGTTTAGAGGTATATCTTCAATTAATGACTGTAGAACTGGAGAGGGTGGTCAGAGTTTGTTTAATGAAGAATGGATTGTAAGAATGGCTAATAGAATAGGTTGGGATTTAGACTTCCTTCTTGAGCAATTCTTAGGTAGATACGATGTTGAGAGTACAGCTTTTGACGTTAAGGCTACTATCGATTACTACATGAAAACTACTATTATGAACCAAACTTATGCACCTGAGAAATATGACGTTATAGTGGATAAATCTAATAATGTTTGGGGTGATGGTGAATTAATGGTAGAAGTAAATATATATGTTGGTAGAGCGCTTAGAAAGATTACGGTGGTGTCCAAGATGCTTCCATTATCTACACTTACAGCGAACTAGTAACATTTGCTTTCATAATTGTTGTGATTTTTTATTAAGTTCGTGTCGCAGGGGGATTGAATTTTCTCCCTCGGCCAACCCATAAATGAATAAAAGTATGAGTGAGACAGTTAATAATGACTTTGTAAATAGAGCCCATGAAATGACGGGGAGGTTCTTCAAGATAATGTACAAGAGCTTTCCTTTTTATATGAAGCTTTACGGGACTCTTTGCACAGTAGAACGCTTACTTAGAAATAAGAATAATAAAGATAGAGGTAAGCTTCCTTCCAGAGACCAAATGATAAACCAAACTTACGGAAAGGTAGCTACACACGATGATTTAGATAGAGGTTCTGAATGGCAAACTTTTACAGAAACCTTTATCATAAACAAGTCACACGCTCAGAAATACTACAATAACCAGAGTGATGAGGTGATGATTTACTTTAACCAAAATATACTTGACTTAGGAGATAAGGTGAGTTTTAATAGATTCGGAAAGACTTACTCCTTTATTGTGAATGATTTTACAGCTTATGAGGACGTTATTTTTGAGTATAGATTAATTGGAATAAAGGATCACGTCTCTAGTAAGTAAATCCATTCATAACTTTCAGTGATTTTTATTAACCGGCAAAGAAATTTGGCATAACTTTTGATATATACTTAAGATAATGTACCTAGTAGAAAGACATATAATAAAGAATAATGAGGAGTTAGACGAACTATGTTTTAACTCTAAGAATCTCTATAATAAAGCTCTATATTTAGTTAGACAACATTATTTTAAAACTAAAGGTTATCTAAATTTCTTTGGAGTTAATAAACTAATGATTGAAACCAAAGATGAGGATTATTATGCATTACCTACTAGAGTCTCTAATCAAACCCTAAGATTACTTGATAGTAACTTTAAATCCTTCTTTAGTTTGGTTAAGTAGAAACAAAGTAGTAACTATGATAAATCCATTAGAATCCCTAGGTATTTAAATAAAGAAGGTAGATATATAACTGTTTTTCCTAAAGAGGCAGTATCTAAAGTTTACCTTAGAAAAGGTATAATCAGGCTATCTAAATTATCTATAGAAATACCTACAAAAGTAACAGAGTCTAACTTAGTTGAAGTAAGAGTTTTACCTAGAAACAATCATCACGTAATTGAAGTAGTTTATAGGGTAGATGAAGTTAAGCCTAAAAGTGATAATGGAAGATATGCTTCTATAGACTTAGGTTTAGACAATTTAGCTACTGTTTCATCTAATGTAGTTAAACCTTTTATCATTAATGGCAGACCTTTAAAGTCAATAAACCAATATTATAATAAAGAAAAGGCTAGACTACAAGCTCACTTAAAAGGTAATAAGAAAACATCAAAAAGAATAAAAAGTATAACTAATATAAGGAACAACAAGGTTAAAGATTATTTACACAAAAGTTCTAGAAGGATAGTGAATTTTCTAGTTTCCAATGATATTAGTACTCTTATAATAGGTTATAATGAGGAGTGGAAACAAAACATTAACTTAGGTAGAACTAATAATCAATCTTTTGTTAATATACCTTTTTATACTTTTATTAATCAGTTAGACTATAAGTGTAAACTAGAAGGTGTCAATGTTATACTTACAGAAGAATCTTATACTTCTAAATGTAGCTTTTTAGATGGTGAATCTTTAGAAGAACATGAAAATTATCTAGGTAAGAGAATAGAAAGAGGATTATTTAAATCAGCTAAAGGTAAACTTATAAATGCTGACCTTAATGGTTCACTAAATATTCTAAAGAAAGTAGTTGGGGAATTTGAGTACCCAATAGAGGTGTGTAGTACGCCATTAAGAGTTACTCTAAAGTGATTCTTATAAAACTTAAGACATTGATTTTGTATTGAGTAACTATAGGAAATAAAGAAAGAAGATAAACTTGAACTACCAACAAATGAGCAGGGTACAAATACGCCAACAGTTAAGGTAGTTAGAGGCTTTAAAAATAGAAAATAATTATGTCGTTACTTAGTGATTTACAATTAGGCAAGGGGTATAGTGGAGCAAAAGATACTATAACCAAAATACTCTCACCTCTTAGACACCTTAATGGAACTGTTGGAGATATAGGGAGAGCTGCACAAGCCTTAAAGATGTTGCCTAACCAGATAAGAACTAAATCAGACATGGTTCAAGTTAAGGCTACTCTTAGGGCTCTGAATCAAGTGTTAAAGAATAGTAAGATATCGGAATTTTTAAATAAACTTGAGAATGCAGTAGGGAATTCGATAGTGGGGGTCTTTAATCCTTATATCGATACTAGAACAAAGGTAAAGGTTGAGTATGATAAGAATAAGGTAGTTCAAATTGTTAATGGGATTAGAGCTACAAGAGATGCTAGAGTTGCTGCTGAAGTTCAAAATATGTTAATCTCAGGTGCAGCCTTCACAGATGTAGTAAAAATATTAGATAGAGTAAGGGAGAATGATCCTAAATGGGGACTGGGGAATATACTATCACTTTTACCTCAGAATTTATTAGCTCAGTTTGCTCCCAAGTTTCTAGGTGCTTTCAAGACTGCCGATGAGTTTTTAGGGATATCAAAAGGAATACAGAATTTAGTAGAAGGAAAATCTTGGAACGGTGGACCTAAAATGCCTAAGAAGAAACCATCAGCAGGAATAGCTAACAGTACGACTTGGAACTCAGCTACTAATGTTGACAAGTATAAAAGTATGCTAGAACAGGCTGGGATTGATGCTTCTAATTTAAAGACAGACTTCGATACCCCAGTTCCAGTAGATGTCGTAGGATATGACCCGGACACTAATACATTTAAGAACCCATTTACTGATGACGGAGATGTGGCATATAGTGTAAATGATAGTAACAAGAAAGTATTAGAGGCTACTATAAATGAAATCAACCCGGCTCCATTTGAAGGTTATTTTAGATCGAGATTGGGGAGATTGGAATTAGCATCGACTCACCTATGGGATGTACAAATAAAACCAATGGGAACAGGAGTGCCGGTACTTGAGATGAGGGATATAGATGTTCTTCCGATTACAAACTGGTCACTAGATGCAGGACAGACCTTATCAGATTCAATGGAGATGTTTGGGGGAAGTTCAATTACAATCCCTACAACCAAGAAGATAGATATGAGATTTGAGGCGACCTTTGTAGAGGATTCAACTTATTCAGTAAAGGCGTGGCTCTCAAAGTATAAAAAGTTCATGTTCTATAAAAACCGAGTGAGACCTTATAAAGAGTGCTGCTCAATAATAGGGATATGGCTTCTTGATGTGGACTTAAAAGAGTTATACTATCAAGCTTATATAGGATACCCAATAGATATGACTGAAGGTTTAGAAGGGGAATCATCACACTCTCCTATCAACAAAACTGTAACCTTCTCTATAGTAGGTCAATTAAGTTCTGATGAGTTCTATGAGCAGATTCAGCGTAAAGGACACGGAAGACATTGGGATAAAGACAAACTTAATACAAGATATATAACTAATTTCAATAAAGACAAAGTAGTATCCATATTAAAAGAGTCTGATCAATCTAAAGCATATACGAGACGATTTAGAAAGGAGACTAGAGATAAAGATGGTAATCCACAGACTCCAGACAAAAGTTCACCAAAGCCAAAATCAGTAGGTAAGAGTAAGAAATCTGCTAAACCTACGGATAAGAACGCTAAAGCTAAGAAACCAACTAAGAAGGGAACAGTAAGTAAACCTAAAAAGAAAAAGTAAAGTAGATGAGTACAATTCAGATTAATTCAGTAGGTATAACTCCACCACAACAGCCAGAATTAGGAGTAGTTATAGGGGTTATAGTTCCGTCTTCATCAGGCAGAGATTACCCTACAATTTACTTTGATTACGATACTTTCAAGAGGGAGTTTGATGATGGGATTACAAGTTTAGCTAAGTATAAGTTTTTATTTGAGAAGGGGTATCAAGTTGCAGCAGTAAGGGTAAATAAAGATGAACCTAACTTTGCTACCTTAAGAATATCAGACCCGGTTTATACAGACTTAATAGCTACGCACCCTCAATACTTAGATTCAATGCCTGTAGATAGATCTTTAAACAAGGACAAAACTCTAGAGGATGTTGAGATAAGTGATTTTACCAATGTGTTCAGGCTTAATTACGGAGATTTAACTAAACTAAATGCGGCTAAGGACTATATACTAATACCCTCAGGACTTAACCCAGAGAGCGCCTCACTTACACTTATAACTTTTGAGGATGGTGTGCATGGGATAACAGGAACAGAAGCTTTTGGACCCAATGTAGTAAGGACAGCAGTAAACATTCAAAATAAAACCACAGCTCAAATTAGAGAAGGAATTAAGAATGTTATTGAAGCCTACACCCAGTATAAAGTAATGCCGGGACAGGAAGAGGATTTTGATATGTTCTACCAATTTACCTTTTCAGATGAGATAGAGCAGTGGAACTTAACTCCAGGAACGATTGAGATTGATATAGACTACAATGATAAGCTGGATGTTATAGCTAGCTACGCTTCTCCTTACAAAATAATGGACTTTGCATCTACTATCCCAGGTATCTTTGGAAATATGCTTAACATTCAGATCCAAGGGTTTAATTGTAAGGTATATTATGATGATGAGCTTTTAGAGGATTATAACTTTTCATCAACAGAAGACTTATTCCTGCAGCTAAAAGAAAATTCACCTTACATACTGCCCGTCCTTCATGATAGAGATAAGAATTTACCAGACGGGACTTACTTCTTTGATGGTGGATTTGTAGAAGCTGAGAAGACTACGGATGACTATTTAAGAGCTTTAGAGTTATTTGGAGATGAGGATATAGATGTAGATTTCTTAAGTTATGACGAGTTCTTTGACCCTGAGCTTAGAATCTTATCCATGCTACACCAAGTCTCTGTGGAAAATCAGTTCTTAGTTCTCTTAAATAGGGATATAGCAAGGACTTATTCAAATACAACTAACATCTTTTATACTATAGGGACTTATGTTAGGAATGGAGTAGAGCTGCCTACAAGTTATGCTTTCTTCGACAGACTAACAACAGATTATGCAGGAGTTATAAAAGAGAAGATATATATAGAAAAACAATACACAGAAGAGGAATACCAGAAGTTTAAAGAAATAGGGATGAACCACATTAGATACGATGGTTACAACTACTATATTTCCTATTACTACAGCACGATAAATGAGAACCCAGCCTACAAGTTTAGTATGAATAGGGTACAGAGAAAGTTTAGAAGGCTGCAACAATTTTTAGGAACAAAGAAAACAGAACTTCACAGGTATATTCAAAAGCTAACAACAGATCTAAGAGACGAGATATACTTAATAGATGACATTGTGCTTACTAGGTTTAACTATGATGACCGTATGGGTTCAGCAGAGATTCAACTAGAAGTAACCTTAAGTCAGATGATTAACGAGGTCTTGCTTTTAAATGTAATAATAAATCGAAATTAAAGAATAACAGAATAAAGATGGCATTAGATTTTTTAAAGTATCAGAAAATTGCAGAGAACGGGAGAGAATTCCTTAGAACAGATATATGGGAGTTTTCTTTTGTTGATAGACCTACCGGGGTTTACATGCCGCCAGATGAGAACCTTTTGATTAGATGTACTGACTTTAACGTGTCAATAGATAACTCAATAGATAGAATGGAAGCTCAAATTAGAGGATTCACTATCTACCAGCCAGTTACTTCTAATAAGGCAGATGGTTCGTTTTCCATGAGATTTATAGATAGAGAAGATATGTCAATTCAGTATATGTTCAACGACTGGGCTGACAAAATCATGGAGAAAGAAACTAAGAAGACTGGAAGAAAACTAGACTTAACTTGTACGGTAATGCTTAAACAGTATAACACCCACAGACAAGTTATTAAGACTCTAGTATTCTATAACGCCTTCCCGACTACTGCTTCAGAAATGGGGGAATCTAGTTTTGGACAGGATGCAACAACAAACGGTGGAGAGTATGACATAGAATTCCAGTTCGAGTACTATGAAAGACAAAGAAATAGTGTTCCAATTACAGACGGGACAGCTTCATAATTAAACATTTAAAGTTAATACAGAGGGTACTTGATTAGGCGTTAAAACTTAGTTGAGTGCCCTTTTCTTTTTCAAATCACAACAAAACTATGTACATAAGCAATCAAGAACTACCCAGCAAAGGATTATTTTCAAGGGAAGGAGGAACAAATATAGAAATTAAACCACTAACCTTTAAACAACTGCTGGATTATATAGAAAACGTGGAGATAAACCCAATAGCTAAACTCAGAAAAGACCTTAATCTATTAGCCAGTACAGGAGTAGATTTGTATAAGGTGAGTCTGCTGGATATGGACTACCTAATCTTCATGCTAAAATCAATAACGATCTCAGATGACATAAAGTTTAATTCAAGTACTAAGTGTTATAGCTGTGATCAAATAACTCAATTCTCATTTAACTTATCTCAGATTCACTTTAAGGATTTTGACACAGAAGAAAACAGAATCCCAAGTAAAATAAACATAGGAGGGGAGATGAGAAAAATTAGAGTTCCTTCGATAGGTGAATTTTTGTCAGTGTTAGATACGATATATAAATTCAACCCAGAAGTAAAACTCGCACAGATTAAATTATACAGCCTCTTTGACGAATGGTTTGTGGATCCTACTAGAGTTCAGAATATGGTAGATAACGCAAGTAGAGAGAGTGCTGCTAACTTAATATATTTGGATGATAAGTGTTTTGGTAGAATAGAACCGGTAGAGTGTAAGTGTGTAAATTGTGGTCAAGTACAGTTAACAAATATAGACGTACTAACCATAACTGAAAACTTCTTTACCGACTTTCTCAGGCACTTCCGACCTAATGAATCTCAAGTACTTTTTGAATAAGATAGCCAGGTACGATAACATAGAGGACTACCTTTATTCTACTTGCGTTAAATTCTACGAGGACTATAAGAAGAGATTAAAAGAATCGGATGGGGTGGATTTAAGTTACCCTCAATTCAAGATTAACATGTGATAAAATACTATGCTAAAAGGATTATTTGGAAAAGGAGCTCTTAAGGGATTTGGAAACTGGATTAAGAGTGCTCTACCTAACGTCATTAAAGATACACTCATAGAAAGGGCTTTAGGTTCTCTCTTTGGTGGTGGAGGTGATTCAGGTGGAGGTAGCGGAGCAGAGATGCAAGCTACGATACAAGCAGGTCCAGCCCAAGACCCTTCAGTTATGCGAAAAAGGTTAAGAGAGGTAAACGCTCAATACTTAAACACTAAGTCAGAGAGGGATAGAGAACTTAGAAAGCTAAACCTCGTTGAGACTAAGATAATGGCTAACAAACACACTAATGAGCCCTTTCCTAATGACAGTGATAGTTCTAATAGTGATAGTAATGTAGCTGAAATAGATATAAACCATGTAAATCCTCCATCAAACTCTCAAAGTAAAACAGGTTATGAAGATCAACTAAATGATGTAACTAACTTAAGTAATGCAGTAGGGGAGTTAAATGCAGCTAAGAATCAACAAAAAGCATATAGTGATCCTGATGCAAATGGAGCTAGGATAAGTAAGCTGGAATCTAAGGTTGATAAGTTAGACCAAGAATACAGATCCAAATACTTACTTAATAGAGGAGATAAACTTAAGAGTGCAGCGGCTGATATGATACCTGGGGTTAAACTTGGATATAATGATGAAGCTACAGTCAGAGGGTTTAAAGTAATGAATAAAGAACTCGAACTCCTAAGGATCAAACAAGCCGAGACCATAGTAAACATGCAGGCTGCTCTTCAAAATCAAGGGTATGCTGGTGGAGCTGGTCGTGGTGGTTCTGGAGGAGGTGGAGGCGGAGGCGGCTTCTTATCAGGTATCATGGGTTCTATAGTGTCCGGTTTAATGATGGAAGGAGCTATGACTCTAGGGGGAAAACTCTTGGAGAAAGCTGGAGTAACTGGCTGGGCTAAGAATCAATGGACAAAACTTAAGAATGCTACTGGTCTCAATAAACTCATAGGTAAAGGAACTAAAGAGGCTGCTGAAGAATTAGGGGAAGAAGGAGCTAAGGCAGTTGCTAAAGGTACAGCCAAGGGAGTAACCTCTGCTGCAGCTAAAGGTACCGCTGAGGCTGTGGAACAATCCGTAAAACAAGCTGCTAAAGGAGTAGGGAGAACAGGAGCAAGAGAGGCAGCAGAGAGAGCCATTCAAAGTGGAGTTAAAACAGCTGTAGGTAGAAAGGTAGCAGGAAGAGTTACTAAAGAAGTTGCAGAAGAAGCTGTTGAGATTGCAGGTAAGAAAGTGGCTCAAGCAGGACTAAGATCAGCTGGTACTAAGATTATAGGGAAGATTGGTCAAAAGTTAGGTCTTGGAGTACTAGGTAGAATTGCTAAGAAGATTGCAGTAAAGGCGGGACAAAAGCTAGCAGTAATGGCAACAGGTCCAGTAGGTCTAGCGATTAACGTAGGTATGCTTGCTTATGATTTATGGTCTATCGGTTCTGGGATTATTGATATTGAGATGATTATAGCTAGGTTCAAAGGTAATAAAATGGACAAGAGGTTATGGGCATCATTAGTTAACAAGAACCTTACACCTGAATTAGTTAAAGAAAAAGAGTGGGGACCTGACGAACTTACTTTGATTAGAGAGCTTCCAGATGTTATAAAAGAAGTCGATAAGAAAGAAGGGTATATGTTTATTATGTATATTGGGGTAGATGAGATTAAAGAGCTTACCAAACCAATAGACATGACAGCCCTTGATGAGATAGACGACCAAATTAAAGCACATGAAGGAGGTGGAGATACGAGAGGGTTCTTTACTAAGGTTGCTGATTTTGGAGTTAGATTATTTGCACCGGGAGAAATTACAGAGTCTCAACAGATAATGAATCATAAGAAGGCCCAAGCTCAAGGATTTAGTTCTACTTACTCTTCTGGATATAACCCTAACGCTCAACCACAAGGAGGATATTATGATGGTTCTTTTGGAGGGTTTAGTAATATGTCAGGTAATTTATTGTTTCCGGGAGCTGGTGGGAGTTATTCTTCTATACCAATTTCAAACGGAGACGGATACCAAGCAAACAGAAATACAATCTTAGCAGCATCTCAAGCAGTAGGAGTTGACCCAGGATTAATGATGAGATTAGCAGCTTCAGAGTCAGGATTTAAACCATCAGTAAAACACGCTAAGGCTACAGCTGCAGGTTTATTCCAGTTTATTGATGCTACATGGAGGGCTCAGCTTAAGAAATACGGACCTAAATTCGGGATACCACCTAATGCTCACCAATCAGATGCCAGAGCTAATGCCTTAATTGGTGCTCAGTTCGTAAAGGATAATTTGGAGAGGAGAAGTGCTAGAGAGGGATTACCACCTTCTGCAGCTATGGCTTACTTAGATCACTGGCTAGGGGAGGCTGGAGCTAATAGATTCTTCCAAAAACTTAAGACTTCACCGGGAGAGATTGTAACTAATGGTGCTCTTGTTGGAAATGAATTCACCTTAAACCAAGCACTAGCAAGAGAAGGGGGTAAAGGTAGAATTTTGTCTGTAGCTGAAACTTACCAAAACTTAGACCGAATATTAGATAAGAAAGGCAGAGATTTTGGAGTAGTAGAACCTCTTGGTGGGGGTGGTGGATTTGCTGGAATAGCTGGAATACCTAACCCTGCTAACTTTATTCAGACAGCTCTTAATTCAGCGGGACATTCACAACCTCAAATGGACAAGAGTGCGCATAAAGGATTCATAACTAAAGCTGTTCAAGATATCGCTAATGTAGGAAACTTGGCGGCACAAAGAGCAGCTTCTGGAGGTAAATCTAAAGGAGTATCACCAAGCTTAACGGGTGGGAATAATATGATCGCTTCTACTACGACTAATGTGCATAAAACAACCGAAATCAACAATACCTTCAAACAGCAAGACAAGAATAACAAGAGTCTACAAAAAGGTCAGAGGGCAAATAGAACAGCTACGACCTAAAAACAAACTAAATGCAAAAACTACTAATAATTATCCTCATTTCTATGTCCAGTATTTTAAATAAACTAGCCGCTTCTGATGCTTCAATTAAGAGAATGCAACAGGCAGCCCTTTCAAGTGAACCGGTAGAGTCTGCTGATTGGGAACAAGTTAGAGCTGAAGGAGACCAGGAGTTATCTGATGCAGAATATAAATCTACACACCCTGAGGACTCTTTTGGTGCACCTATTGACGCTCATAAAACTTTCTGGGGACAAATGAGAGTTACTAGAGCGAAGATAGCTGCAATGTATATAGAATGGGATACAACAAATAAAGGGGCGTGGAAGAAATTGAAGTCGTTATATAAGATGTATGACAAAGCTACTTCAGTTAAATCCTCAGACCCCTTCCTACTAAAAATTGTCAAGTACTTATACGCTATTCCAATTGTAGGGACTGAGATTCTTATGTTTGGAGCGGAGAAACTTTGGGATATGGCTAAGACTGGAGTTAGTGAAGGTTTCGGTTTACTTAAAGGGGCGTATAATGAGCTTTCAGGATTTCTTACTACAGCTAAAACAGTTCATGAAGTTAGAGAGAAGAAAGCGCTAGTAGGAGAAGCGATGTCAGATCTAGATAAACTAAAAGTACCACAAGTGCCTGACCCTATTGTACCTGGAGAGTTAGGATTAGCTAAGCAGGTTAAAGTAGAGCAGAAGGCAGATCCAGAAGCTGAGGCGTTAGAGAAGAGATATAAAGAATTAGAAAAAGAAAAGGGATTAAACGAAAAGAGTAAGAAACAATATAGAACTACACAGGAACAGAAACTAGCAGAGGAAACTGATGAGACTTACGAGACAATCTACAAAAACCTCATGAAAGTAAGAAATGCAGACTGGAAGAAGAGTATCTCAAGTATAGGAGCAGAGGAAGCCAGATATTCAGATGTGGAGACTTTAAAGAATCTTCCGGGAGTTGTACAAGACTTACCTAAAGAAGAGGCTATGAAGATTATTAAGAAGTATCCAATGGCTTTCTATAGTACCTTTAACACTAACTACAACCTTACTGACAAAAAGATGAAAGTTACAGTTAAGAAGTTAGATGAATGGAAGGAGAAAGATTTAAAGGATCCAATTCTAAGGGCAGCTATGAGACAAACAACTAGACACGAAATACTCTCTAAGATGGACTTTGGAGTACAACCTACTCTAAATCCTATGCAAGCTCAGATGGGTATAGATAATGTTCAGTTTTCTCAAGGTGCTGCTGTAGATATAAATTCACCAGGTTTTCAAAAGAGTATAGTCGGAGGTGCTAGGATAGATGGATTACAGCCTGATTTATTGAATTTCCACAAAGAACTGTTATCCTATGTACCTGAGGCTAAGATTACTTCTGCTTATAGACCGGGTTCAATTACTAAGGGAGGTAAGCTTTCTAGACACGGTTCAGGAGAGGCGATAGACTATGGGGTAAATTCAAATTCAGATACAGGAGTTAGGGAGTTTTTATATTCATCTCAAGGACAGTCACTTCTTAGGAAATACGGACTAAACTTTATTGATGAGACTATCCCTGCCGTTAATGCTGCTACCGTAAAGAGTGCTTCTGGAGCTTATCACATAGGTAAAGATAGTTCAGCTGCAAACAATAGATTAAACTACATCAACCTTGACCCTAGATTCGGACCTAAGAAACCTGTAGCTATATCTAGAAACTATGCACCACAGACTTATCAGCCACCTATGCAGCAAGGACAGTATATACCAATTAATACAGTTACTCAAACCAATTCTTATAAAACACAAACAAGTTACCGATAATTATGGCAGATGTATACAATCCGGGAAAGAGAGTTAATAGCCGGGTAGGGGAAAGAACAATGATTAAGGGGAAAGTTACCTGGTTCTGGGACTCTCTTATGAATCAAGACCACCTCACTGTAAGAATAGCTAAGCACCAAGATGTAATGGGGAATAAGCCTAACCCACTATTAACTCATACAGGAGCAGGTAGTAACGGGATAGAGCTTCTTAGAGGATTCTTAACTAGGGACATTACTTTCTCAGCTACTAACGAATGGGGAGAGGCTAAAGATAGTATTAAGGACACTGTAGCTTCTCAGACAGGTATCGATACGGGAGCTTTAGGTAATGACAATGGTTGGGTTGAATCAGCTGTTAGAGGTCTTGGGGGTATGGCTAAGAGTTTCTTCGAGATGGTAGGGATGGATAAGACCGCTGAAAATATAGACAATGCAATGCGGGAGGAATTAAAAGCCCTTAGTTACAAGTTAGTTAATTATGCAGAAGCAGCTAAGACATACCAAGGAACCGCTGTAAACTTTCCAAATACCCTATCCGTTTTAATAATTGCAGATAAGTACGGGAAAGATCCTAGAGCGGCTATTCATAATGTTCTCGGCGATTTCCTAGGTATACCAGTAGCGAGTTTAACTAAGGAGATAGAAAATACTGCAGTTAAGAAGTTAGAAGTTAATGGAGCCTTAAAAGCAGACCCTTCATGGCCTTCCGGTGCTCAAGAATACTGGAACCTAAAGATGGAGGAGAGACAGTTAAGAGCTAGTTTAGAGCAGGCGAAGAGTAACTTAAAATACCTAGAAGATCCTACAAATATTCAACTCCAAAGAACACAGGCGGTACAAGGAGGGGATCCAGACCAAGATAACACTCAAGCTATCGCCAACGCTAAGAGATCTATTGAGGACTACACTAAAAAATTAAACGAAAACTTAAAGAAACAAAAAGATTCAAAGGTTAGTGCTGGAGATTTAAAGATTGTAGAGGCTAAGCTGAATGTAAAAGTTAAAGGTGAGAATACTGGAGATAATGTAACAACCGATGGAGTAGCAAATTCAATAGCCGGTAAAGTACTTGATTTAATAGGAACAACCAAGAACCTACTAACTCAAGGGAACTGGGAATTTATGGGTCCTCCAGGCGGTTACTTATATGATCCAGAGGCTACAAGAAATAACAAGTCTCACCCAGGAACTATTACTCTATTTATCTCTAATCACATGGTCGTTCATAACCTCTTAGTTTCAAATGTGGATATCGATATTTCCCAATTTGTTACAGTTGAAGGTTATCCTCTTTGGGTTAGAGCAGATATATCCTTTGTTCCTGCTTCACTATTTACTTCAAGAGATATAGCAAGATCATTAGGAGGTAGTGGTAGAATATATGGACTTTGGGATGAATCTTTGGCTAATGCTGATGCTTCTAATAAAGGTGGAACCAAGCAGTATATGTCAACCTTTAAAGCAGTGAGATTATGGGAAGCTGAGCCTAAGGTAAGAAGGGATGGGCATAATGAGAAAGATGAGAACCAGAGATTTGCCAACTTGGGGTTTGATCCTAAAGGTAAGAGAAATGGTGTGTTTTCAAAATGGTCAGAGAAGAAAAATCCAGATAACCAGAATTACCGAGTAGTGATAGTTAATGAGGAGAAGGAGAGAGTGAATAAGGAAATATCTAAAGCTGAGACTACACTAAAGAATGACTCAAAAGGTTATAACATAGATTCAAGTCAAAACTCCGCAACATTTAGAGCAGCACTAGACAGAAGTTCAGATGTAGCTAAGAATGCTATGGAGGCTATTAACAGTGCACAGCGTTCTAATCCAGGCTTCAAGAGTCTAAATCAAAATCAAATGAAAGGGTTTATGGAGAAGTTTGAATTAAAGAGGACTGCTCTAGAGGCACCTTTGTATAACTTCTTAGGTCAAAAACAAAACTAAACACATGGCAGAAGAGAATAAAGATAAGGTAGAGTTCACCGCTGTAGATGTTAGCACTCCCTATGATGAAGAAATTAGAATGAAATATTTGGAGGCTCAACTTGCAGATGCTACGAATAATGACACTAGATTGGTTGAGCTACAATTAGAGATTACCGCTTTAAAACACTACAGAGACATTTACATAGAACTCTACAACGACAAACTAAAGAAATAATAAGATATGTATGTACCAGACGTCAACTCCTCAGGATTACTAACAAAAAGAGTCGGGGATTATATAGAGAATGATTATGATGTCTTTAACTCTAAGCTTTTAAAATTCATTCCTTTCCTACCTTCTATGGGGACTTATCAGATAACAAAATACCCTTATAGATTAGACCTTATTTCCGATGAGATTTATGGTAGTCAGGATTACGGAGAAGCTTTACTATTATACAACAACAAATCAGTTAGAGACTTACACTTAGGGAGCTTTGTTAACATATTCAACCGGGACTCCTACGACAGACTTACACTAAACCTAAATAATATCTAATGGTATCACACACACGCTATCAAATTAGACTAGATGAATTTTCTGAGGATCCTACTATGGAGTTTCGACTTATGGAGATTTCTGAGGTTATGGGAGGCGAGTTGCCACAAGGGGTTATTACCATGCTCACCTCTTCTAAATCCCAATCTTCAAAATACCTAGGGAAGACTTTAGAGATGACAATCCAGACTCCATCATACAGGGGAAACTTCAAGGTCTTTATAACAAACGTACAACAGAACTCTACTATGGCTTTGTTTACTTTTCTTATAACTGACCCCTACTTTACAAATGAGATACAGTCTAGGTTGTTAGCGAATGATATGAACACTGCCATTAGTAGACTCTATCCAGGTAAGGTAACTAAGAAAGTGGAATCCTCAATAAACCAGATGGAGCTTAGACAGACTAGGGAGACAGATTACAATTGTTTAAAGAGACTTATGTTAGGGTATGGAAAAGATGTGTTATATGGATTCTCTATGGATGGGATGGTTATAACTACTTTTTCAGCTCAGCCCGCAAGTTACCCTCATTATAAGCCTTTTACAATTGATTTAGGGGTGAATGATTTGAGTGAGAATAAAATAAAGTATGAACAATTTGACCCACCTAGAACCTCCAAGAAAGCATTTAGGTATTTTAGAGTTGTTGCGTATGATAAATCTATAAGTTACACAGCTAAAGACGGATCACCATTTGAAGAAAACATATCCGCTAATTATAAGAGTAGAATGGAACCAAAGCTGTCAATGAAGAGAACTTACGAGAATATCCCTCCTTACAAACTTGGAGATAAGATAAACCTAGCAGATCCGGAATCAAACCCAACTAATGCTACTGAATTCTTTGTTACTTCTAGAGGTTTTACGTTTGATTCATCTGGGGTATTTACAACTATGGCACTAAGCAAATACGACTAATAATGGGAAACTTAATATATTTAGGACGAGTAAGAGAACTGGTTAATAATAAAGACTATAAAAAAGATGAGTGGGTTGTTAAAGTAGATATACCTGAAATTAATGAGAACCTACTAGCCTTTCCTCTATACCATACTGATGCTCCTGTTGTAGATGATGAGGTTATACTTTTTAATATGAACCCTAATCTAGACAATGTATTCCTCTACCTACCACTGAAGAAGTTTAACGGGGAGAATCCTTTTAACGGCTTTAGATCTAATGGAACAAAAGTAGAAATTCACCCAGATGGAAAAGTATCAATAAGCAACGAGAAAGATAGTTTGTATGACGTTATAAAGTCTCTAATCCAAGCAGTAGTATCCCTTAAGACTGTAGGAGGAGAGGTGCTTGATATTAGAACTAGGGTACTTTTAAATAATGCAGCAAGTAAGTTAGAACGATTAATGAGAGAGAGATGAGAACACCTAGAGTGGAAACCTCTTTGTTCCTCCTTTAAATTTAAACTATATGAGAACACCTTTTTTAGAATACGAAATACCTGATGTTGTTATAAAGCAATTCTCTAAGCCAGATGTTAAGGACTTTATAGCAATACCAACAACTGAGGATGTTACAAGGATGGCTACTCAAATTGTTACTGATGTTATGCAAAAGTCTGCTCAAAGTATAGGATCAGTTTCTCCAGCCTCACAAGGATTCTTCTCACGTCAAAGGTCTTCTGTAATGAAAATGATTAAAGACTATAAGAATCAAATACAGGAGGCTAAAAGAAAGTATCAGACAGAGATGAAACAGACTGTGGCTTACATGAGAGATGCGGCTATTGTGCTAAACTACTACAAACAGGTAAAGAATGCAGCTAGAGATGGAGTACAGCTTGGGGATATCTTTTCACTAGTACCTTCAGTTGATGCGGAGAAGAGAGACCTTAGTGCGGCTTTAGAGGATGAAATAGGAAGTTACACTACAGATATGCAAAACGTAATGACAGCTACTTTCTCCAGACAAATGCACAACGGGATACCTATGAAAGATCCTTATAATAAACTTCTAGAGGCTGCTGAGAATAGTTTTATAGCTGAGAATTATACCTCTACTCGAAATCCACCTATGGGACACCCTGATCATAATAAACCTTACTTAGATAACAACGATATAATTAAGTATAGCGACATGAAGAGAAGGTTAGTAGCAGAGGTTAGGAGGTTAGAGGTAGTAGAGGATAATGTTAAAACCTCCACGAGAAACTTTACTTTAGGGAGAGAGGTATTGTCCAACATAAGAGATATAATGCTAGATGCTGGATACGATAATTTTAACCGAACTAAGTATGCTCAATTAACAACAGGGGGAGAGTTTCATACGCCAATGTGGGATAAGTTTGACTGGTTAGAGGCTACAAAACAACTAGGAGATTTAGAGGCAGACAATACTCCAGATGATGTTCAATACCAAGAGATGAGACAGTTGAGGACTAAGATTAACATGTACATTCAGACTTACACCTCAGCAGATAAACCAGAAGATGCAGGACTTAGAGATCAGGCAGAAGCTATTGGTGAAGCTATTAATGAAATGGGACCTAATATAGAGAAGAGAACTAAACTAGGAGAGGTTGCGGCTTATGTTAGAACAGCTACAGACTTGTCCGCTTCAGTAGGTACTCTATTAAAAGCAGATTCACCTTATCAAGAACACTTAGGAAACATAAAAGGATACTTAAATACAGCAGCTAGAGGACTTGAAATAGCTAAGAACTTTGAAGGGAATGTAAACAAGATAAAAGAGGGAGTTAATGCCAGACTAAAGAACCCACTGATACTCTTAAATGATATGGTAAAACTAACTATGGAGATTGATAAGAGTATAGATGAGGATTTAGAGATTGAGATGGAGTATGTTCCTGGAATTACCGACAAGCTCTTCAATCAATTTAACGACTGGTTTGCTAAGAAGATGGATCAGTTAAAAGAATGGTTAGTAGCAAAAATCACATCCCTAACAAACGCAGTAAAAGAGAAAATGGAGACAGCCTACCAAGCAATTCAAACCAGAGTAAAAGTAACAGCGATGTCTGCGATTCCTGGTACAGCCTTTGGTGGAGCTCAGATGTCACAAGCTTTAAACACTTAGAACAACTTATGAAATACTTACAATCAGACGGCTCATTTGCACCAAGTAAGCTCAGTTATATTAGAGATGCAATGGAGGTAGAGCTTAAAATTAATAGCTGGTCAGTCCCTCTAGATAATGACTTTGGATTTAACAAGATAGTAGACGGGTTAGACCTTTCCTCATCTAGGGAGTTTATTGGTCAGAGAATTATTAGGTTTATCGATATCTTCAATGAGCGTAATGGCTGTAACCTAAGTGTTGATGGGATAGATATGACTGAGAGTACAATAACAGTAACCTTAACAAACGGAGATAATATAGAGACACATGAGATCGATCGATGAATATAAAGCAAGTATCGGGAAGTTAGCATCGGATTTACAAATACAGGGAGACCACGTTACGATCCTTACTAATATGATAGCTTATGCCCTTTACACAAATGAATTAAACTTACTTAGGTACACAAAAGAACAATCGCTTACAAACTCTAACTTCCTCTCCTCTAAGATACAACACGCAATGGATAGAATGTACTCAGTTTATAGAGGGAAGAATCCAGTTGTTGAGGTTAAATTCTATGCCACTAAAGCTAAAAATTACGAGATAGGAGATACTGTATACGAGAGTGGAGATTACTACCTATATGCAGCTGAAGATAAAGAGGTTATAGAAGATTTAAATAATTTGACGACTCTTAAGGTAATGGTAGCTGGAGGGAGAAAGAAAGTAGAGGAGTTTTCAGGAGAGACTGGTTTTTATATTGAATTAGGACAGACAGGTTTATCAGAAGACATTAGAGTTAGAAGGGTAGATGCATTAGCGAGTACTTACTATGATACAACAAGAGTCTTTAAGAACCACATAGACAGAAAGGACTCCAATATACTCTTTACACTTACTACCCAAGATTACGGAGTTAGGATTTATAAGAGAGATCAATTTAAGTCAGCAGAGAAATACGAAGTAGAGTCTTATCCTTTCTTTGACAACTTTAAACTCCTTGAATCAACTATCCTCAGCTCATCAACTTCAATTCAGATTAACGGTATGAGGTTTGAGTCTTGTAGATTAGTTGAACCTATTATACCTAAAGAAGTTGCCAGAGATATAGAGTACAATGCAAAAGCTCAAATATTCTCTAATGGGGTGATGAAGAGTAATACCGATATTGTAGATTTATTTAGAGCAACACTAGTAACTTCGGTAGCGGATGCCTCACACACTTGGAATGCAGCAAACAATAGACTCCACATTTATTACGTATTATCAGAAGGTGTAGGAGAAGTTTCAGGGGTGGAGATGGATAACTTTAAGACTGAAATAGATAGGAGTTACTACTTGGGAGAGATCCCTTCAGCTTCACCTGCTATTGAACTTGTTGTGCCTATACTAATTGATGTTAAGACTTACCTTTCAGTTGAACATATTACAAAAGAATCGATTAGAGAGGTGCTTAAGACATACGAGAGAAAGATTGTAAAGGGGGTAAGACAAGATGATATACACTCTGCTCTTTCTAAACTTGAGGGAGTAAAATATGTAACCTTAACGATAGACCCTGCAATTAGAGCACAGATGGAACAGTTGAATGACCTTACTTCTAATGCTGTACCTAAGTTTGTAAGATTTAACCCTAATATTAACGTAGAACAAGATGCTTTTACCACTAGATAATGAACTGTTAAACTACAAGCTCTACCAAGATTTTTTGAAGTTATATGGAGGGTTTACTAAAGAAGGGGAGTCACTATTGTTATCCTTAAGTAAACTCCCTATAGATAAGAGCTTTGAGGTTCCTGCTGTACAAAAGTTAATGGAGTGTCTAGATCTTTTAGGAGAATACGACAAACCAACAACTAACTATATACTGGCAGACTTCTTAGCTTCAAAAGGGACATATAGAGTTAAAGAGATTATAGAGAAGTATTTACATATTGAATTTACTGAGCCTGATGGATTTGAATATAGTCCTGAGCAGTTGAAACTAAAGGCTCACTTCAAGGTAACATACAAAGGAACAAACTTAGACCTCTTACTTACTCTCATCTCTGATCTTCTTAACTTTGAGCTTTACTTTACGAGTTTAGATATGCTTATTAAAGAGCTTAGACATATACTGGAGGTTGAGAATAATACTACAGCGAGAGTTTTACTAGATAAATTTACACGAATAGAAGCAAACATACAATGGACGGAGTAGACTATAGCGTTAAATCAGATAAACCATTACACGGAGCTAACTATATTCACATTGCAGCTTCAGACGGTACTTCGAGAATACTTAGGAGGGTTGATACTTCTTACTTTATCGATTACCACACTTACTTAACTAGATATGGATTAGAAGGAAGAAGTGTACTAGATAGAGTAGCATTAGACCAAACAAAAGGGAGCTATATAGAAGGAGTAATTTTAGATAACCCACAAGATATAGCGGATTCTATGGAGGAGAGCTTTGAGTTTATACAAGTTCCACACTCTACCGATCCTAACAAGTTCTACTATATCCTAAACCTCTACTTAAAAAATGATGAGCATACAATTACCCTTTACGAAATAGAAGCAAATAAAGAAGAGGAGGTAACTAAAGATGAGCCGTTATTCAGGTATGTTATAGAGGATTATTCAAAGGGAGCGAGAGAGGAGCTGAAGAGTTATAAAGTAGTAAGAATCCAATCCGCTAACTTCCAGAATGATGACAATATAATAGACTACCATAAAGCTCTAAAATCTGCATCAGTAGTAAAGTTAGGTAGAGACGAAATTTTAAAGAAAGAAGTGGTATCCTCAGCTTACCTTAGAGAGAAAATAGTAGAGGCTAATCACATAAAGGCAAGTAAGCAGGGATTCTATGATAAACGAAATGAACTTAAATTAACGGGAAATGCTAGAGAAAATACAGAGAAAGTTGATGATAAGTGGAGATGGGGAGTGTCGTATCCTAAAGGTATAACTCTAACCTACGGAAAACTTAAAATCACCTCTCTAATTGACAATAACATTTACCACCCACTACAAATAGGAAGCTATGAGATTGAAAACAAGTGAGAAAAGATACTATGGACTATTTGATTACAACCCTGAACACATCTATGAAATTGGGGATATTGTGATCTATGATGAATTAGCCTATAGGTGTCACTCAGATATGGCAAGAGAAGACTTAGGTACTATCCTGCCAAACAACCTCCTGCATTTTAGACCTTTGCATGATTTAACAGGAGAAGCAGATGGAATGATAAACACTTTTGATGAATATTTGACCTCCTCTTACTCTGACATGCGACCACTTAATGCAGGAATACTAAGGCAGGTAATCAACCACTATACAAAACTAGGGGAGAGCTTAGATATTTCTTCAGTTGATTTAGAGGTAATAACAAGCCCAGGGATATATAGAAACCCAAAGATGCCGCTGAATATAGTAGAGAATCCAGTAGGTGAAACTTGTTACTTAAGGGTTATTGAAGGGAGTGATGATTATATTGTACAGGAGCTTATAACAGATGAGTACCTTGCAATAAGAACATCAAATTCACCAGTTATTAATAGAGTTGTATCAGGCTGGACTCCATGGAAGGTCGTACACTTAAATGCGAACAATGTCTTGCCAGTAGCGAATAGAATAAACTACATGATAAACTCTATAGTCGAGATGGCAAACTTTATGAACGTAACTACTAACTCAATTATGTCAAAAGAGAAAGGGTTTAAAGTGTATGACAGAATAGAGAATGTAGAGCCTAATGATTTTATAACCCTAATCTACATGGAAGGAACAACTCAAAAATCTATAACAGGAACAAGAAAAGATATAACCACCATACCTGAGAACATTAAGAAGATTTTAGTTTATGGCTAGAGATTTTGAACAACTGATATACCCTACGAGAAGACCTTATGTTTATGGCACTTATGTTTCTAAAGCTAATTTTCCAGAGCTAGAGAAGACGAAGATTAAACCTATAGACGATACAAAGATTCAGAAGATAGAGAACTCAGATTACGATACTTTAAAACCTTTGTGGGAGAATACTTTTTATGGGGTAGGCGAGACTCTAAGAACTGCTGAATACTACTTAAATCGACTAGGGCATGTAACAAGAATAGTACTAAACAACATAAAAAATACATACTTCAACTTTACCACATTTAGACTGGGAGAAGGGTTATACTTATTTAAACTTACTGAAACAAGACCGATATACATTTACTACCACCCAGAGGAGACAGAGAATATTATGATAGACTTACCTGAGGATTTTGGAGTAGATGCTGTTATTGTTGAGGGGGTGTTGCATATTAAATCAAGAGACCCTAAGAAGAAGATATTTATTACAGACGCTTACATTTTGAACTAAGAAGAACATGATATACAATCTGATAGTAGGTTCATCAACGACCTTAGAAGACTTAAACAGGAGCCTTAGATTTGCTAGGTTGGTTTTTGAGGAGGGGGATATTTGGACTGAAGAACATATAGAAACGAGGTGGGAGAATAAAACCCTAATCATAACCTCAACCATAGAAATCCCTTACCCTGAGAGAATTAGAAACTTAACAGCTATAGAATATTACGCTGACCAAACTTCTTCATTTCTCTCTAGGATTTACATTAACCCACCACTGAAGATATACAAAGTTGAGAAATACGTCCTAATAACTAAGATTTCAGATAAGAGAGAAGTTAAGCTGGATCTATTCCCTTTATTTTCAGGTTTAGAGTTTGATAAGAATTTAATTGATGATAAAAGAGAGTCTCCATATAAATCACTAACCATAAGGGAGACTAAAGAGAGATTTGAAAGGTATTATTATGGGAGTGATGTAACCAATAACGACCTAGACCTTTACTATCAGAAGAACAAGCCTACACACTTTGACGGGCTGCACTTAAGAAATAAAGATATGATTGCTAGTTATAACCCATACCCTAGATACATTATTAAAGACACAAGTTCAGAGGTAATGTACGACTTTGTGAACCAGAAGGTATATGCAGTAAATGAGTTAAGTAATGGGAATATTGGGATAACTGTTGGTGTGTATGGTGACCTTGAAACTATTGATACAACTTCAGGTAGAGGGTCTGTAGAGGTAACTTTAGGAGCTGGAGATAGAAAACTTATAACTTCTAGATTCTACCCAAAAGGACGGGAACTATACACACTAGATCATAAGCTTATCGGAGTAATGGATGACCCTCAAGTTAAACACGTACTCCACCAGTCAGAAATCTTATCATTCAAAGGAAACCAACTATACAACTGCTCACTAACTCCTATATATGAACAACTAGATACAAGGATACTCGCTCACAAATTAGGAAAAGATTATAGACTTGTAGATATTTGTAATGGGTTTTTTATATTTGGAGACAGAAGAGAAACCTTAAGACTAGTGATTAATGGGTTTAACAATTATAGAGTATTTTCAAAGAATGATTACGATACGCTTAAGTTCCTAGACCAGAGTGTAATATTAAGAGTGAATGAGGATATGGTGAATTACTTTGATATAGATAACCCTAACTTTGACCAGATGTATATACTAGAAAAGAAACAACTGGTAGAAAAGCTAGGACATACCGATCCATTCACCCATAGTAGATTAAAACAACATCAAAGTATAAAGAATCCTGTAGTAGTAGGGCATAGACTTTATTTACAAACAGGGGACGAACTTAATGGTAAAATCAAATTAGAACTATTATGACGGAGTACAAGATTAAATTAATACCATCCTCTTCCTTCTTACAATTTAAACGAGATAGGGAGAGTGGTAACCAAATAAAACTAACAGGACTTGAAGTAGACTATATAACCTCCAACAGAACACCTTTAACTTCATCAACTACACCAGCACAAGTAGAGAATGAGTTTAGGTTAGTTTCTGGGTCTTTTAACGATATAATTAGAGAGACGGGAGATATAGTTACAGCTTATAGAATTGACAGAGACTACTACAAATTAGAGTTCATTAACCGATTCTATAATAAGTCCTTCGTTGGGTTTCTGATAAAATATAAAGCTAGTGGAGTTAGTAATTATGTACCAGCTTTCCTATCCAAAGAACTAACAGGAGGGAAACTATTTACAGAAAGGAGTGTAGCTAAGATTTGTATTTACGCTAATATTCCCGATGCTGTAATGGAAGGGTACTATACTCCAACAGTTGACGTCTCTAAATTCTTACTACCTGAGGATAGAGCCGCTATAACTTATGATGATGAGCAGCTTACGACTATAGTTACTCTAGATACTTACTTAGATACTGTAGCTCAAAATTTACCTGCTTATCGAAATGGGACTTACTTTGAGGATTCCAACAAGCTAGTCCATATGAAAGTCTTAGGTGGCAACCCTTACGATTATAGAGGGATTATGGAGAAAATGATGGCTACGTTCACTACCTCTATTAAGTCGTTTGGGAATGTAGTAGATCACCTTAATAGTACAAATTCTAGAGATGCCTTAGCTGCAACACAAGGGCGAGTACTGAATTTAAAGAAACTGGATATAGGAGACTTCTCAGATTGGAGTACAGTTAACCAGAATGATATACCAATTTTTAGAAGAACAAACGGGACAGTAGTTACACCTAAATCTTTGAGGGAGTTCTATGAGGTATTGATGGAGGTTTTAGATAATAGAAGTATAACTAGAATCTACACTATCAATAACTTCTCAGACACTACAGTAACTATTCCACATAACTTAGGTTCAAAATGGCATGGTATATCTTCTATCACTAATGCGTTTGTCTCTGAGGATGATAGTAAGTGGAAAGAGATCCCTGAGACCGCTATAAATGTGACAGTAGACGCAACAAATATAATAGCTACAATCGATAAGTCTAAGCTCCCTGCGATATTTAAAGATACAACAGATGAGCCTAATTCTAAACTATATAATGCAAACTCAGAGAAGAGAGGGCGTATTACTATAGTTATCGATAAGAATGCAGTAGCTCTAGCAGGAATACCACCACTACTTAAGATGGATAAACTCGTAATTGGAAGAAGAACAACTGACCCTAATAAGAACGTAACTTTAACAGGGACAATTAGATTTAGTTCAGGTACACTTAAGGAGAAACTAGTGGTAACTGGAGCAACAGCAGTAGGTGCACCAAGATTCACTCAAGATACTCATAATCCTAAAATCTACCACATTGAACAAGATATAGAGGCTAAGGATAATGAGACAATGGAGGTTAAGGTTCAAGGTTTTGCTGACTATAACGGAGAGGAATTACCATCAAACGTTGTAACTACAGAGGTGACCCTTAAACGAATCTTAAAACCTGAAATCCTAGACGTAGCACATACTATAGACCTTAACTACGACTCTCAGAATAATAACTATGAGATGACAATAACTCCTAATACACTTTACGTAGGGGCTCATCTTAAGTTTACTCCAAGTCATGTTAAGTTTACTACAGTACCAAAAGAGCTTAAGGAGATGCTACAAGTTAATAAAGCTTATCCTGTAGGTACACCAATTAAGATGAGGATTAGTTCACTGGTAGACCTTAAGAAGTTATCGGGGGATCATGCAATTAGATTAGTAGGGATATATACAGACCAGACAGGCTTTGATAGTAACTCTTGGTCAGATCCTTATACAACTAATATTAACCTTAAGGACTTGTTTAAATCTATTAGTTGGGAAGATAGTATCTCAGTTGAAGATAAATATATAAACTACACTAAAGCATATAAAGAGTACAAAGCTTACCCTACAGCTCCAGTTCTTTATGAGTTGAAACCAAAAGTACAAGGGGCAGTTGATAAGAGTAAGATTCAGTATTCTATAGTTAACCTTCCAGCAGATTCACAGAAGTTTGCACCTTTCATTACAATAGAGGGAGATAAGGTTAAAGTTGACTATGTAGGATTAGTAGCTCAACTTAATAATGCTAAAGATATTGAGGAGATTAGATTTGATGTAAGAGCTAGAGCTAAAGATGCACAAGGAGGAGATGTTTACTATAATAATGTTCCTCTACTAGCTATTAAGTCGTTTAGTTTGAAGATACATTCTAATGCAGTACTTGTGTTGTCTGTGATGAACTTCTTACAAGGAGCTGGATTGATTCATAAGGGTACTGAAAAGTCAGCGCTTCAGATAGTCAACAGCATGAATCCTACTGCTAATAATAAGTTTACATATGATTTAACTTTAGGAGACGCTAATACAACGTTTGCTTCACAGGGGGTTCATGTAATAGGTATTCCAACTACTGGAGGAGGTATAAATGCAGTCTCTTTCTTAGATAATAACTTTATAAGAAAACTTAAAGATGAGAATAATGTGTTTAAAGCAGCTCTATCTTATGACGATTCAATAGATCCACATAACTTGATTAAGACTGTGGGTATTGAGATTATGCCTGAGGATGGATCAGATACTTGGAAACAACATATGCCACCAGAAGTTCCATGGGATCTTAGATATCCAGCTCATAGTACTCTCGGTAGGATAGAGGCTGGAGGAATGATTTGGTTACCTTTCATAGCTAAGAGGTCTGGATTGAAAACCTTCCTAATTAGAGGTAAGTATAATGTGGAGGTTAATGGAGTAAGGTACCAGAAGTATACTGAAACCGTTAAAATTGACCTATCTGAATTAAGAGACTTTAGATATAGTTTAAAAGTGGTAAATGATTTTAGAAATAATACTAAGGGAATTAGTTCATCAGATAAGTTTAAATTCATCTCTGAAAGACCTAAACATGAATTATCTAGAGCTATAAATACCTTCTATTCATTTGATAATACTCAGTTAGATGCACCTATCTACATGGAGATAGAGTTTACACCAATAGGCGCAGAGTCTAAGAGACTAGCGGATAATAATTTAGGAGAAATGGCAGCAATGACCGCTATTACTTCTAATACAGTTACTGGTAGTGCAGGGGCAGGTCAAATCATAATTAATCAATATAATGAATCTGGATTTAATATGTTGCAAACCAGATTAACTAAAGATACTACAACTGGAATATACAAGGGAGTGTTGAATGTTTCTGAACTAAAAATGAATCAAAGGCTGATTTATTATATAATACGACCTGAAATAAGTACTTCATCCCAAGCTCCTATGTTAAATGGTAAAATGAGATTCTCCTTAGTTAATTCAAATAATAGAGAAAAAATAAGTTCTCATTGGTATTGGGTATTAAATGGTATTAAATCTTTTGATGAATTCTTAGATTTCGCTGTTGAAGCAAACGAGATACCTTATGTAACTTATGAGGAAAGTCCGGGCGTATATCGTCAATATGGAAAAGAACAGCGTTGGTCTGAATTAAATGAACCTGATAATGGATTTAGATATGATGGAGGATATTCCGGAGGAAGAGGTATGGATTATGAAATTCGTATAGAAGATCATCCTAGTATTTTCGATCTAGGTTTAGTTAAGGATTTTTCAGGTAACTTTAGAAAACATGAGGATACTATGCTTCATCATTTCTTACAAATTAATCCGCAAACAGGTAAGTTAGTCAAGACATCAAACACCGCAGATATTCTAGGTAAATCTTGTAACGTAGTTTACAAAGATATTGAGGAAGATCATAGCTACTTAACTGACCCTAATTACGGTATAGGCGGTAAGAATATGCAGTATATTAGATACGTGGTTAAGGAACAGAGAAGATTTAGTACTTGGAATCTTAGAAGTAGTCTAAATAGTAGAAACTACAAACCATCTAAGAAATTATATGTAGTGAATCCAGATGGTTCTTATTCAGGTATTGGCGATCCTTCCGGATTACGAGGAGATCTTACTTGGCCAATATGTAGAGTAGAGGGTATGGATTTGCATAATTTTGCAAGTAGTGCTATATCTAAGGATCAATTTTACCATAAAGGTAGTTAATTGTAAACTGATATAATCAAAACAATAAGCACAGCGAGAGGGAGAACAAAAATCTCTCTCCTGTCTAACTAAATATGAATTAATAAAATGGACTTAGTGAATATTTTAATAACGGGAGGAGGAGGTATACTCTTAGGTTATATATTTAAATACCTCATACAGAATAAACAAAGTAAGAGTAACGAGTATATCAACATCATCAATATGCAACGACACGATATCACTAAGCTCAACAACAAGGTAGAGCGTCTAAGGGAAGAGATGTCTGAGAAGGAGAAACTATTAACCCTCTTAGAATCTTCATCTTGGGATTCACCATTTTCGTACTGGCTTAAGGATAAACAGGGTTACTACATCTACGTTAATAAATCTTTTGAGCATGAGTATAATGTAACAGACGTGATAGATAAATCTGATGTTGACCTTTTTGGGGAAGAGGCAGCAAAGAAGTATGTGGCTCACGATAAGTTACTCCTAAGCTCTGACAGGGATTATATGATTTTTACAGACGAGATGGAGGGGAAGGTAACCTATAAGTGGAAACGAAAAGCCGGTAGTTTAGTCATAGGAGTTGCAGGATTAGACGTAAAAAATATATGTGAAGAAAATGAATCTAAAGAAGTAAGAGATTAGGAAATGAAAGAATATAAAAACGACATGATGGAAGAAGAATACCAAATACCAGAGGAAAACGGAGAGGATAAATCTTCTGGTAGTGAACTAAGCAATCAAGGTTTAGGTGGTATCGATCTTCCGGACAATATTCAAAAGTGGCTTCTAGTTGTTCTCGTAATCTGTCTCATAGGTATTATAGTTTGGGGTAAAGGTACTTATGAAGATAGACTTAGAGAAAAAGAGAAACAGATAGCAGAACTGGCGAAGAAGGATTGTGCCGAGGAGCTAGAGGTCTACATCAAACTTATCCACCGACTACAACAAGCTCAAACAACCCAAATAGAGAATGTACAAGGTGGACTCGAGAAAAGTAAAGAAATAACAGATCAATACGAACAAGTAGATACTAATGTAAACAAACTTATCAAATAATTAGGCTTATGTGGAAAAATATAATGGCTCTACTTATGTGTTTACCGTTTACTAGCAGTGCACAAAATACGAGCGGAGAATTAGAAGTTAAAGAAGGTGACAAGGTAGTATTAGTGACAAAAGATGGAGACTCTCTAGTAGTACCTAAGGAAGTAAGAGACGATGTTTTGCAGATTCTAGATAACCAAGCAAAGATCGACTCACTAAACAAAGAAATTAAGAAGGAGCATTACAAACAAAAGAAAATAGTAGCTGGAATAGAACAGAAACTAACCAAACTAGCTAACCAAGATTTCTCAAAGTTTCTTAAGGCTCTGGAGATAGTGAAAAATAAAATACCTAAAAAAGACGACCACAGACAGAGTAATTTACCAGACAATCACAAACAAGGGGTAGACAATCTCACTGCTGGTGCTAATCACTCTAGATACATTTTAGTTTTAGAGGAGTATTATTTAGGTCATATACGAAAATTTATAATAGTTAACAATGAAAAAGTGTACTTATCTTAGTTTAATGGTAGCCTTACTTATAGCTCTAACATCATGTGGAACTCGTAAGGTGCTTAAGGAGGAGAAGAAAGAAGAAATCGTAGAAAAGGTTGATTCAGTATCCTCAATGAAAGTAGACTCTGCAGCAGTAGTTAAAAATAAAGTTGTAGAGGAGAAGAAAGAAGTGGTGAACCTAAAAGAACTTATTAACACAGACGAATTCTACTTTACTCCAATTAACGAGAATGAGGAAGCTGAATTTGAAGTATATGTTAATGATAAGCTCTATAAGGGTAAAGTAAAGAATGGAACTATCTCTAATGTAAATTCTAATAAAACCACAGATAAAGCAGTAGAGACAAAAGAAGAAAGAAAAATAGACAGCCTAAATAAAGTAAATAAGAAAGCTGAGGGGCAAGTTAAAGTTAAGAAAGATACTGAAACTAAATCCCACGAGCGAGTCAAGAAGGTAGATGCAGATAATCGGTCTTTCCCTTGGTGGATTCTTATTGTACTTATCCTTATTGCTGGAAGTATTTGGGTTATAAGGACGAAGTTTAAGAAATATTTATAGAACATGTTAGACAAAGTATCACTACAAAGAATAGAGCTTCTACATCCTAAATTGAGAACAGAAGCAAAACAAATCTTAGAGGAAGCATCAGCTAAACTTACTGGTGACTACACTTTAAGATTCACCCATACACTTAGAACACACGCAGAACAAGATAAACTTTATGCACAAGGTAGAACTGTAAAAGGATCTATCGTAACTAATGCAAGAGGAGGTCAGTCTTACCACAACTACGGTCTTGCTATCGATATCTGTTTACTATCAAAAGACGGAACAAAAGTAAGTTGGGACGCTAAGATGGATTCAGATAAAGATGGAGTTGCGGATTGGCTAGAGATTGTTGCTGTATTTAAGAAGTATGGATGGGAATGGGGAGGAAACTGGAGATTCAGAGATATGCCGCATTTTCAGAAGACTTTTGGACAGACTATTTCATCTCTACAAAGCAAATATAAAGTTCAAAAGACGCCGTATGTGAGTATCTAAGGCGAAAAAAAAATAAAGTTAAAGGGAGCAACCTGAGGAATTTAACCCCGGGCTGCTCCCTATTTTTGTCTTATGTTATTCAATCTTACCCATCACCTTGAGTAACCACATAATAAACCCACTGTCAGAAGAAAAGAACTCTAAATTACATATCGGTTCAACCCTACTCTTAACATAGGCAAACACTTCAAAACCCTTTTCTGTTGGATTTATTAGAAGGTCGCTTGAAAGGTTACTATCGGTTATACTTAGTGTGCAATAATCTACAAGGTTTTTAATTCCCGTATAGAGTGCAAAAGTATCAGCCGGAGATAGTATGGCTTTATTTGTTTTTATTCTTGTAAACCTCCTAACTAAGTGATCTACATTAATAACTCCACTACCTATAAGCATGTACTGATCGTTTATCTTCTCTAATCTCAGGAACCCTTTACCATATAGACTCTCACATACTTTGGCAAGAGAACTAACAGTAGAAGGATCTAAAACCATGGCTGAAAAGTAATTGATTAATGATTTCTAAGTTGGATAAAGTGTCTATGTTTAGGATATCACTATTAGCTCTAACCTTCTCAACTTTATCATTTAGTATAGTCTTTGAAACCTTAAGTGAAGCTAACATAACCGTAACAAACTTAGCTAACTCATCTTGGTCAATATCGTCTGTAGTTATGTATTTCACGTTATTCTCATTATCAATCACTACCCACTTATCTTCTCTGTCATCCTCAATCTCTCCTTCATAATTAACAGATACTACTTGAAACCCATAAGGAGCTATAGCGATTGAGATAGAATTAAAAGCTCCAGTCTCATCTAGTTCCTTAAGTTTATATGCATCGATGTAAGGTCTAGTGTATCCCATTAAGTCCTCCCTATCTGAAATGTACTCTATAAGGTGATTTAATGCAGACTCTCCCTCTTCTATTTTGATTATAGCCCCATCTGATTCTAGTTCATTATAGTGGCTTATTATTAGATACTTATTCATGATAGTTTACAATTTCTATATTTACTCCTCTTGTTTTTAAGTATTCAGTCATATTCTCAACCTCAGCAGTTCTTAGTGGTAAATCTAAGCTAATCTCTGAAATACCTGATAAAAAGTCTTCTGAAGGGATGTACATATAATCTAATACTACTTTCCCTAATTCAGCTACTCCTCCTGCTTGGTATGGTCTTAAGAGCCCTTTCTGTATACCATTATTATCTAGTGGAAATCTGACAAGCCCGTAAGTCATATCATCTACAAGCTCTAATTCTCCTTCAATATCTAACGGGAAAACTTCAAGTCCATAAGCATTCCAATAGTGTAAGAATAACTCCTGAATCGTACTAAAAGTTGGAGTCTGTTTACTTATCTTATCGAGTAGCTTGTTTTTAATTAGAGCGTCAACTTTCTGTGCATCTCTAAAGTCCTCTGAAGATACGCTCACTACTCCAAGCAATACCTCCCTCTTTTTAATTATTATTTTTGTCATTTCACATTTCTATTATTGTTACAGCTCTAAAAAGTATACTCATCCAAATTAATGTCAGGGAAATACTTATCATCAAATTTTTATAGATCCACAGCGGTTTAGTCACCATAGTCATCTTGTGGTTTCTCCATCCGTAATCTGCCAAAGTAACTAGTATCACCACCATTCCTATCAAACTAAATCCCGCTATATTACCTGATAAGAAGATAGAGATTCCTAAGGTTAAAATAGACAGCATATGAGACAGGACTATAACCGGAGCATCCACTAGGTAAAGAAAACTCGCAAACCTAACTTTCTGCTTCCCGTCTCCCTCTACATATATCTTGCTGTATCTATTAATTATTGGGTTTAGGAGATATACTTCTGTTACCTTATTACCCACTAACTTAACCTCAAAAGAATCCTCGTCTACTTCTACTTTAAAACCTTTGTGTATCGCGTAATCTACAAGCTCCCTCGGTTCTATATTCTTATCTGGAAGTTCTATGTCTGGTAATTTAATCATCATCATTTAATAAGTTATACAATTTTAAAGCATTCACCTCTATTACCTTTTCTTGTACTTTCGTTAAGTTTGTTCCTTGTTTTAAGTATCTAAGGTAACTCTCAAAATCTTTTATTGCTAGTTGATCTGATAGGCTCCACGTATCTTTAACTCTCTTTTCGAATTTAAAGTTAGGGAGTCTTAGGAGCTTAAAGAAATACTGAGAGTCTACTGTTCTACCCATATACATTGAAATAAGAGAGTTACAGCTTTGTCTACAGTTCTCATTATCACACTTAAAATACTTACCAACTACGTGACTCTTATTTAATACATTACCACAATCACATTTTATTTCCTCAGATTCACCTTTCTCGATAATTTCCAGTAAACTTGTGTGGCAATCTACTAATAATTTACACCCTTTAGTTACACCCTTTACGACATCAGTAGACTTAACTTCAATACTCTTTCTCCATATTCCACCTACTCTCTCACCAGCTATAACTAAACTAGGTGAAAGCATGTCTAATTCAGGGTCATACTTTAAGGTTACTCCGAGTCCATCAACTACAACATCAAGCAGTTTTCTCTCTTTCAGTACGTAAATCTTCTCTTCCTCTCCAAAGTGCCATATCCCATCAATCCTAGCTTCAAAGTCTTCCCACTCTTTTACTTGGACTATGGTTGGTTTAATGAGAGTATCAGTAAGGAAACCAAATATCTCACCTACACAAAACTTATCATTACCAAAAGCTCTAAGACTCTCAAGGAAGCCGTACTTTACTCCTAGGGTCGAATTCACATCTACATCATAACAAATCACTCTAAAATCTCCCGTAACAAGTCTATTCTCAACCACCATACACTTTATCTTTCGTATAGCTGGATTAACTTCTTCAGGGATATATTTTGTTAGTTCTTTGTCCATAGGTGATATCTTACTTATTCTCCCTTCGACATATTTAACAACAACGGGAGTGCCTATATAGCTGTAACTGTAGTAGTGAGGGTAGTGCAAATCAAACGCCATATCCTCATACCTCTCAACTATTATTCTTTCTTTTTCCACCATTCGTTAAAGTATTTTTCATATGGGAAGTAAGTCCACAAAGTCACCGTAGATATGAAAACAACCATTCCTACTATTGGCCTATAATTAAACCCATAACCAATGAGAAGTATATTCAGTATAATGACGAATAGTAGGATATAACTTTTTATTTGTTGGTTGTTATTCATTTGTTATTCTTTTATAATTATAGGTGCTGGGGCTTTCCCGTCAGTAATTATCACCTTATTTTCAGTCTCTCTTATAGCGTCTATCCACTTTTCTTGTAGCAGCTTTTCATCTAGACCTTTGGATTTAACCTTATTTGTCTCAGCTTCTATCCTCGCTTTCTCCAGATTCATTTTAGACACCTCCAATTCGTTCTGAACTTTCTCTTTCTCTAGGATCATATTGTTTCTCCTTTCGATAGCGTCTTCCATTGATTTAGGAGGTTTAAGTCCAGAAGTTAGGTTAGTTAATTGAAAATGTTTAGCTTCAAAATCCCTCTTAAGTCTACTCTCTACCTTCTTTTCAAACTCATTCAGGTTATTCATTAGACCGTCTGTAGTATACTCCCTAGCTTCTTCTCTATAGGCATTTACTACGAGTTTATTTAATATTGAAACCTCTACATTATCCAGCATAACTTTAGGGTCTTCCACTCCAAGATGCTTATAACTAAATACAATATCTACACCTCTCCCTCTAATTGGCTGATACTGATAGGAAGGGTCTACTGTAAATACTCCTGCATCTTTAGCTGAAATAGTAACCTGATCCGGATCTCCTGAAGTCTCAAACATAGGCACTTGGTATAATCTCGTTCCAGGCAGTAGAGTCCATTGTCTCCCAGTTACTACCTTAAAATCAGATTTCCCGTTCCTTCCAAAATTAGACATCATTACACCTTCATAGTTAGGCTCTACTCTTACCATACTTCTATACCCATACCACACGACTGCAATAATAAGAGCTAAAACGGCCAACTTAATAACATGTAACTTTTTAATTAGAAACTCAAATATATTATTCATAGCTTATCTCAGTTGAAAGGAATTTAATAATGTAATCTGAAGGTTGTGGATCCCCTATAAGTTTAGACACGATATAGTAGTTATTATTCACATCCCCCCAAAGGTATCCCAGTTTCACCCAATCAAGAACATTAGAAGCTCGGTTAACGTCAAACTTAAATTCAATAGGAGTACTGTGGACCCAAGCTTTATAAACATCGTTCCACTCTTCTAGGTACTTCTGAATATGCTCAATACCGTTTTCCCCTACTGTAATAAGCTCTTTCTGGTTTTTATTCCAAGCTACTCTATAAGCCATTCCTAAATTAAACCATGTACTCGGATTCCAGTCATTAGTGTCAATTATAATAGTATCAGCTGAAATCATAGCCTCTACATCTCTCTTAACTTGGAATTGAATACATTGAGTCTTTAAGAAGTTTTCCTCAGGCTCTGGCAGTTCTTCTGAAGTTATAAGTGTATTCTCAAACTCCTTTCCATAACCCTCTGACAATGCTTTCTTTACTGCCTCTAACATTGCGGGGTCTGATGTATGTATAAATGTTACTGTTTTCATTATTGTTTGCTGCTTAATAGTGAATAGCCTATAGTGTTATAGTATTCTGCTTTATCTTTTGGTAGTAACAGGAACTCGTCTCCATAAAGCTCAGATATAGTATTTCGTATAACATCTGATTTCTCCATGTAGATTTTGATTATCTCTGCTCCTCCACCAAATAGAAGAATATTATCCACCTTATTGAACTGATCTCCATACTCGGATTCTAACATCTCAAAAGTACTTGTTAAATAATCTACGATGAACTCAGTTATTTTGTCAGATAGATCGTGTAGCTTACCTCTCTTCTTATATCCTCCAAGAGTTACTACTTCCTTAGCTTCAACGTCATTAATAGATATACCTAAGTGTTCAAAGATATACGTTTTAATTTTGTTAGCTACTAGAACGATACCTTTATTTGCATAACCCTTAATACCATAGTCAAGTAGAGAGTTATTTAAAACAAGGTAAGTGTCTATAGTATTAAATCCAACATCAAGACCGAAATAGTTAGCTGACTTATCCTCCATAGAGATCTTTCCATTAGGTTCAACATCTAGTCCGTACTGTGAATAAGTAGCGTGACCAGAAAGACCTTGAACGTGAATGTCGATCTTTTCTGAAGGCAAATTAAGTTTCTCTAAGATGTAGCTTTTGTAATCATCGCGCTTATCCCAGATAACGGGGGTCAACCCCAAAGCTATCTTTTCGATTCCCTCTGATTGGAATTTGTTAAGTAGATAAGAGATTAGTATTGGTCCTACCTCCTTGAACCCCTCGTAAGTTAAAGTATCAATAGGGAGCCGGTCTAATTTTGTCGCCAGCTCACCTACTAAATACCTTTTTCCATCGAAGTGGTGGTAGGTTGCAACAGAGGTAACCATGGATGAATCCCCTTCTGGCACCTCTATCACACCTGTAACCTCTTTATCTAACTTAATTATTTTCTTTTGTTTTTCGTCATAGATACAGTACTTAAAATGGCCGTATCCGCAGTCAATACTCAAAATCATATATTAGTTAGTTAAAGATTATCGGTTGTTTATTTAATCGTAATCGCTCTCAAAGATTTTAACGTCCTTGTTTATAGCTTTTACGTCACTTTTATTCACATGACCTAGAGTAACAACATACTTGGGATCTTTTATTTTATCAAACTCTCTATTCCAAGCTTTCATGTCATCACAAAGGTCAGATATTACTACAACAGGTACACCCTCATCAAGCTCTCTGATATGCTTTAGACCTCTAGCTAGATCAGTACCACCTCCAATACGAAGCATACCTCTCTTAGGCTCAAAATCTCTTATCATCAAGTCTTGTACAAACCCAGTATTCCATGTAATAAGCCTAACCCTATCTAGACCAATCTTCTTCACTCTAGTTGCGATATCGTTTATAATACCAAAAATAGAGCGCTCATCCATCGAACCGGAGACATCAACAAGGAAGGTCATCTGTTCAACCTTTACCTTAGCTGGGTTCATCTTAAGAGCTGGAACGTACATATTACCACTACGACCTCTTAATTGATTCTTGAATAGGTTTCTTGTAGTAGTCATTTTAGTAACCTCTTTATTTCTCAAGTCCCTAAACAAATCATCCATAGACTTTAAGATATTCTGAGTATTCCTAGTTAGTACAGCTCCTCCTGAGTTTCCTCTACCGTTATCTTGGAATCTAGGGTCTGGCTTTCCTGCTCCTCCTTCTTGTTCTCCAGATTCTCCTTCACTTCCACTAGATTCTCCTTGACCTTCTTTAGATTCACCTCCAGAACTCTTAAGCTCCTTCATCTGCTCCTTACCTTTATCTGTCAAGTTTCCATCCTCGTCTATTAAACCTTCATCAACCATTTTCTCGATCATGTCAGGTGTAATAAAGTTAGATCCAGTACCAGAGCCAGGCATACCTTTTAGTTCACCTTCTCCGCTTTCACCCTCTCCATCACCATTTCCTTGTCCTTGCTGATCCTCTGGTTGTTTAGGTGGTAAGAATAAGTTTAGATATTCAGCTACCATTTCTACATACTCAAGATAAGTTTTACCCTCAAGGAATGCATACTTAGACGGGTGGATAGAGTCAGCTTCAAAGGCTTTATCTATAGCTTCTACATCCTCCAGAGTTAAGATCTTAGAGTTAATCTCACAGTCTGCAGCTATGTTTAGAAGGTTAAAGATAAACTGCTGATTAGAGAGTAGAGCTTTTATGTAGATTTTAGGACGACCGCTTATTTTGGCCATCCTTTCTACATAATCCGGTTTGTTAATAATTCCCTCCAGAGTCTTTAAACCCTTATAAGCTAGGAGGTGGTGAGCAAAGAAAGCGTGTCCATACTCATGATATATAACACTCTCTCTTATCTTACTCTCCTTACCTTCAAACTCAGACTCCCTCATCAATAGTTTCCAGTGAGTTATGTCCTTTTGAATTAACCCAGCAATAGGAACTCCCATGTGACTCGGATCTAAATTGTCTGAAATGTCTTCGTAGATGTAGTTAACGTAGTATTTGCTGTTAAACTCATCTACTTTCTTTACATAATCTTTTCTCATGACTATCCGATTCTATTAACTGATTCAACTGACTTTCTCTTATTCTTAACTATGTTGTACTCATGAATATCATCTTTCTTAGCCAATTTTTCAAGAACATCAATCACCTTGTTAATGCCTTCTGAGAACTTGCTGATATAAGCTTTACTGTCTGCTGGCTTAATCTCTTTGTTCTCTAATTTAGGTTTAAGGTAAGTTGTTTTGATTGACCATAGTTTAGAGGAGAAGTTATCAATCAGTTTTTCAGCTTCACCAAAGGTTAAGATCTTACTATCCTTATCAAACATCTCTAGGAATTCTTGAAGTTTAGCCTCATCAACTCCCTTCTCTATGTTTGAATCTAAGAACCACTCAACATCTTTAAACGTTACAGCAGATTTCATTAGATTAGATAACGCTGGATTTTGTTTTAGGAGGTTGATTAGAGTTTCTCCTACATCTCCGTTGAATGAACTTTGAAGCTCTTTATCTGGTAGGAATCCAATTAGACCATTTACTAGAGTTTTAGTTACCATAGACCCTAGCAATCCTTTCTTAGCAGCTGCATGTAATAGAGGTTTAAGTCTACCTACAGATCTCCAAGTCGGCGGGTTGAATACTCTGCTTCGCCCTCTATATAAATCAGAAAGCTCAGTGTTATTCATTACATCTAGACTAAGCCCCTTCGCCGCAATAAAGTCCATAAGCGCCTCTTGAATTATCTTCTCATCAACCTCTACTTCATCTGGTGACTCTCTAAAGTCTATTGTAGCGGCGAAGTCAGCGTCTAGGAATAACTGGAAATCCTCTTTAGTCACAGATATTAAGTTATACACCATGAATCTGTTAATAATTGGGGAGATCAAGTCAAAGTTCTGCCCTAAGTTCTCCTGATAGTTACCTGCAGAAATAATCTCTACATTTGACGGTAACTTTCTCTGACCAACCATTCTGTCAAATATCACCTTCAATAGCGGAGACTGTACATACTCAGAAGCGGTAGTAAGCTCATCAATAAACAAGATTACCTTTTCGTGAGTAGCTGATTCTTCCTCCACTTTCTTGAACCAGTCCGGCTTTAGGTTTACTGCTTCACCATTCTGATTAACTGGGAAACCTAGGATATCTTCTGGAGAATACTCACCACCGTTAATACCCACGTATCCGTATCCATTAGCCTTTGCATATTTTTGCACGATTGTAGTTTTCCCACAGTTATGCACGAAGTTCCCAGCGGCTAATTTAAAGTTATGACTCGGGTGATCTACTTCCAAGTCGTATACTTTTACTGGGTTATCTAATTTTATTCTTTTGATTGATTTTACTGTTAGTTCCATAATTTTTGTTGATTAAAGTTCGTTATTATTAAGTTATTGACTATGATGAGGGGTATAATTTTAGGGATTACCAGAAGTTTTTTATACGAGAAGTGTTTATTTGTTTTCACATAATTATAACTCTGCTCATTAATTGGCGTCCCTCTGTAAAACATATCATAGATTAACTGGATACTCTCATTAAGTCGATTAAAGAATGATACCTTAGTGGCGTATTCTCTAATCTTTTTCTGAAGCTCTGGATCATGACAGCTGCCTACTTTCTTTTCCCTTAGAGATTTACGACTATTATGAAAAGCCTTCTCTCTAACTTCTGGGCTGTAGATTCCTGTACCATTTTCCTTTTGAGATTTAAGTCCAGCTTTCTGTAGTTTTACTTGGTGAGCTTTGTTAAATACGTGTGTTCCATTTTCCCGGTGAGTCTGCATACCCCTTTTCCCCATCTCTGAATAAAATTCCCTTGAATCAACCTCTATAAACTCTTCAGTTAGCTCGCTTGGAAAAATGAATTTATAACACCCTTCTCTATCTTTTACACAAATCTTCTCATGTCTTATAGCTTCATTTAAATAGATTCCCTTTCCTGTTCTACTTCTATTGTATCCCGGAAGGTTAAGCTCATTTAAATCCCCTACAAAAGCATTAAGCCTACTAATCCACACTTCTTCATCTTTTTCTTGATTGTAAGTGTGTCCATTAATAGGTGGTAAGATTCTAATGTAAAAGTTCTCTGGTCCGTACTCTAATATATCCAAGTACTTCCCATCTACACCATAGTTAAAATGACCTTCTTCTCTTAAATAAGTAAAATGTCCGAATAGAGAGTTAAACAGACGCTCCTGCATAGTTGATGAATTGTCCCCTACGTAGTGCTGGTTTGTCAGATTATTAAAGAAGTTGTAGATTTTGTACCCTTTAGCTTGGAGAAATAAATCTATAAACGGATCTCCACCGGTATACTCTACTAAATCTTTAACACTGAAATTCACATAATAGAGTCTGCTAATCCCTTCCATAATTTTACGCTTTTACACCTTGACCTACAGATAACTCTTCAGCAGCTACCCAAGTCTTTCCATCAGCAAGTAGGTGTAAGTGATCAGGAGTACATCTATAAATTTCTCCATTGCTTAATTCTACTTCTATAAGCTCATCTACCTCTTTTGTGATAAACGCTGACTTCATAGCTGGGTTAATCTCTTGTTGAGCTTCCGTATCCCAAGAAACTACATTGAATTTTTCCCCTTGGTTATGTCTCTCTAAAAGTTCACCAAAAGTTAATTCTCCTTTGTCTGTAATAACTTTAGTATCCTCTGTGAAACATCCCGGGTTAGATAGGAATAAAACTGGTACTCCTGAAGACAAACTTAAATCGATAGCCTGTTTCATTTGTACGTTCAAGTTTAACTTTCCTGATTTGTTCTTGTTTGTTGACATAATTTTTGATTTTTTAATTGTTGATGATTTATTGAATTACACATGAGATTGAAACTACAAGAAAATACCGCCAAATATATCTTCCCGTAGTTCTCCTCTCAATAATAAGGCATTACCCATAGTCTACGCCGGTCTTAATATACTAAGAAAAGCGGCTCTTGCTACAGTCTTATTTAACTTCATTTCTTCAAACAGTGTAACGATATTTCTAATCTTTCCGTTCACTCTTCCTAATAACTCTCCTCCTAACCATTCAGCTTCCCAAATTTCTACATTGTTAATTCTTACTGCTTTGTTTACTAGACCATTAGCCTTGTTCCATCCGTTTTCAATTAGTACGTCCTCTAAAATAGCTCTCATAATTGTCGTGTTGTTAAAATATGTGTTCCTTTATAAATTCTTCTGCTTTAAACTTCTTCAGTGCTTTGATTTCTTTTTCTATCTCTTTAATCTTAGCTTCTGAATCAGTCTTTCTTAGTGTTCCTATAGGCTTAGACATGATAACTTTAATAATCTCTAAATCTACTTTTGTCTTCTTTGCCAGCTGCTCATTTGTGACACTCGTATCCTTTAGAAATATTTTAACCACTTCAGGCATAGCTAGGTAAACTTTCTTACTAAACTCTAGGCTCTTTAATTTGTTATCCCTATTTAAGTTTAGTAGGTTTATGTAGTTATTGTAAGTTATATCTATCCACTCTCTGATTCCTATAGTTCTAACAGTCTCCCCATCAGTAACATTAATCATATACGTCTCCTTGTGGGTAGCTTTTTCTGTTAAGTATTTATGCAGCCAGTCTATATCTACTCCTCTAGTTCCCGGTGAAAGGTAAACTCTTAGAAGTCCTGGTTTTGATTTATCGGAGAGATTGTCAATTAAGATTCTCCCTTCCTCACGATACTGCATAAATAGTTTGTCATCTCCCTTACCACCTTTATCTAACTGAATAGGGAATCTACTTGGGTCGCCCTCTATAAGAACTTCCCTATCCCCTTTTGTTATTTTGGCATACTGGTAAGTTAGATATCCTTTTCCTGTTTTCCATAGCGCATCTAAGTCTGAATCTTTTACTATAATCTTAAGTCCCTTTGTTCTATACTTCAGCTTCTTAGGGTCATTAGTTATATAAGCTTCATACATACTCTCCATAGAAAACGTTGGTAAGATAGCTGAAACTCCAATCCCTAATCCAGAAACCCTATCAACTAAGAAGGATAACGGAAAGGGTGTAGGAAGGTATGATGGTTCTTTTATATTTCCATTCACCTCACTATCTTGCCATGGGACGAGGTCTAACACTGGCTCTATCATCGCTCTGAGCTTCTTTGATACTTTAATAGCGGTATAACGAGCAGCAGCTGGACCATCAGAATCCCCTAATATATCAGCCCTACCAAAACTCCCTTCTCCTTCTAAAATACCACAGAGCGTAAACTTTGCCAGTGATTCATACGTCCCATCGGTAGAGTGAGGGTGGAACTTCATCATATTCCCTAAAACCTCAGCTGACTTTGCATAATCCTTCCCCCCTAAATAAGATGCATAAATACCACGTCTATAGGAAGGTTTAAGTCCATCGAGAAGCCTAGGAAACACTCTGGATGTATTAATGTATTTCCCAAACTCTGTATACCCGAATGAAACTATATCTCCAATAGACTCGGTTACTACTTTATTATTCTTCTTAGCCATATATAATACCAGCTTCTTTCATTAGGTTATACTTAGCTGAAGTTGTACCAAGGATTTCTTTAGCATAATCTAGGTCATCCAAAGTAACTTGTTTCAGCCTCTTGTTCTTAATTAACGTTTCTTCTACATCTTCAGAGTTCATTGTACCAAGTCCTTTATATCGAGTGAACTTCTTATTCCTATTTAATCCTTTCTCCTCTCCATCATAATAATACTTTCCTTCTTGCTTATATAGAGGTGGAACTAAACAGTAAACATATCCTTTCTCGATTAAGTGCGGCATATACTCTCCAAATACTCCTAGAACTAAAGCTTGAATAGAGTAACCATCATCATCAGCATCTGTAGCGACTATAATCTTTCCAAATCTAGGTTTCTCTTTTAGCTCATACCCTTTAATCCCTGCACCTATAGCGTTAATTAAATCTCTTATCTCTTTGTTTTCTAATACTTGCTCTAAAGACTTATTCTGGCAGTTCAGCACCTTACCTCTGAGCGGATAAACTCCATGCACTTTAGAATCTCTCGCTGATGTAATTGAACCTGCTGCTGAATCCCCCTCTACTATATAAAGTTCTGCCTCCGCTCGGTTACTGGTGCTGCAATCCCTAAGCTTACTAATCTCTTTACCTCCTTTACTTTTACGAATATCAGAGGAGAGGATAACCTTAGATTTGATGAAGTCCATGTTTTTAAGTTTGTTCATAGAAGCGGTAAACTCCTTAACTCTTTCGATATGCTCTTCAAACTCAGCCTTATTCTTCTTTAAAAACTTAGTAACCTCTTCAATTAACTTCTCTCTACAACTTTTATCCCAACCATCTATTTGAGTGAGATTTTCTTTAGTTTGAGAGGAGAACCCAACTTCATTAGCTAGGAGAATTATAGACAAGTTAAGTCCCTTTAAAACAAACTGAACATAAACATCATCTAAATTATAAGTAGCTCTAAGTCCTTCCTTTAAAGCATTCTCCATCTCTCTTATATGTAGACCTCTATTAACAACAAGTGAATTAACTGATCCCTTAGATACTCCTTTAGTTAAGTCTGTATCAAAATCAAAGGTAGTTAAGAGTCTGGTTTTCCCTATTGTCATATTTAGAGGGTACTTAAAGAGTTCATATTCAACCTCCTTACCTTCTATAAAATACTCTACCTCTTTCTTTGTAGTCTCCTTAACAATTAACTTAACGAGAGCTAGGTTTGTAAGTGGTAGTTCATAGTTAGGTGATTGGATAAGTGTATAATCTGGTTTAAAGAATACGAGGGTAGAAGGTTTAAACTCCAACTTCACTTTCAACTTGTACTTCTTAAATATATCCTCCAAACTAAGTACATCTTCCTTAACCTTATTCCCTTCTTTAAACTCTATCAGGTAGTAAACATCTTTATTCTTGCTATACGCCTCTTCTACTTTCTTTATGCTGGTTTTGTAATTATCCTTTGTAACCTTTGAACATAATACGTAAGTTGAAGATAGAGCGTTAGATGCTTTTGTTCCTCGCTTTTAGTCACACAGGCTCGTCAAACCTATGCAGTTCTCCTATGAACTTCTCAGTGTCTCCACTAAGGCTAGACTATATCTTTACCCTCGGCTTTACGTTAGGGTAGTCCATGCTTCCACTATCATTATTGACTTATAGCGTACTCTACTCGGCGAACCTTTCGATAGTCGTTGAACCCCTAGTTAATCTAAAGGCTGCTGATTGTCTCTATTAGTAAGATTGTCACACTTTGGTACTTACTACTTAACGAGTTTATCCCAGCAATTCTTGGACTTTATTACCCCTAAGTTTCCCTAGAGGAGTGCGTAACTAGTTGATAATCAGTTCACACCATTCATACCTGTTGCTACCTCATTCTTCTCATACTTACTACCTGAATTCATACGAGAAGTGGCTATTTCGGCAGAGGTTATTTTTACTTTAGGATTTGTTGGGTCATTCTTAAGGTTAATCGGCATACCTCTACCATTATCATACACCATTAAGAAATCCCCTACTTGTTTAAATCCTAACTTTGAAGCGTAACCTCCTAAAACTTCATCTATTCCATTATCAATAACCTCCCTTAGAATCACAGTCGGGTTATCCACATTCGAGACGTACATGCCTGGTCTGTGTCTAATATGTTGATTCCAAGAGAGGGTTTGAATGTCTATTTTGTTAGCTTTGCTCATGAACTTTAACCGTTACTGGAATTAAGCCATCTCTAAGTTTTCCACCTAATTGTTTAAAAGTTGTCGTTGTAAGATCAAGTACTCTATTCTTTACAAACGGACCTCTATCAATTACAGTACAAACGGCAGTAGCTCCAGTATTTGTGTTTGTTATTAAAAGTTTAGTTCCAAAAGGGTATGTCTTATGTGCACAGTGGTCTCCATAAACATTTAATCTCTTACCTGATGCTGTATTCCTGTTATGAAAGTTGTCACCATAGTAAGAAGCGTATTGTTGTTGTGAATAAACCAGTGAACTAAGAGTGATCCCTAATAATGCAAAAACCTTCCTCATATATTACTTCTTTTTCTTTACGATATACTTTAACTCTACTACATCCCCTTCTTCTACATCTGTTCCCGCTAATTCAAGAGGTGCAGACGTTCCATTGGAGAAGTAAGCTGAGTCATTTTTAATAGCTTCAATCGTTACTTCTTCTGTTATTACTGTTTCTTTCTTTTCGTCTTTACAGCTCACTAACACAAATAATGCAAATGCTGTAGCGATAATTCCTTTTTTCATTTTATTCTTCTTTTAATTTATTATACTTTTCTTCTATTTTCTCCGGGGTTATGTCACTATCAATCCGATCGAGAACTGCTCCAGAATGACTTAAAAATAGCACTGTAGGGATTGATTTAACTCCGGCTTGATTACACAGTTCTAAATTCTCCTCAAAGACCGCTATTTTCAGGTAGTCTAGATTGATGTCGGATGTCTCTATTTTCTCAAGGACTTTATGACATGCCCCACACCAATCTGCTACTACTAATGCTACCTGAATCATGTTTAACTTAATATCTTTCCTAAAACTTCATCCTCATCCATCAGCTCAACTTCTTCACCTTCGTAGTTTAACTTTACTCCAGTTCTGTGTCCTAGCCATACTCTATCTCCAGGTTGTAAGTGCTCACAGTCTTTTCCTACTGCAAATATTGTACCAGTTTCTTTTAAGTTCCCCTCTACAGTTAAGAAAGTTGTATCCATCGTATCTCTCTTAACTAACACCTTTATTCTTGTAAGTTCTAAGTTATTCATGTTCTTCTTTTAGCTTGTTGTACTCTTTTAAAATTATTTCTGGAGTTAGCGGTTGTTTAGTTTCAGCTGCTCTTGCCGATTTCTTAAGGAGTTTACCTAGATCATCCACAAAACAAATCGTAGGTAAAGTCTGAACCCCATATTTCTCAGCTAGTTCAGGTTCTTCATCTAAATCTATTTCTTCAATCTCTGGTAAATCTAAGTCTGACTCTTTTATTAGCTTAGACAATACGGAGCACTTATCACACCACGAAGCTCCAAATTTTAATACACGCATTTTATTTTATTTGTTTATTATTCTTTAAATTACCATCAAACTCTAACCCCAGCTTCAACAACTCTGTAAGGAATTTAGCTGAGTCTTGTAGTTTAGTTCTATCTCTATTGTAAGTTAAAAGTTCAGAGAGGTCGTTAGCTGAATAAGCCCAGAACTCCATCTCTCCTAAACTCTGTCCCTCATTCCTAAAGTTAGCTCCAAGTACAGGTCTCTTTCCTTTCATATTGTCAGAGGTTACTTTAGCTCCTTTTTCTGGTAGTTGGTAGAGTTTCATAAGGTACATATCTCCCACTAAAATCTTGTTCTCCGTATAGAGTCTTCCTGATTTAGTGTAAAGGTGTTCCCCATCTAGACTTACATTATATTTCTTAGAGTAGTCCCTTAGTTTAGAAGACATATCCTTAGCAAAGTTTCCTGTTACTATTGGGTATATCTGTTTATCTTTAAGACTGTCATGGTACTCTAATATTTGTTTATCACTGTAAGAGGCTAGTCTAGGGTTTATTATGTCACTTAGTTCATCTCTCATTACTTTAGGGTTTCTATCTTTATCAAACTTGGCATACATCGCTCTAGATAAGTTAGATAATCCTAGTTCAAGTAGCTGAGAGACTATTTTTCTTGCTCAATTATGTTCAGATAAGCTCGCTACTTCTTATCCCGGAAATCACTCCAGCTCCCTATTTCTAAGGACGTTCAGACTATATCATATAAAAGTTTTACCCTCTATCCTTGCGCTTCCACTCGCTTAAGTGTACTCTACTCCTTTACTACAGTTTCGATAGTCGTTGAACCCATAAGGGCTGCTGATTGCCCTCACCACCACATGTAGGATATCCCAGCAATTCACAAGGTTTACCCACCGCAACAAGTCGACTTTACGGTGCTGTCCGCATTCATAATCACATCTATCAACTGCCCATCTTTAGTTCTTGGCATCTCATCTTCAGGAATAATTTGTGAGCATAGACCTTTACTTCCATACCTATTTGTTATTTTATTCCCTACTTTGAGTTCATTGACTTGTAATAAGCGAACTTTAATCATGTATTTGTAATCTATCTGAGGTGGTTCTGGTTGTTCCATTGGTAAATTTAAGTAACTCTCTGGAATCTCACCTATATTTGCTACTTCCCTTCTAGATGCTTTATACCTCTTGAAAACCTCATTAATTACCTGCTCTGTTGTCGGATCTGATTCTACATTCCCTTTCTGAACTATAATATCTGTAAAGTAACCTCTCCCAAAATCCTTAGGCACTCTTAGACCCTCCGTCATGAAGAATCCTTTTAGCTTACTTACTCTACCATAATCTACAGCTCCAGCCAAGAAATCTAAATCCTCAGTAGACATTCTCTCGTTAACTCCAAGTATCTGCTCATCTTCTTCAACAGCCTTTGCCATATCCATAATTGAAGTAAGCTCTGACTCTGGTTTTAGAATGTATACGTAATCTTTCACCGCTATATGAGCAAACTTAGGAATCAAGTGAGAACCCATAATTACACCATCCTCGTAGTTATTACCGTGAAGCATAAAGGCTATTCTACAGTTTTTCCCTAGTCTAAATTCTGAGGTTATATTTCTAGGTGCAAAGATCGTGTCTCCAATATTAACGTGATCACCTACTTCAACCTTAGGATCCACCACAACATTCAGATCGTACATGGAATTAACTAAGTGAGATTTATACTCTACAGACTTTCCATTAGGTCCCTTTACTTTAATTACGTTTCTATCCTTATAATCCACTACTCCTGAAGATAAAGCATAGATATTTAAAGGGTGAGTCTTAGCTCCATCATCATGTCCCGAACTAACTGCTGGTACATCTGGGTTTATAAGTTCAACGGCTTGGTTACTCATGTTTCCTCCCATTGATACCCTAATTGAGTCCGTATAGTTAATCATAGGGATCCTTCTAGTTGAGTAAGAAAGTTTGTCATCAGCAGAAGCATCTATATAGCACGGTTTAGGTACTTCAGATAACTTATACTCTCCAATTACTTCACCTCTCCTCCTTACTTTAACTTTTGGTTCTACTTTCTTGTTTATATAGTCTACATTCTGGTTGTCAATTATGTATGAATCAAAGTAATCTATATAAGGAAGGACTACAGGCTTAAAGTTCATATCAAATACCCTAATAGAAATACCACCATCCTCATCAATAACAGAACAAACATTAAGCTCATTCACGATATTCGCATTGGCATTTTCTGGAGTTCTAATTGGGTCTATGATATCTACTAAGCTTCTATTATACTCTGTGTACTCTGAAAGCTTAATCCTTCTTGATAGTGCAGAGAATGTTAGTGAGTTTACTTTAGAAGGGTTATCAATCATACCTCCATGTGAAAAGAACTTACGGATATACTTGTTCATCTCACTGGCATAGATCTTTCCTCTTCTTGGTAAATCTGAAGCTATCCTTGTATAAACCTCTTTCTTATGACTCTTTAGGAAGTTAACTAAACCTGCTTGAACTGTGAGAACCTTTTTGTCTAGTATATGATCCTCCACCTTGTCGTTATAACCCGCGAACTTATCTTTAGCTATAAGCAGCATCTCTTTGGTTAACTCTTTAGGTGTCTTATCTAGTCCTAGCTTTATTACCATCTTCTTTAAAATACTCCCATCTACAACTCTTGCTTCTTCTGGTAACTCCTCTATGCTATTTAAATCTATAATAACCTCTTCCCCGCTGCTGTTTAGATACTTGAATAGGTTAGTCTCGTAGTTATAAGTCTTATCTTGGTCTACTACAAACTGAGACTCATAAAACCTAGCATTTCTATCATTATCCAGCATTAAAGTAGGAGTCTTGTATTTCCCAAAGATAATGAATGAATCGTTTACCATCTTAGGAACTTCAATCACAATAGGCTCAGGCTGCTCTCCAGTTTCTAAATTAATGTAACTGAGGAGAATATCATAATTATAAGTCTGCTCTAGCTCTATTGCTCTTGATAACTCTACTTTTGGGTGAACGACTTCTATATTAACCACCTCGAAACCTCTCTTCTTTAATGGGTTATTGTAGTAAGATGTTAATATTTCCGGGAGTCTTTCTTCTATGAAATAATTATAGCTATTGTTCATTGATCCACGTGTATATTTTTGTGTACTTATTTAAAATGTTCTCTACTGTGTGCCTTAGTTCTGGTGGGATCGAAACTTCTATATCCATCATAGTTGCATCACTTTCATTAGGAGAAATCTTGAGGGAGTCTTGTTTTATCTCCCCCTTAACTTCCTCAGTAAATGCGTCTATGTTGAATCCATCCCACCTTAAGAACCTGCAAATACTAAACCTTAATTCCTCCATAGTTGTTTAATATTATATAGTTCAGCGCGTAATTCTTATTTAATACATCCAGCAGACTTCTCATAGTAGCTCTTTTATAATCTGGTTTAAGCTCCATGAAATACTCTAATATATCTTTTGTAACTGGTATAATATTATAAAGAAGACCTACATTTTTTACTAGTTCATCTTTTGTTAATACTAAGGTGTCATTATTGTGGTAGAGTATTATCTCCTTATCGTCTATATTCTCAGCCCCAAGATTAACTCTATGCAGTCTATCCTTGTAACCTTGAAACTCTAAGACTGTATTTATCGCTGGAATGTCAAGATTCTCCCAGAGTTGTGGTGTAAAGTCCAGCCCGAATATACTAGAGACTACATCAGATAGAGCTATTTCCAATTCTGACTCATCCTCGTAAGTGAACTGACCAATCATTACATTATCTCGTGTTATTATTAGTGAAATCATCGTTATTATGCTAAATTGTTATATTCTAATTGGCTTCTAAATATTATATCAAGCGGGTCTTCTCTCTCAGATCCTTCATTCTCCAGTAGATTATCTAAGGTCTTATTAGCGTAACCAAAGGCAATCTTAGATAGAGCAGGAAGTTCTTTAAATGCACCCTTAACTCCGGAATATGTAAGTTGTCCTCCTAAATTAACTGAACAGATACGATATAGAAATTCAATTAAATCTTCAGTTACATTCCCGTTAGCTTCTAGGAATTGCTGTCTGAATACCATATACCTATCTCTAATCGCATCATCTCCCTGTAACTCCGGATTGCTGTACTTATTCATACTTACTACATCAGAGGAGATTTTAGCATGTTTAGCTACTCTTGCTCCTTCTGGATAATAATAAAGAGTAGGTGTATCTAAGTGTTGAGAATTAATCATAACCCCATTAACAAATACTCCGATCTTATTCCTTGGTAAAAACTGATAACTAATAATACCTTCATATGGCGAATAACTCACTGATGGTTGAATATTGTTATTAGCGTTCTTGTTACCTAGTGAAATAGGGAATGTATCAATAAGTTTAGATATAGCCTCGAATTTATAAGTAGGTGAGAGAAGCTTATGTATATACCCAATAACATCCCCTTTCTTAAACTTATACAGATTCACGATAAACTCTTTACTCTTTGGATAAGTCTCTATTACATCTCCATATTTAATTGTATACGTATTTTCAGTAACCTCGGTAAGTTCCCCATCTGCCTTAGCTCTATGTATAAACCCTTCATTAATCATCTTAAATGTAGCGTTGTGTTTAATAGATAGTACAGACTGGGTCATCGCTTCAGTTAAAGTCGTAGAGAATGAGAATCCAATATTACTGTCTTGATAATAGTCTAATAATTGTGACACTTGGTTTCTATATAGGTTAGTGTCCTTATTAAATATACAAGATGGCAGCTTAACTATTTTCCCATAATCCTTCTCTGTAATTTCGTGACCCTCCAAAGTAAGTCTCCCTTTATAGTATGGCGAAGATTCCACCTCTAAGTAACTATTTCCAGGAGCATCTTTATCTTGAAACTTAAACCCTTTACCAATTGTTACCAGCTGTCTAGTTAAATATCCTGAACCACCTACACCTTCCTGCTTAATCCCTACTACTTTACGGTTTGTTATTGCATCAGAATAGTAGTCATCAGGTGAAAGTCCATTTAAGAGATTCGTTTCCATTACATCTATAACCCCTTCATTTGATATTGTAATTTTAGGGATAGATAGATCGAGTACTTGTTTCATCTTAATCCTGTTTGAACTCTCTAGTCTGTCTTTAATAGCTGGTGTAAGTGAATCTTTAGCTTGTTCAGTAAAGTTCTTATAAGCCTCAGAGATTCTAATTAGTTTCAGCTGTGGAGATAAGCTTTCATCATTTTTAATTCTAACCATCTCCTTATGTAAACTAGTGTCCAGGTCTAAGTAAAGTTGGTTAAGCGTAAGAGATGTAACTCCTTTAAACTTAACAACCTCTGAACCAAAAGATGCTAGTTTATGTATAATATCTAACCTATCTGACTTAACTGAAATGTACTCCATAATCACTAGTATATTCTTAGCGTTTATAGGTTGTCCATCTCCAATTAAATCATCAATACTACCCTTTATATATGTTGAGATCATTAACCTGCCGTAACAAGTGATCTTTCCATTGTACTCTAGAGGTGTATTGTAGTTAATTTTGTTCGCATTTAAAAGCTCTTCTATCTGTGAGGAATCTGTAATCTTAATAGGCTTAGGTCCCATCTCAATTCTACTTCCAAGGTTAAGCCCTAAAAGAAACTCGTGAGAAGGTGTAAGCAATGTTTTAAGGTTTGACTCCTGATAATATAAAGCTTCTGGACCTATTCTCTGCTCTACATATTCCGTATAATCCTTAGGTACTGCTGTTATTGAAAGAGAGTCCCCATCAAAGTCAGCTCCATAAGGTTCAATAATAAGAGGATTTAAGCCCATTGTAAAGTTATCATTTAATACAACCTTATAACAACCAATAGATCCTTTATGTAGTGATGGTGCCCTGTTGATAATTACTCTTCTATCAGTCACCCAACCTCTAAAGTCATCTAAGGTTTTGTAAGTTGTAAAATCGACATACCTCATTTCTGCATCTAAAGGACTAAGTTGATATTTATCTCTAAGGTATTCTATAAAGTCAGTCTTAAACATTTCATAGGCTACCTTAATTGGGATAGATACTTCGTCAGGCTTTAGAGTTATGTCTGGTACAATATAATTTCTGGCTGAGTTTGTGATTCTCTTCTTTAATTGAGTTCTTGCAAAGTTCTGCTTAGATGGATTATTAAGTTTACTCATTTCCATTATCTGAGAGACTATAAATTTCCTAAGCATATTCCTATACATCACTTTATCAACGAGAGGGAGTCCTTTTGCATTCATCTCAGTATTAACCATCTCAACCATGTAGATAATACTCTTATAAATGACAGACTCTCCAGACACAGCAAGCTCCTTCTTTCCATTAACCGTTCTAATTGCTACAGGTCTTTGGGAAATAGGAGATACGATAATATACTTGTTGATATAGTTCTGTGCCTCTTTGTACTTATCTGGGTAGTGTTTCTCTAGTAAAGCCATAAGGCCCTCTAGTGAAGTATAAATCTCATTCCCAAAATACTCAAGAGACGACACTATACTATTCTCTTTCTTGTCATAATTATAGTTACACAGGCAGAGGTATTCTATTTTATTTCTAGTACCTTTTGGAATCTCTAGTATATCCTGAATAAGAGCTAAAAATTTCTTCTCCTTATACCTTAATAAATAGTAAACCGTTGTATCAATATAAGCATAACGGTAAACCTCATCATCAGAAGGTAGTATGGTAGAGGAGCAGATGTTACAAGTGATGTTGATTCTATTCTTCAAGTTACCACAATTACACCTATCTCTAAATACGGATCCAAAAAAGTTCTTATCATAAAGTCCACCATTAATAGGTGATAGCTTAGTTGAATTTGCTTCCCCTATTCTCAAGTTAAAGTCCATATAGGTTGTAACTTGCTGACCTCTGGCTAACTCTAAGATTCTCTGGTCTGATACTGCTTTATACCCCATAGTTCAAAATTATCTGGTTAAACTTCTTAGTCAATTCTGGGTCGTTTAATTTCTCAACCAACTTCCCAGTAACTATATTAATATTATCTTCGTACGTTTTCTTGTTCATGTTTAAAGAGTTGAGAATAGTTGTTAGTGGTGGATTTATTATTTTATGGTATTCCTTTCTAAGCTCACTAAACAATTTCCTCTCAGCTGGCGGAGCGTTAACGAATTCGGTGATATTAAAAGTATTCCTAACAAAAGCTAAATTATTCTGTCTCTTAAGTAGTGATATTAGTTTTGATTTAGGGAACTTCTCTTCAATCTTAGTCATCGCTTCCTGCCAAAAATCCGTAAATTGAGATGGATAGTTATTGAATTCTAAAATCACCTGCTCATACTCTTTTGGTTTATATAGCGTACTCTCTTTGTAATAAAAGTTAGACTGTAAGAATTTAACCACTAAGGCTTTTAATAAATTAGGTCTCGCATTAACATTCTCTACTTCTTTAATAAACTCATTGACCTCCTCAACCAAGATTCTCGTTATAATGTCATCTGTCGACTCTACCATTCTTATAGCTGAGTTTCTAGATTCCACTTCTAAACCTTCTTCATCGACCTCTTGCTGATTCTCTTCCCATTCTTTAATTACTGTTCTGTTCTTTCCGTTAATGTTTAAGACAGACTCTATATCGCGGAGAACCTTATTGTAAGATGTATTCCGCTCAAAAGAAGAAAGGATCAGAGTCATAATGTTAATCGAATCGTCTGAACCAATTTGCTCGTACACCTCCATCAAGCGAGAAGACCGTATGTCAACCCCTGAGGAGCCCTGCTGTGTAATTTCCATATGTTATAATTATACTGTTATTTCTGTTTCTTTTTGTTGTTGTATTGCGTTTTTAATCATTGACAAGTACCCTCCATCATCTTCACAAGCCTCTAAGACTAATAAAGCTGTGTCGTCAAAAGATAAACCAGTCATCTCTCCGGCATTAAATATATCACCTAAAGTTTGAAACTCATAAATCACCTCTTCTTCACAAGTACCTTCATTATAATACTCCATCATCCATCTTATTCTCTGAGGGTAGTGTCGTAATCCTTGAGGTAATTCTTTCGAGTTGTTTAGTATCTTTTCTCCCATACCATTTTGTGCTAGGTTATATTTTAGGTAAAAGTACATTCGGAGAGTATATAAAGGAGTTATTCCTGTAAATTCAAAAGCTCCCTCACTATAAGTTATATCCTTTTTCATGCACAAGCTACTATTCCGATCAAAGGTAGGGCTAGTTCTATTATCTAAGTATACTGCTTTAGGTGGATAGAAGGTATTATTATCATCACTACGCCAAGAGCAATTTTTAGTATCCCAGAACTTTTCAGCTTTAGATCTTTTGGAATATTCTAGGTAATCAAGTATCGTCTTATTTCCAGTTTCAGCAATACTTACTACACCCTTTTTCGGATGATAATTCCCTTCAAATACTTCAAAATTACACTTAAGACTATTAACAAAAGATTTAAGAGCCTCTATAGTGTATACAACCTTCTCTCTATAGGCAGCTTCCTCTTTATCAATCTCAGGTAATCTTAAGCTTTTAAAATTTCTTGGATCATAACCTTTAAAGTACTTCTCTCTCTCAAGGTTTAGGATATAAGCATTCTCTGGGTTTCTAAGGGATTTATGGAATATTTTAGCCACTTCCGATTTCCCTTTTCTGTATGACCAGTTTATATTTTTATCTGATTGTCTTCTAAATTCCTCTAAGTCATAATTCACTAAAACCTGACAATCCCTATCTCTAAGCTTATGCATCAAAGACTGAAATCTACACTTAGCTCTATCATAAACATTAACAGAATCTAAAAAGTCCTTGAAAATAATAATATGATTAGGTGTGTCATACTTGTTTAGCATATTGTCTAACATAGCGGGTGACATTTTGTCCTGATTTCTAATTCCGGTTGAAGTTTCATAAATTACCTTCGCGCTATTTTTTAGAATCTCAGACATATTTTCTTTTGCATCTCTCTCTGGATTCCTTGATACGAAAACTAGAGTGAAATTCTTAATCCCATCACCTCCTAATAATTGGTTAAGGATGCTGTATGGGTTTAATCTTTGTTTCTTACTGAATAAATCGTTGGATATGGCTATCATTTTATTAAGTTTTTTTTATCTTGGTTAGTATTAAATTTAATTAGCAAAAAGCGTGCCAAACTAAAAGTCGAAGCACAACATTTTTATTTTTACATCTATAAGGCATTACCCCAAGCTAAACCCTGCCGACTTTTTCAGTGAGCTTTTTCCAATCTACTAAAAATACCCACGTTCAATTTAAGGTACTTTTTAGCTCATTTAAGACACTTTCTCTATTTGACTAGTAAATTGTATTAGAGAAGTTATTTTGGTTGATTTTTGATAGGTTTCTGAAGGTTATTTATGTAAGTAGTTGATTCTCAGAGGTGATTAAAACCTACCCATGTTATAAGGATATTATAATATTATATATAGTCGCTACACTATCGTTTCGCTCCTTAAACTGAAATAAAAATAAAACTAGAAAAACTAACTTTGAGATAACAATAAACTTTCTTTCTTATAATCTTTTTGGTTGAACTTGGCGGGGATCTTATCGACCCCGCCAGAATAAACTTAAGTTAAGCTCATAAACCTATTCAAAATCGATTATCTTTTCTTAGCTAGTATAATTACCTTACTAAAAATAGATCTTAGCTAAAATAAGCCTTAAATGAGCTGAACCTAAAATTTAAAATAAACTCAACTAAAAAGTAAACTAACTCTCAACATTATCTTAGGTTTATAGTTTTAACATGGGGCGCTTTATTGTTAACCCTTATTAAAACTAGCCTTTCCATAAACTGTTTAACTTTTATAATCCTTCCTTGTTATCCTCAAAGTTAATTTTTCTAGTTTTGAATTTAGAATAACCTATGACTATTTAAACAGATCGAAAACCTTCTTAATATCAAACTCTATTACTCCTTCCTTCTTCAATCCTAAAATTCCAATAACTGTCATAGCTATAAACCCTGCTATTCTAAAAATTGATCCCATAATCTATAAACTTTAATTGGTTAATTCTTCTTTCTTTTTGAACCAGTGAAACATAGTCCTACTCATATCTTTAATAGTTCTATGCTCAGCTCCCCACAAACAAATAACTAGAACTTCGATACCCTCTTTATTGCACAACCCTTGAATCTCCTTAAGCCTAACTCCAAAAGTCCAACTCGAATCTCTGAAGTAAATCTTGCTGTCATCATTTAGTGTCAAATTGTCAGTTAAATTACCAAACAAAACTGGACACAACTCTTCAACTGACTTCATAATATTCCTTCCGTTAATCCCTTTGAAGAATAAGTGGAATCTAAGGTTGTCATCTTTAATCATCATACTCTTCAAAAATTCCATCATGATAGCTTTCAATCCAAAAGTATCCTTTAGCATTTGTAACTTTAACTCTAATCTCAGCTTCATAAAAATAATTAGACAGCTCAGTTAACTCATCTAATCTCTTAAGGTCATTCCAGTCAGCTTCAAACTCTCCCTTACTAAAATCTCCCGTTAAGTTCTCAGCTAAGGTAGGACATTTCTCTAAGATTACACTCTGCAGCTGACCTATTTTAGTATCAGGTACATTCCAAATCTCAAACTCAAATTTCTCCATATACTACTCATTTTTATTATTGTTGTTATTTTCTCCCCAAAGTTTCAACCCAATTAACCTAATTAAAGGATAACACAGGGCTGACATCAATAGGTTTACTTTAGTTCCTGTTATAGCTGCAAATATTACTACACAAGCTAAGAACAGTATAAACCTCCCGAATTCACTAAGGCATCCTTTCATAATTGTTTTTTCTTTTTGTCGTTTTCGTCGTATTTGTATTTTTTACTTAGATAGTGAGCGATAGTGTTTCCATTTTTCTCCTCCTCATGTCCTTTCATCCACTCTATCTTCAAATCCTCAAAACCTTCCTTTAGTTCTTCATACTTCTCCCATAAATCCAAATTGCTGCTGTGGTTTATCTCATCTACTACATATTGGGAATCGGTGTAGAGGGTGGTTGGGAATTTATTGAACCTATGCTTTGTTAGATATTCAAGTCCATTAATGGCAGCCAAGAGTTCTAATCTGTTAATAGTAGTTCCTTCCTCTTTTCCATATAGCCTCTTATACCCTTTCTTACTAAAATTCAGTTCCATATAACAGCCCCAGCCACCTCTTTTCTTTCTCATATCATAGCTGCCGTCTGTATACAACTCTATATAATTTTTCTTATCCTCTCCATTCATATTTTAACTTTTCTCCTATTTTACTTAAGTGTTCATCAATTCTACCTCCTTCTATAGTTAACTCATTTCCTTCTCCTATATCAAGTGCATCAACTACAAACCTAGTCCCTGAGTTCAACTTTACTTTTACCTTATTATTACTACTCCCTTCTCCTACAAAAGATATCCTAAATGACCCAGTGAAGTTGAAGTTAGTTAAGTCTAAGTCCACCTCATTTGAAGCTCTATGTAAAAACACCTTGAAACCATTTACCTCAACTCTTACACTACTCCTTACATTAATTTTACCACCTTCCCAAGAGTTAATATACCCAAGTGACCAAGGAGCATTCTCTTCAGCTATATCTACATTTAATTCTGAGTTTGAGTGTAATTCTATAGATTCTACTGGGATATAGCTGTTAGTCCCTAGAGTTGACCCATAGAGCGTAACTTTATTTACTCTCTTATTTCCATATGTAGTTGTAGTTTCAAAGTCGGAACAGAGGAAGGTTATTCTTTTAAATTTGTCATAGAACTTGAACACCTGAGTACCTTTTGCATTAACTATTATAAGCTCATCGATACACCACATATCCTCCCCTTCAAATACCTGCTGATCTTTAAACATACCAGAAATCCAACTATTAGGTCTCCAATCAAGATTCACCAAGTTAACTAGACTCTTTAAAAATCCAAGATCATTCCACTCGTCCGTATAATTTTTAATTTGATTAACTCTTTCAATTGGGTGATCTTCTTCATAGAGTCTTTTAATAATCTCAGTTCGCTTTGTATTATCTAATTTCATATTCTACTTCATTTTCTGCATAAATCGAGTCTCGTCTAACCCCTCTAATCATTATCTTGTTTCCCTCAGCTGATTTCAAAGCTCTAAGCTCAACCCTAGACTTCTCTCCAAAATTATTCAGATCGATTCCTATTTTATTATTATTCCCGAAAATCTCAATATTAACATACTGGGCTTCTTTTCTTTTAACCGTTGAGCCGAATAAGATAGTCGAATTGTCTCCCATTACTTTTATTAGAACCGTTTGCATAGGAGGGTGGTCAGATCTAGAAACAATTTGAACATCACTCTTAGAATCTATCATCCATAGTCCTGTTTTGTTAGTAGTACTCGATTCAACTTTACTTCCTCTAACTATAATGGACTGAATATAATCTCTACACTTCTCAAGATCCACCTCTGAAGCCCTAATATCTAAACTCTCATCATTATTTGTCACTAAGAATCCCGGAATTTCACCTCTATAGTTTATTACTCGTATTGTTTTATAGTGAAGGCCTCTTAGTGAATTACCTCCCATAAAGAACTCATTACGAATATGCAAAACCTCCTTCTCCTTAAAACACTTACTTAAAACTCCACCTCTCTCCCAATCTAACTCCTGTAACTCTGAATCAACCCTAGTTAAGAAATCAAAATCATGGAGGTAATAATCATTAAGGTTTTTCAAGTCATCTATATCTAAGTTTTCTTCATGTTCAAGTAGGGTCTTTATTAATTTGTCTCTGTTCATATCACTTCATAGTCTACATTGTTATTCACTAATTCATCTACATTCAGATTCTTTCCTCCTTCTATAATAATCTTAACTCCTTCCGTCTCACAATCCCAGTACATCGATTTAACTTCAGTATTTTTATTTAGCTTCACGTGTATATAGTTATTAATTCCAGATCTGTGAAAGTGAAGTTTGAAGAGTTTTAGTTTTAAGTTTCTAAGGTCTAACTCTACTTTATTATTGCTTCCCCCGGTAACTCTAAGCACAAATTCACCTTCTTTAACTTTATCTGCAACTCCAGCCTTCATAAAAACCTCAGAATTACTACCCTCTACTAAAACACGATATAAATGCATACCGCCTCTACTCTTTTTAGTTAAGTTCAGGTTTACCTTAGAGTAGTCTTTTAATATTAATTCTGTTGTAGGTGGTGGAATTATTGTAGTTAACTCAGATCCGTTTAGTTCAATGTTTTCTATGGGGTGCTTACTTTGATTGTCTGGATCTAAGGTAAATACACTGGAGTAAAAAGTAACCTCATCTTTGTAAGGGATAACATACTCATCGCTAACTACTCTTGCTAAACACCACTCAGATTGAAACTCCTCACTTAGTATTTCACCATCATTAAAACACTCACTAACCATACTTCCTAACCTAAAATCAACTGAATGAAACTTAGATAAACAACGAACAAAGGAGTCAGGCTTAAGGGAATAACCTTCGTATCTAGAAATCTCAGCCAAATCCTCATAACTCAACTCCTCATTCTCCATTAACGCTCTAATCATTTTATCTCTGTTCATAATCTACTCCACTATTAATTAACTCACTTGCATTTATAGAACTACCACCTTCAAGAATAACCTTCACACCTTTAGTATCACCATTCCAGAAACCAAAGTTAACCGCAGTATCTGGACTTACTTTTAGGTGAATATAATGGTTAGGGCCTGAGTGATTAAAGAATACCTCGAGTTTATCTATTTTTAATTTCCTAAGGTCTAATTCAGCTCTACTATTCTCCCCAGTAATCCTTAAATAAAACTCTCCACCCTTAACTTTATCTTCTACCTCAGCTTTTATTATTAACTCAGTCTCCTCTCCATTTATAGCTACTCCACTTAATTCAATACCACCATACTTACTCTGCTCTTTTAGGTTGATAATTGCCTTAGAGTGGTTTTCCATAGTGATACACGTTATAGGGGGTGGAGTTGTAGTTACTAATTCAGATCCATACAAATCAACATGCTCTACTGAATATAACCCTTGAAATTCATCCATTAGCTTAAATTTACTGGAGAAATACTTAACTTGTCGGGCATTAGGAATTATATACTCATCACTTGTAACCTTAGCAAAATACTTAACCTCGCTCCCATGATCACTTAATTCCTCATTCTCATCAAAACACTCGCTAATCTAACTACCTAATCTAAAGTCTACAGGATCTCTCGAAATAAAGTTGATGATTACATTAGGGTGAGCGGAGTATATGTGGTTGTTGAGAATACTTAGAGAACTGCCTTTAAAACCTTCATCCTCTAGTAAAGCTTTGTATAACTTTTCTCTTTCCATTGATTGTTATTTTATTCTTGTTAATACTTAGATCTTTTATTGTTATTCTTGTAGGATCTGGATGAGTTATATTTATTTCACAATCTTTACCTCTATCATGTATCCCACCCTGAATTACAATCGAACTATTTAGTAAGTTAGTAAAGTCCAAGTCTAATATAATATCATCTCCTTTTAGACTTAAGTTGAACGTATTTTTAGATTCTTCCTTCACTTCCGACGATATACTTAAACTACTGTAACCGAATACTTTATAGTGAAATGAACTAATGCCAGGTCCTCTAGGTTTACTCTGAGCGATCTCTAAACTCGAACCATACCAAACAAAGGTCTCATCAAAAACTAAGTCAAATCTATCAAGCTTAACGATACTGCCAGAGACAAATAAATCCTTAGCAAACTCACCTTCAATATCTAACTTCAAGCTGAATATACTATCTAAAATCTCTATACTCCTCCCAATTAGTACACCTAACTCTGAGGCTTTCTGTTCACCGCTCATGTTGATCAAGTAGAAATCCGAAACTAGACTATTGTAAGATTTAGTAACTACAGTATTCTTTTCAAACGTCTTCCTAAATACACCCTTTCCTTCATATTCCATCTTTAGAGCAGTCACGAGCCCATAATCATCAGTAGAGGTAGCTTCAAATCTCCTAAGAAAGCCTACATCTACTTCTTCACTCTCTAATATTTGTCTCATTATTGGTTTTGCATTCATCTCTTTATCAGTGTGTTGTTTTTCAGTGAGGTTTCCTTTTCAATTACTACTAGGTTCTTCTCATTAGCTCCTATAATTTCCACTTCATTTCCCACTGCTGTTGTACTAAAACTAATCACTACTGACATATTTTTAAAGTTTCTCAGATCTATTTTAACTGTATTATTATCCTCTTCGATTCTGATATTTAACGTTAACTTAGACATAACAGGAACTTTAGATGAGATACTTAGGGTGTTTGGGAAATAGTGTCCTCCATTAATCGAACACTTCATCACTAAATTATCCTCTATATCTGTGGTTTCATTCTCTATAGTTAGGTTTGAGTTGTAGCCTAAGACACACGAGGATTTAATCATGTCAAATTTATGCATCTTAAGGTTACTATCTCCCAAAAGCAAATCAATCACATACTTATTAGAGCTTAGGAAGAGTTTATCAAAATTACAATTACTCAGATGAAGTCGCTCTACCCAAATTACATGACTCCCAATTCTTTCTTCAAAATTTCCCTCTTCATTAACTACAGAATAAGACTCAGTAACTATAGGAAGTTTATGCATTAGCGGCCAGAGTTCCTTTTTACTAATCAGAAGTTCTCCCTTATTAAAATACTTATAGAGGTGCCTAATGTCAAACTCACTCTGTAATGGTAAATAGAAAACCTCCTCAAAGAACCTCCCGTCACTATCTAACGTTTTCGCATTCTCCAGCCACTTATCATATAGATTTTCCATTTGAAGTAGCTCTCTCGTTATTTCTTTTCTATTCATAATTTTCTCCATTTATCATTATTTTATTTACACTTTTGTAATCCCAATACATACCATTAAGTGTAACCCTTCTTGGACCGGCTATTATGTTAATCTCATTATTCTCAGCCCCTTTATGAAAATCAAACTCAACAGCGGCGTATCGAAAATTAGTCAAATCAATCTCCACTTTACTATTACAAGAGCGAATCGTGATGTGGAAAAAGAAGTCATAATCACTCCCAATATATACACTAGACTTTATCGCCAAACTACATTCATCCCCTAAAAGTCTATACTGCCTACTTATATACCTAGAATCATCTTCATCCCAAAACCGTAAGAAGTTCTTTATCGCTCCCCAAATTGGAAACCTTCTTTTGTGATCCATGTTAAACTCAGTTCTATCTAGAAGAATATAGGATCCACTAGAAAAGAGTAGATTATCAACACTAACTTTGCTATCAAGGATGCCTATATTGCTCACGAAATGTTTATTACCCTCACTTGTTATGTTAATTTTGCTATTCACTATATCGATGAATCTAGAAGCCCCTGTGGTATTTAGGTAGTTCTTTAAGTTAACCTCATTGTCGATACTGTGATTAACTAAGATGAACGAAGGCTTACCTCCAAGTGCTATATCGTCTTGTCTAATAATTTCAAACTCCTTAAACATCGCATAAACCCTACCATCCCCAAGAAATTTCCCAAACTTACTAGAGAATAGTATATACACTATGTCAAAATAACTAAGAAAATTCAACTCTCCTAATTCTTTTATAGGCAAGGTTTCACACTCTACTAACTTCCGGTACAATTCATAACTTCCTGATTCCATTTACTTTAACTATATTTTCTACCCTAACAGAATTCTCACTCAAATAATAATCGGCTACTACATTTCGGTCATCTTTAACATTAATTATATCCACTTCATTATCCCTACAAAAATCACCAAATATAATCTCTACATTCCAACCACTTAAATTCTCCATATCTATTGTCACCTTGTTGTTTGTAGTTCCCTCATATCTAAAATCTAGTTCAATCGTGTAATCTTTAGTGCCACCGACTGGAGCAACTTTAGAAGATATATTAAGCACGTTGTTAGACCTGAGGATATTGAATCTTAGAGCGTAGGGGGTTACTAGAGGTTTTACATTCAATATTTCTAAAGTAGTATCACCAGCTAGAGAGTAACCCTTCCTTGAAAAATTAAAATCCCAAAGCTTCAAGTTACTATCTCTAAGTGCTGTGTAAGCTTCAACAAACCAACTCTTATACCCACTAAAACTCTGAACGTTACAATTATGAATATAGAGAGCAGAGAGTTTATCGATTAAGTCCTTTGCAAATAACCTAGGCACACTTGAAGCATGTCCATCAAAGTTAATCATAATGCCACTAGGAACGGTTTTCGGAACTTCCCATATGACAAACTCTTTTCCGAAATGTGGGTAGACCTTAGACATGTCATCTGTTTTTGCTTGTAAGGCTAGATTCACAAAGTCAAAGTCAGATCCTCTCCTCTCTAAACTCCTAATAAAATCAAACTCAATGTTATTATCCTGTAAGAGCTCCCGTATTATTTTCTCTTTGTTCATACTGTCTAATTCCGTTTACTATTATCTCATTATCTTCAAACATCTCACTACCGCCATTAATACCGAGCTTTACTGATTTATAAGGATACCTAGCGTTTATATTAATTCTACAACCCTTACAACCACCATGCATTGTTAAATCTACAACTCCTTTCCTAAATTTCATCAAGTCTATATCTACTGTATTAAAGTGAGTAGCAATCTCTATATCTAACCTGAAATCTTTCTCTGGAGCTGTATTTGATCTAAAGGTTAACTTACTCCCCATCCCCTCCATTGCAAAACTAAGATACGAAGGAAGAGTGACAGCCCCATTAACCACATGCAGCTCACTATCAGAATCTAAGGCGTAATGGTGTACACTAGAGTTATTTCCTAGATGAGCTGTTATTCTACTATCATGCAACACAAAAGCCACAAACTCATGAAAAGATACATCCTTAATAATAGTCTCACTCCCAAAGAAACCAAAGAACTTACTGTCTCGATATTCTTTTAGTGAGATCTCAGGTTTATTATAGTTGAACGCTCTCCAAAACTTCCAATTCCTAGTACCTTCATCTAAAACAAGTATCTCATTCTCACCAAACAAACTACCTACAACCTCCCCTCTATACTTAGCTAGAACCCTCAGTGCGTCATTTAGGTTTCCAGTGTACGCCATCTCATCTACAATAAACAGATCAACATTCTCTAACTCTGCAACTCTTCTACACAATTCTTCTTTAGTCATCATGTATTATTTCTATTTTCAGTGTGTTATTATTATCTGTGAAGTTCTTTTCGGTTTTAACAACAAACTCTGGAACCATGTGTCTTACTACTACTTCGTTATTCTTGGCAAACGACATTCTCTTCAGCGTTACTCCAGATCTAATCCCAAAGTTATCCATATCTATTATTACCTTGTTATTCTCTCCATACAAAACCAAAGTAACCTCAATATTAACTAACTCTAGAGACACTTCATTACTAAACAAAACTTCTGAATTATCTCCAATTACCGAAATCACAATATCATCAACCCCCAAGCCCCGAGTTTTATTAAGATTCACAATTTTTACATCACTATTAGAATCTATCATCCACTCTGAGAAAGGTTCATACTTATTAGATACAACTCTACTCCCCCAAGTTTTGATTTTCGGTTTGTAGTCGTTGAAGTCTTTTGGAATAATCACATCAGAAGCTCTAAACTCCAATGCTTTATCTCTCGTCTTTAATACTGAATCTTTAACCTCACCTCTGTAATTAACAAACCTAACAACCTCCCTTGAAGTATCTCTATAAGAACCTTTGTAGTCCTCTTCTGGTGATCTTACTATTTCATTCTCTTCAAAACACTTACTAGCAGGGCTTCCTATACTCCAATCTATATCTTCTACTATTGTACCAAGCTCAGTAAGAAAGAAGGAATCAGGGTAATCTTTTTCTTGTAACCTTCTAATATCCTCTAAATACAACTCCTCCTCACCCTCTAAAACAACTCTTATCAATTTTTCCCGGTCCATAGTATTACTTTGTTTGATTCTTCTCCTTCCATTTCTATCTGTATATTATCTGGGTTATGTACTCCTTTAATCTCAGCTACATTATTTTTAGCCTCTATATTTCCAAGAAGGTGACAAAACTCTATATAAACTGATGCATTAGGTATATTCTTTAAATCCAGCCTTATTTTATTGTTTGAACTATATGCTATTATATTAAGTCTTAGTGGAGTATCTGTTTTGTATTTTGAACTCAACTCGAAGGTACTCCCCAATTCACTCCTGGAGGTAAGCGTAACTCTAATTTCTGTATAGCTTCCTGGGTGAGGTTTCTTGACTAGATTATTAATTACCACCTTAGACCCACCAAAAATATCATAACCAGAAGCTGCAAACAAATGATCAACTGTAAGATTAGAACCCACCGCATCAATCATTCTAAGCTTTCTTTCCCACAACTCACTGTAACACTTAATACTAACATCTGATCCTACGAAATGAAGAAAGTTAAGAGGTTTAGTATCCCCATTAATCTCATACTCTCCCTTCCAGTTAATCTTCATCAGACCTTTGTATCTTCTCAACGTCCTTGTCCTCTTGAAACACTTCTCTATAAACCCTCCACCTAACCTCCAATCTATACCGTGAACTCAAAGTGCATACAAACTCACCCAGTCATAGTCGGTTTGGGATTTATAGTGTTTATCGAAATAGGTTACATCCTCGAGTTTTACACCCTCTAACTCTAAGGCTACTTTATTCATCGTATCTTTCATAATCTCTTTTTTTTTAACATGCTAAATAAGTGGGATCTGTGTAAAGCTTATTATTTACGATCACTTTATTATTATATGACCCATCACCTATCGTATTTACTGTTACATCTTTTGGTACATTTATTAGTTCCACCATGTTATCTCTAGCTAAATCTCCAAAACTAATATTAACTCTATGTACACTATAATACTTTTCTAAATCAATCACCACCTCAGAGTTACTACAATCATCCAGGAAGGTAAGGTCTATCTGCTCTAAAACTTTATCCACTACTTCAGACGTCATACTAAACTTATTCCCTCGATCCGATTCAACAGACTGGTGGAATATTACATTTAAACAAACTCTACCCCAACCACCATTTGTCCCGGTTTTATTGACTATACTTACCTCAGAAGAATCAACCATAGAAATAGTAGTGGATAAGAGAGGGTTATTGATTACAGCTTTTGAGTTAATGATAGTGAGATTTTTAAACCTATTTGAGCTAAAGTAATCATCTAAAAATATAACATCACTCGCTATAAAAATACTATAAGGATCCACAATAGAACCATATCTAAGCTCTCCTTTGTACTTAATGAAATAGTTGTTAGTATAGTCATTAGCCGTGTAAAGCTCCGTATTATCATCAAAGCAGCTCAATAAATCCTCTCTAGTCCAGTCTATAAAACAAGTAGAGAATACAGAATGGAGAAACTCAGCATCATCACTTTCATAATCTATCCCATCATTCCATACTCTTGCATCCTCATCTTCCAGCAGTAACCTTAAAAACTTAGTCGTATCCATCATTCTTAACTATTACTTTATTCCACTCTTCACTAAATGTACATGATCCCTTCTCATCTGATTCACTCTCTACGGCTATAAAGGTATTAATGTCATCCAGTTCTGTTCTAATTTCACAATCCACCAGTACAACATTCTTACAATTCTTTATAGCTCCATTAGATAAGAAGTTACAATTATTAGCTAGAAAACTTTTAACATCTACAAATCTAATCCCCCCTTCCTTAAAACCAGATTCGACAATACTTACATTCTCACAATTGGCAAACATAACCTCAATTAAATTAACGCCTATAAGCCTAATTCCAGTACTCTCTCCAGTTACATTAATCCTACCTATCCCACACCCTTCTATTACTGTATCATTTTGTATTATAGATTTAGAGTAGATAGATGAATTTATAACCCTGGCCTCCTCACTTATTATATGCACATCTTCTCCTAAATAACTATCCACCACATTCTCTTCACATATAACCCAACCTCCCGTAGTTCCATCATCATTGTAGTACCTGTAGAGTGTGAGTTTATTGTTTACTGTACATGTTTCATTCTTCTCTACTCTTCCCATACCCTTTGATTTTACTGATTCTTAAATGTCTGTCTGAATAAATTACCTTAGGCTTCTCTTCTCCGTTATACTTAGGATCATTGTAGTTCTCCTTACACATAGCCTCATAGTCCTTTAGTTTCTTATTCAGTTCAGCCCATTCTTCTAAGTCAGTGTAGTCATATCTTGTATTAACTCTACTTTCAAACTTATACCCTTTATATCCATCACTTCCATAATCACTTGCTTCATTTGCTATTTGGGTTGAAAAAATGTTACACCAATCCTTACGACTCTTTATCAATTCCTCAAACATCTCCTGCTCCTTTCTAAACTCAAGTGCTGCATCTAGAGGTGATAGGTAACCTTCTTCAACCATAGCTACCCTATTTGCAAACTCATCTTGTAACTGTGTGAAGTATTCCTTAGACATTCCCATAACTTTACTTTTTTAGCTTATTAAACTGTGCTGCTACAAACTCCTTCTGATCCTCTTTTAATGTATATCCTTTCAGTTCTTGGTAATCTTTTGTAGTCTTGTAGTTGTTAATCTTTCTCTTCAGGTCATCATTGGAGATTAGACTTACTTTACCTTTAAACACTTCTAATCCTACTCCTAAATAACTTCCTATCTTTGTTAATGCATCTGTTGTAGCTCCTTTATACGCATCTCCAAGGTCCTTATTGTTATTCCCTCCGTAGCACTCGTAATAGATATTCTTCTCTGGAACTTCAAATATAACCTTAACTACTACAGCATCTTCTTTTCTCTCTACAAACTCTACTTTTACTCTCCACCCTCCTACTCCAAATACTTCATTAAATCTCTCAGTTACGTATATCCCTTTTATTGAAGTTAAGTATGGTTTTCCCGGAATAGGTTGTAATGCTTCTAATGGGAGTTCTTTGCTTAACGCTTCTTTTAATTCTTCTTTCATTCTAGTTTGTTTATTATTATGTTTTCTTCGTCTAGTAGTATGTTAATTTCTTTGTGTGTTTCTGGATACCTTATTCCTGTCATTAATAGATTCCCTAACGTTTCATCATACTTTTCGTCTAGCTTAATATCCACCTCTCCACTAAAATGCACATCACTAATTACTACATCTCTATATAATGACAGACCCTGAAACAAACAAGCAGAGGATAACCCAAACCCATCTATCATCAATCTTTCTATATGTTCACTGTTTCCAGATAAGCCTATGTCAGAGTTCTCGATATACATGTCATTTATTATTATCGACTCAAAATCAGTAATATCCACCATAGCCTCCTTCTCTAAACACATATCTATTACCTCAATAAAGCCTTCACCAAATAATTTTAAACTGCTTCCTCCTCTAATCCTTACATTGTCGAGTCTTATGGGAACTATTGGATCTTCTAGGGCATAACCTTCTGATACTCCCATTTGTAAAGAACCATAAATCTCACACCCCACTAATGTTGCTGCTCTATGAGACTCAATTCTAGAACCTTTCTTAACTATAGTGTCATTGAGATTAAGGGTTGTTGCAGGATTATTATCATTAACGTGGAATATAGTAGCCCCTTCTTCAACCCAGCTATCTCCATTAATTCTAACTGTCAAACTTACATATCCACCTTTTTCTTCAGTCTCCTTATTAACCACTCTATATACAAGCCCTATACTATCTCCGTTATGATCTTTAAAATCCTTCCTGTCGTATTGATCTATCTTTATTTGTGCCATTTGTTCTCTAAGTTTTCTTTTACGCTTACAATCAAATCCCCTGTAAATCCACAATCCTTTATATGAACATCAGTATCCCAACTCTCCGCATCTAATTCCAACATTATATTCCCATTAAAGATAGAGTCTATAATCTCAACCTTAGACTTATCTGCTTGGACTAAACTTAACCTAAGAATTCCCCTAGCATCTACATTATTCATTCTAAGCAATCTCCCTCTCCCTATTGTGCTGATTAAAATATTCCCTATCATACTAACATTCCTAAACTCTAATCCAGCAGCCTCTCTTCCAAATGAACCTGATGATTTTACGCCTGATAAGTTACACCTCTTAAGCCTATTTAAATAACCCCCTCCAGCTTCAATAATACAGTCCGTTAGAGTAGAGTTATCCGATACCCATAGAGATCCCTTATTCAGCTCATTATTAGATTCACCGTATATTTGAGTGTTAGATAATCTTGAATTCTTAGAAACATGAACCCCCGAAGTTATCCAAGAGTTATAGTCCATACATTTAGGATCCTCTACGCTTCCCCCGAACTTATGTCTAATTGTGTAGTATAGTTCATGTTTCGGCAGCATCTCTACTTTATAACTACCACCATTCTCAGTAAACTTTAGAGTCTCTTCTGGGTTGATGTACACTTTTTCTCCTTCTGTCATGATTCTTCTTGTTTTTCGTTAATTTTGTTGATATTGAACTCTGAGTAAACCCCTGATTTTGTAAGCCAGCTATCTCCAACGTAAGTCTCTTCAGATAGTATTAAGGCTCCATCTTCAACGTCTATTATGGAATTTTCTACCTTAGTTCCACCTACTACCATTACGTTCCCTGAGATAGAAGAGTTGTCAATTAAGCATCCTCTATCTATTTGTACATTCCCAGTTAAGTTTGAGTTATGTATAATAGAGTTACCAGATATTTGAACATTTCCGCTTACCTTAGAGTCTCCTCTTACATGACCTGAACCTACATAAGCATTTCCCATAACTACACAACCCGTTAAAACCTTAGCTTCTGGACCTACATTCTTTAAACTCTCTACGTGTCCCCAACTTACTCCATCTACAATTAGTCTATATACCGTAACTCCATCTACTACTTTCTTATCTTCTAAGTCTAGTTTCATATTGATCTGTTATTAATTATTGGTAAGCTGATTGGAAGATTAAGATTTCTCATACAGTCTATATTACTAATTATTCTAGATCTCTGAAATCGCTCATCTAAAATATCTAAATTAACCTTACTATTGCTAATGATAAAGTTCCCTATACTCATGTTGTTGTTATTCCCTAAGTAAACTAAAGAATCCACAATAATCCCACTATCTAGAAACTTATTAGATTGCCCTATGTCTGTTGTTATTGAGGGAGGGTTGACACCGATTACTGTAGAGTTTCTTATTGTTAATGTCCCAGGTCTAACTCTAAATGTAGCTAGTTCAACTTTAGAATCAATGATAAATACCTGTGAATTCCTCCTAACAATGTTGGTTCTGAAAGTGGAGTATGTAATATTAGACTTCCCTTGAATGATTACTATAGATTCACCTTCAGGATTGCCGATATTACTATTAAGCACGGTTGAATCCTTACTCACAAACACTTTTCCATACAGTAAGCTATCTCTAACTTTAGCGCCCTCCTCTACTTTGGCTAACTCTGAGAAATAACCCATAACATAATCTGTAGACTTATCAATAGCTGCAAAACAATCCTGTGACTCACCACCAACCAAAGTCTTATCTAAGTAATACCAGCCTTTATCAACTATATGTGCTTGCTTCCCTCTATTTTCTCCTTCTATACTGTATCTGTTGTTAAATTATATTCGTTGTACCCAGAGTTATTATAGTGACAATTCTCCATTCTCAAATCTCCTATTCCTTTCTTGACTATAGTGTTGTATCCAAAAACCGAACATTCTCCCATACGTAAATAACTAACACTGTCTAAAATCAAGTCCCCATGAATCTCTACATTTACTAAGTCTATGGATGAATTCTTAGGTAGCTCAATTATCACATTACCAAGGATATTAACATTCACACAATTAAGTCTACCACCTTCGCCTCTCACTACAAAGTTCCCCTCTATATTTGAATTTGAAAGAGTAAGGTAACATTCACCAAGTATATTCACATTTGCATCAACACTAGTGGAGAATAGGCGTAAATTAGACTCCCCTCCTCTTGAAAATAGACTACCATTAAACTTAGAATCCTCCTCCATTATAAAGCCACTGTCTAGGTAGAATATATTATCTCCTATCTCACTATAATTAACGAAAGAGGTTCTGGAATCCACTACCCAAGATTTATCACTTATAGAAGAACCTTCAGATAGATAGACCCCTGCTTCTTCAATCTTAGACTCCTTAAAGCAAATAGGGTTATCTTCCTTCATCCTAGCTGCTTTACCACTTCTCTTCATCTTCTGTCAAATCAGCCTTAAACACTTCCATAGTACCTTCTTGTATTTGATCTCCATCCGCATAGACTTTTTCAATCACCAGCGAATTTCTAACTTGATCTGGAAACCTAGCCCCAATATTCTCAACACCCATTAAAATACTCTCTATCATATGAATACCTCTATACTTGTTGTCATCTCCAGGCTCATTACCATACCTAATCTTACAATCTTTCAGGTAACACTTTTCAAACGCATGACAAGCTTCTGGGGAGTTACTGATAAATTCTACATTCTCTATAAAGTTATCAAGTCTGAGAGCTAAGAATGGAACCCTGATTTTACTATCCTTAACTACTGTAGCCCCTAGAACTTTAATATCCCCTCTTAGTGTTGAGTTATATACTTTTGCATTCCTAGCTACTCTAATAACTGAATCTCCATCAAACTGAAACTCACTATTAATCACTACTGCATTATCTGTTATAGCCGCCTTGCTTCCCGAGATAAATTTAGAGTCAATAACCTTTGCTGAATCAGATAGGGTAACTTCCACGTCTATACCAAAATCTACATTATCTCCTATATACAAATCTTCTGCTGCATTTAGTATCTTCACTCCATTTATTACCTCATTTGTAACTGTATCAATTAAGGTCTCTCCTACTATTTTATATTTAGTCATTTTCATTCTCGGTTACATTTTTGTTGAACATATTGGTTGAATCTAGGGTGTATTTTTGTAAGTTCCTAAGCGAATTAGTATCCACAACTCCACAAGTACCTCCATCGTTTATTATCTCAGTTTTAATAAGCTCTACGGTTGGTTTTACTTCTAAATTAGCTTCAAACTTACACTTATTAAGCCTAACTCCTTCTTTAATATACACATCTCCAATTATATCACTCTTTCTAATACATATAGCCTCATCCTTAATCTCACTACCCATTAAGTTAATCTCCCCTTCCATTAAACAACCTTGGAGAATTGCAGCACCTATTATATTAACCGTCCCTTTGATTTTACTGCCTTGAATAACTGCCTTTGAACCTATAAACCCTTCTCCTTCAATCTTAGAGTTATCCATTATCGTTGCACCAGCTTCTACCTCTACTTTACCTATGATTGTGCAGTTTGGAGATATGAAACTTAGAGGTGATATTAATTCCGGGAACTCTACTAAACCTCCAAGTCCCCCCTGTGGTAATTCTATTCTCTTTAAAGTCTTACCGTCTACTGTTTCTTCTCGTTTTACTTTTATTTCTTTGTTGCTCATAATTTTGTTTGTTTAGATTATCCTGAAACCTCCCTCCTCTGGTGCCGACACTATATCTCCATCAATCTGCCTATTTTTATAAGTTAGGGGCTCTAGTATTGTCCAAGTAGATCCATTTAGAACCCAGCAATTAGTAAAAGATGCTTCAGTCTCGGTTTCATTTCTTGGGTTTAAATTTAAAGTAGATCTTAAGCCTATGCAGATGTTATTTATTTGAAGTTTATCTAATGCCTTTCTTACCTTCAAATTACTTTTTTCACGCATCTTAAGTCCATTTACCTCTACTATACTATCAGGGTTAACTTTAATCTCCACTGAAATCCCATCCTCAAATACACAATCTTTAAATACGATGGGATTCTTTAGGTCTTCGCTTCCAATAACTTCAAATGACTTTATCACACCTATAACACAATTCTCAAAGGTGACATTTTCTATATCGTTCATAATTTAACTGTTTTTGTATTCCAAGCTATAACTATCATATTATCTACACTTGCAGCATCTTTAGTTCCACTTGCACTTGTCTTTATTTTCAAGCTCGAATACTCCCTAAGATCCACATTAGTTATAGTTAAGTTTTGATTACCCTCTATTTCTATTTCAGCATCTTTATCCATCACTACATCACTAATTATTATATCTTGAGGGTTTTCTAGGTGTATGTGACTACTACCTCTCATTACTAAGTTGTTACATAAAAGCTCACCATCTGGAAAAGTTATAGAAGCATTATTCATCTCAACTTTGTAAAACCTCTGCCTAAGATTTAGTTCAGCCTTGTTCATACCTCTTACTTTGAAAATATCCGACTTATTCTTTATCTTACAATCTCTAAATTCTACAACATCATTCCCTCTTAACGTCACCTTAGCTCTATCAAACTCACAATTAATCAAGCTCCCCGAATCTATACACAATATGGAATTCCCTTTGACTATTGTGTTTGTGAGGGTAACCATTTTACTTGGATCACTACTTATGACCTCACTTCCTTCTTCAACCCAAGAGCCATCATCTAGAATAACATTATCTGAGACCTTGCCGCTACTCTTGATCTCCCGTAAACTCAACCTGCTCATTGTCATTAATTCTTTCTCCAACTATAGATTCTGCATAGGTTAGTTCTCCTTTATCTACTTCCACCCTACACTTCTCCCCTATGGTTATATTATCTAGAGTTAAGTTATTTGCTGTAGCTATACGTAACACGCTTTTATAACCTATATTCACGTTATTCATTAGGAGCTCCATCTGAGGTTGTATTTTAATTATTGAACTGTCTGCGAAACATGAATTAAGAATAGTTACCCCATCTCCAGATTCCAAGAGAGTGCCGTGTCCTATTTGCACATTATCCATCTTTACTCTAAGCCCTCCTTCATCAATAACTTCAACTTTACCAGATATATGACAATTAGTTACTTCTGCAGTTTCACCAAAGTCACATATACAGCTTTTAGAGAAGATACACCTGTAGAAAAAGCCTGAATTAACTCCTATATCCGACATACCTGTAATCTCAACATCAGACAAATGAACTACACCGTTTAGAGACTTTGAATAAACCCTACACTCCTTCTCTATCTTACAACCTTCTCCCAGTATAATATTCTCAGTAACCCATCCATGTTTCTCTCCAGTATCTTCATCAATCGCTCGGTAAAGAATTAGATCTCCCCACTCTTTACTTTCATTTTTGTCAATTACTAACATACTTTTTCTCATTAATTTGGTCTAACGATATCACTCCATCTTCTGCTATATACTTGTTCTCGATAATTACTGGATCACTCTTAATCATTCCTGGTTCTCTAGTTTCTGGTGTAAAGTTTTGAGAACCTGTTAAGTTTGAATTGATGATAGCTATATTCCTACAAACATTTATCATCCTAGTTACTCCCGATATGCTTGATTCTTTTACAGTTAAGCTATATGGAGGATTATAATATTGAAAAACTCCATTAATAGAAGAATCTCCTAAAACAACGGTATTCCCATCAGCCTCAATAAAATCACCTTCCAAGTTCGAGTTAAAGATATAAGAAGAATCACTACACTTTATCTCACAATTCTCAAGTTTACAGTCCGAGATTGATACTAAGAGAGATATATTCCCTTCAGGTGTAGTTATTATAGAACGCTTTATAGTAGAATTCCTAACATTAACTCCAATATCAATCCAAGAGTACTTATCTATCTTCACTGGATTATCTATTCTCCCACCTTCTATTCCATAACCTTCAACCTCCTTAGCATTCAGATATCGATAATAGTAAGGGTGGTATTTGGTCATGTAAACGATGTAGTGGTTATCTAGCAGCTTTTTAAATCGTAATGTTTCCATCTAATATCTCTCCTTTTAAATTAGTGTGCTTCTTTACTGCAATAACTGCAAAAGGTCTAACTCTAACATCCACCATAGATAAGTTAACATTACCAGCCTTTACTGAAAAACCAGAATCATCCCCAAAGTGCACATTATTGAGATAAACTATGTCAGGATTAAACTCGCTCTGAAGATTAACTAAAACATTCCGACTAACTATCACGTCCTTCATTACTATATTTCTTGTATCATTCGAACCACAGAACTCACCATAATGCTCTATTCTCACATTCTCGACTATACAGGATTTCATAGGTTTTAAGGTAAGCATACTCTCGACATCCATTTCTAAGTTGTTTATCTCAAAATACGTCCCTTCACCGGTTTCAATATACACCTCACAATCATCATTAAAAACACAATTCCTAAAGATTACAGGTGAAGATTCTATATTATAACTTACGGTGAAACTCTTAACTCTACCTATCTTACAATTTTCAAATATAATGTCGTTGTGAGTCTCTATATTACCGTTTAACTGACTATTAATCAAAACCATAGTAGAAGGCTGACTCATCTTATTAACCTCCTCTAAATCCAATCCTTCAGCTATTTTACTACCTTTGTTTATAATCCTGAGTTTCTGCTTTCTATAATTCTTCAATATCCGCATTGGTCAATAGTTTTTCTGATTCAACTATATCCATATTCCAGAGATTCATTTGATTAAGACTTAGGTAACAATCGTGGAGTATAATATTACAAGAAACAATACTACTTTCAACTATGCTTATGCCCCACTCTTTTTCTAAACTCGTGCTAACAAAGCTTCCACCTAGTATCTTGCTCTTTTTAATATTAACCCCACCAAATCTCCCTATAATCTTAACATTTTCTATCTCAGACTTTCTTATAACTGCATCTCCTTCCCATCCAGATTCTATATAACAGTTGGTCAGCTTTACATTCCTTCCTACCATCAACCTTCCTTTCTCTAAGTTAGTATGAATCAGCACAGAATTAATGAACTTAGATAATAGACCATTAACTTCAACTCCCCTACTAATCCAGCTGGTCGAGTCTAAAGTTTCTATATCCAAAACCATACCACCTACTCTATCTTCCTTCTTAGTAACTTCAAATAAAGGGTGATTCTGGAGCATATAAACTCGGTAGGTGTCTGAATAGTAATTATCACCTAGAACCCCTGTAATTAAATCCTTCTTAAATCCGAGGGTCTTTTCATCATTTATTATATCGTACTCCATCGTTAATTATCAAATCTATGTTCGGATTGTCAACTCTAATAATTTCTGCATACCTATCATTAACTTCGAATTTAGTATTGTTAATCAGACAGTTACTTATATAATTATAATCACTATGACACTTAATATCTATATCTTTAAACTTAGTAGCCTCAGAAAAGGTCTCCATAGTTAAATTAGAAATACCTACCCTAGCAAATCCAGAGATAAACAAAGAACCTCGCTCTCCTATCGTCAAATCACTAATTAAATATTTCCCACTTTTATCCACAGAAAGATATGCTCTATTAAACAATGTTGCACGTGAAACACTACCATGAGGAGAGAGAAACATTTCTGAACCACTAGACATAAGCACATTCTCTAAGTATACATTATCTGAAAATTGAACAGGTACATCAAAATTTGGATTTGCTATGAATATCTTACACCCCTTATCTATAGTCTTGCAATTAACAAACTCAGCGGTATAGATTTCAGGCTCCTCTACTACTACTTCCCCTCTAAAGAAACAATTACTCACCTTAGTTACTTGACTGTGTGATTCTAGTCTCCCTTCTATTTTAGTTCCATTAGTTAAGAAGATTTTACCTCCATTACCAGATATAACCGCTCCTTCATACTCAACCCAAGAATCATCACTTATTACAACCTCCTTACTAACCCAGCCTCCTTTCTTACCAGTTACTTCATTCACTACTCGATACAAAGTGCGTCCCAGAAGATTTATTTTATCCCTAGCATTTATTTTAATTGCTCCCATCGCTATCATTTAAAACATTAGCTCCTATATATTTCTCATTCTCAAAGGTTAGTTTATCAGTTTCCATAATCGTTCTCACTATACTATTAACTCCTTCAAAATTACAATCATTTATCTCTACATCTATTGAAGGGTCATCAGTGTCTCGATCTATGTTCCCCTCTATAAACAATTGACCCATAATCTTAGTCCCTCTCATAGATAACTTAAATAGACCAGAAACACTTAAAGCTCCTTCTATATAGCAATCCGTTATCCTAAGCCCTCTAAGATATCCCAAGTTTCCAGAGGTTATATCTATATGAGAATTACTTATAAGCCCTCCATCTGAATATCTACAATCTAACTTTACCTCTATTCCATTTATCTGACTCTCTTTTATTACTAGGTTTGATGCTTGGGATTCTATGATTGACCTATATACTCTAGTCCCCTCGTCTAATATAAGTACATTATGGCTAATCCAAGAGTCGTAACTTAAATTATCCATACTATGTACCAAACCTCCCTTGACTATCCCAGTTCCACCTATTAAACGTTTAGCTGGGTGATTCGGTAGCATATAAACCCTGTACAAACTCGTCGTCTCTTTTAGGTATTGTAGGGTTTCTTCTTTGTTCTTTATGTAGTTTGGCTTTCCCATGTCTTATTTTCATATATTACGTATTCATCCTCTATATTTTTACGAATGTACGCTCCTCCCTTGATTAATATATTTGTTATGATTAAGTTATTATTTTTGATAGTCGCACTTGGAGCATTGAAGGTGAGGTGATTTAAGTTTAGATTAGGATTACTCTTTACGGTTAAATCTGATATGAATAAAGTATTAAACTCTGAGATATTGATGAAATTAGCCTGCCCTATAGTTACATTATTTATTGAGAACTTCACACTGTCTATAACTAATGCAGAGGATTTGGTTAATTTCAAATCTCTCACCGATCCATAATTACGTAACTTGAGAGTAGAGTTCCCTTCAACATTCACATTCTCCATATCAATCTCAAAATCACTTGCTATATAGTTCCCTAAATCACCTACTAATTCAATCTTAGACGCTCTACCTAAAACTAAATCCTTCAACTTAATCTTACCAAACTGAGCATCACCACTACTAATTATCTCACTCTTTATCTCAATTATAACCATATCCAAACAAACCTCCATTGCATCTAGTAGAACAGTCCCTTTGATATTTGAATTGTTAGTTATGTGGATTTTCTTAGAACTTAGATTAACTACTAATCCACCCTCACTTATCCACGAACTCTCATCTAAAGTTACTCCCAGCGATACCTTTCCTCCTATTGTTCCATCATCTTTGTAAATCTGGTAAATATCAAATCTACTATCAGAATCTACATGGTAAAACTCTATTCCCTTCTCTAAGTTAATCTTTATGCCCGGTCCTATATATTTTTCCATTGCTATTTAATTATTTTATTCCCTTCTATCTTAGCGTTCTCCCACTTATAATTACTACACTCAAAGATTAGATTACCGTTAAAAAAGCAGTCCTCTAATTCTAAAAGCTCACGACAATTCCTAAGGTCTATATTCCCAGTTAAGCAGTTATTCTTTAAATCTAATCCCGCAACTTTACTTATATCTACATACCCATCAATACAAGTTCCTACAATAATAGATTCCTTAGTTATATAGATCCCAACAGGTGCATGAAAGTTTAAGGTAGAGTTTTTGATTAAGTTTGAAATTCTGGGAGTAGTATTGGGATTAACATCTGTAATACTTAAGTTAGATATAGTGCTGCTTCTAATCTCAAAATAACCCTCGATTCTACTGCTGTTCAATATCTTAGACTTATCAGCAATCACATCAGAACCTAACCAACTATCCCAAGAAATACTATCAGGATCATCAATAAGTCCACCCCTCACAGTGTCATCTCCGGTATATAGAGGGTGATTTTCAAGAAGGTACATTCTCCAAAATTGATTCTTAGGATTCCCCTTAATAAACAGGATACTTCTCTCTTTGTTCATTACCCTATGTTCCATTCTTCTATAAATTGATTCTTATTCTTAAACACTCCATTAACTATTACATCATCGTCTGTCAACTTAGCATTCTCCACTACTTGATTGTCTAAAATAACTCCCCCTGCTGAATTAAGATTAACGTAAGAGTGACTGCCAATATCTGTATCCACTATTATAATCTCGTTTCCAAATTTAGATAGCTTAGGGTGACTTGTATTACTTAGCGCAAATTTACTATCCTCTCTACATTCAAAATCATCTAACATCACTCCCCAATAATTATCCAACTGAAAACTACAATCCTCTCCAACTAGAACTTTATTAACCAAGACATCTCCTTTGCAACCAGTAATAAAGAATCTCCCCAAGTTTTGAATAGAGATGTCATTAAAAGTAGCTGCGGGTATTAAATCAGGTCCAACTACATTCTCAACAAATACCCCAACCTTAAACACAGCGCTATTACCGAGATTCAAATTATTTACACTAACTGAACTGAAATCCATCCCATCTATAATAAACGAAGATCCAGTTCCAAATACACTATCAGATATTATCACTTTTTCACGAGCCTCAATAGAAAGTTTAGCGTAGGGTCTAACTGCACAATCCTTAAGTAAAACCAGTCCATTTCTAACCTCAAACTGTATACCAGCTCCGTCTATAGTTGTATTCTGAAGTGATAACCTAGATCCTTGTGGCATTATTATAGCATTAGCCTTACCTACCCAAGAATTCCTATCTATCTGTACATCCTTACTAACCCATCCACCTTCTTCTCCAGACTCTAAATCCACCACTCTATATATGTCGATTGTTTTAATAGTCTTCTTCTGTTTTAGGTCTATTACTGTATTTCTCATTCATTTACATTATTAAGTTTCAAGTAATTTTCACTAATGATGGTAGACCTAGACTTTATCCGAGAGTTCTTTATTTCAAACCCTAAACCTCTAACTATAATATTACCATCTAACTCAGAACCTACTATAATTGTCTTATTCGGATCATTATCAACATCTACACTCGTTCTTATCATTAAGTTTCCCAGTAAGGTTGTATCTACTATTGATAAACTCTCATAACCAGAAGCTATAAACTTAGAACTATCTGCGGTAATAAAATTCTTGCAATCAAATCTATTCGTACTGATATTCAAGTTATTTAGATTACTCTCAAACATCTGGCCAAAAGAAATGAAAATCCTGCAGTTATCTAAATTCGTATTAACTACTTTTGTTTGACTTCCTTCTATTATAGTTCCACCTGATATCTTACACTCACCTATGACGCTTACACCACCTCTTATCCAACAATCATATCCAAATAGGTCTGGGTGAGTTACAGTTCCTCCAAACATACCTGAACCTTCTCCATCTGTATTTAGCGGGTGTTTGTCTAGCATTATTACATCATAGTTCTTTAGTTCAGGATTCCAGCTAAATGATAAAGTCCCTTCTTTGTTGTCAATTATCTTGTTTCTCATACGTTTCAACTCCTTTTAATACTAAATCACTAGCTCCAGAAATCTTGCTTATACTCTTATTTTTCAGTATTACATCGCCCTCTAGAAGGTAAGTAAATTTTTCTCCTTTAGCCTCACCCACTTCCATGATATTTGATACAACTAAGTCTACATCTTCTTCTAATCCTGCAACTCGATCTATGTGCGTATGTGATGTATTCTCTAACCAAACGTCTGAAACTAAAATATTACTCCTACCTCCGGGTTTCAATTTAAATACTGTACCCTCTCCTTCTATTTTAGCTCTATCTACAACAACTCTATTCCCTTCTATAATCAACTCAGCTTTATCAGTTATCCTTGAATTAGAAAGACTTACTCCACAACTTCCAATTAACCAGATTCTGCTGTCTAAAATCTCTACCTCCGATACTTCTGCAAGCCCTCTAAGTCCAGCTTCTAAGTATGCGCTTCCTTTTTTAGTTTGAACCTCTGAAAGCGTAACCATAGCATCTGCCCTAATGTTAACCCAAGAATTATCTAATATCCTCGTTCCATTTCTTAAGGCTACTATACAGTTTTCATTGAGGAGTGTAATCTTAGAACTGAAATCAACCCAAGAAGTCTCATCTATTGAAGTATGCTTAGGAACTATTCCACCTATCTTCTCACCTCTCATCACTCTATAATTCCCGTCTATGTGTAATTTTACTTGTGTTCTCATTTTACTATCTCATCTCGGTTACTAAATTCATATTCTATAAACTTACCTGCCTTTTTGAATATGTAAGATCCCGTAAAACTAGAGTCTACTAAGGCTACATGCTCAGATACTACAAATTCTCCTGTCAAGCTGCATCTAATTGAAAAGAGGGGCTTACTAACTAAAAACCTACCTTCAACTCTCGAATCTACAAACTCCACATTATAATTACTAGCGGTATTCCCAGACTTAGGTGCAATCCATAAAGGTGAGACGATTATTTGGGAGTCTATGAAGGCGAGTTTATCAATTGAAGTAGTAAAATCTATAGCAACAGCATTTACATTCCTAATTAAACACCCTGACCCAACCGATAAATTCTTAGCCATCACCTTACAATTATACACCAGACCATTAACCTCAGAATTATTTAGAGTTAGAATCATAGAGTTTTGTATACTTCCACCTAAACCTACTTTCACTTTTCTACTTACCCAAGAACTGCTATCGATACAATTCCAGTGAGCCACAATACCTCCTTCCCTATCATCGACAATACCTGCAAGTGGGTGATCATCTAACATGTAAACTCTCCAACCATCAACCATATCCTCCCTCTTAAACTCCAAGGTCATCCTATCATTTACTATTCTGTCCATAGCTTTTCATGTTTCTCTAGTTTTAAATTATTGATAGACGTTATACACTCCAAATCTCTACTATCTGCCTTACGATTAATATATAACTTAGACTCTTCACATAGCTTAACATTATTCATCATCACATGCCCTATATTTGATTCTACTGATAATACCGCATGATCATCTAATGTTAAGTCTTTACACCACAACCTCACTATACCAAAATCCTCAGAGCACTCAATTCTACTACGGTACATCATTTCAACATTACTAAGCATACCCGATAGAATTACTTTTGATAACCCTTCTAAAGTTGAATCTACTATAATTAACTCTGAAGTCCCTGATACCTGCATTCCCATACCTCCAATATCAGTTACATCATTTAGAATACTATTAGATATCATTATTTTCCTCCCAGCTTGACTAGAAGACATATCTGAGTTCATTATATTTGAGTCAGTTATTTCGATACTCCCTAAGCTGGTTTGATATATTGTGGAGCTTGTAATTAAAGTTTTTCCAAGTAAGTATACCGACCCTGAAATAGAAGAATCTGCAGAAACCCAAGCGTCAGAACCTATAACTACATTCTCTCCTGCATAACCTCCTATAACTTCTAATCCATCTTTACTTTTTCCAACTACTCTATATAACTCCTCTCCCGTCACTTTGCAGGTTATAAAATCCTTTCGATTAAGCTTAATTTCTCTTTTTGCCATGTCATTCTATTAAATTCTACTAAACCGTTTATTACCTCTTCTGGTTCTACTAATGCTAAATCTAGTTCCACATTATCTAAGTAGCAATCCTTTAAGTTGTATACTCTATTATTAGTTCTACCATTTCGGATTATTACATTATTATTAGTAGTACACCCTTTCATTAATAGATACTTGCTTCCAAAATAATTAGTACCGATAGAAGCTGTGAAATTACCATTAAATACGCAATTCTCAAACTTAACTACATTGTATATCTCCATCTTAAACACTCCAGTCACACTACACTTAGTAAAGGTTCTGTTTGATTGTGGACCTAGGCTTAATAGATTCATAAAGATAACTCCATCAAACCTAGAATCCTTCATTATCCCATTACCCTCTATTCTAAAGTGACCAAGTATCTCTGAGTTTGCTATATTGAATTGACTTATAGTTCCAACGCCTTCTATCTTGCTATCCTTTATTCGGCAGTGTCTAGATATTACAACATTACCGCTAATTACACTTTTACCTATCACATAACTATCTTCTTCAACCCAAGCTCCTCTCTCTATTACAGCATCTTCACTTACATAACCACCCAGTACCCTATCTTTATACTTAGCATATTTAGGGTGGTCTTCTTTCATCTTAAGTCTGTACAAGGTTTTTCTGTTAAAGGTTATAGTGTCTTCTTTTAATATTTCTACCATACTTTAGTTCATTATAATTAGGTTGCCACTTTCTTCGTATTCATGTTCTATCGATTCTCGCTCTCCTTCAAACAGTTTATTCTCGATATGTATAGATCCTTGATTCACTTCTATCTTACAACCATTCTTAACCTCAACATTCTTTAGTAAACTGATATCCTTAAGCTCATGTCCTAGAATAAAGCTATTTTTGCCGATTACTGATACATCCCTTAGATTCACTACGCAGTTAGATTCTCTTGTTGTAACATTAATCGAGCCTCCTACTATTCTAAGTCTGTCAGCTAAACATTCACTTAGGTCAACTTGATAATCTGGACTAATAATCACACTATCTACTAAATGAGAATTGTAAAGTATAACCATATCCGCATCATCGTTTGGAGTTAAATCTCTCTCTATAACACAATTAACTAGAGAACACCTACCATAAAGATGAATATGCTCCTTAGTTATTCTAGTGTCTTTTATGAAGTTAATATCAGTGATGTGTTCTTTATTGTTACTGTCTACATAGGAATTCGTTAGGTTAGAGTTAGAGATTACTAAAACACCATCCATAAAATTCACACCCTCACCTATTACTGTTTTATCTTGTATTATCGTATTGTTTATTAACCTAACATCCTTACAAGACACTAAAGAATCATCGAATATCCAAGAAGTTTCATCTACATTATCCTCACTTATAGCAAATCCCCCTACTGTTCCCGGTTTAATTGTTTTGTGGTATTCTGTGGCTTCTATTCTATATCCAAGTATTTTCCCCTGTGTTTCCTTAACCTCCCATCTTCGCAGTTTTATTGGTTTCCCTAGCTCTTCCATACGCCATTAAGTTTTCCGCCTACAATTCCACTACCTATAATCACTGAATCTACTATCTCTATCCCATACCCATTGCTACACTTCCAAGCTCCTATAATTCTAGAGTTTTCAATGAGCTTAATGTTATTGTTACTTCCCTCTAAGCCGCTGATCTCACTATTCTTTATTATAGCTCCCGGAGTATCAGTTGCCCAGTATAGTGAAGTGCTGCCGCTAATCTCTGAATCAAACACCTCAATTTCACGATCCAGTATAGAAGAATTAACAAGTACAGCTGCTTCTTTAATTGTAGACCTTGTTAGAAATACGCCCTCTGAAACCCAACCTCCATCTTCAACTTTAGACTCCTTACAAATGTATCCACCTAAGTTCACTCCAGATTTTACATACAGTGGGTGAGTAGGGAGTCTTTCAATTCTGTAGTAAGTTGTGTTATGTTTGATTTTTGTGTCGTTCTCTATAACTCTAATCGTTTCCATTCTTTTGTAATTTTCTCGTTTACTATTGACAGGTAATTCGTATCCTCAAAATTCTCCATAGATACTCCACCGCTAATTACTACATTACTCATATATACTAGCTTTGTGTTTCCCATGGTTATACTGCTAGAAGGCCCTAAGTGAATATCCTCCATAATAACCCTATCCACTAAACCTCCTGAAACTTTCCCTAAATGAAACTCTACCTTACAAAAATTATCTCCAGTTAAGCTCTTATACACTCCACTAGTTAAATACAAAGTACTTGCCCCACTATACTTCTCATACCTAATAAACTTACAATTCTCCATAATCAATCCCTCTCTTGGAAATGTAGGTTTGTAAATTAGTTTAGCATAATCGAATCTACACCCTATGATCTTAATATGTGAATTTGGAGTGAACGCATTTTCAACTATTTCTAAGGTGGAGTAGTTTAGTTCTGAGTAGTTGATGAATGTATAAACCTTATCTAAACCTTGAATCGCAGAGTAGTCAGTTATTTGAGTATAGTTTTTTAGAACCACTCTCCCCATAACATAAGAAGTAGAGTCCACCCAGGAAGTTTCATCCATCTCTACATCAAGCCCTAAATAACCTCCTTTCTCTCCTGTCTCTATCTTAACCAGTCTATATAAAGTTATCCCCATCACCACCTTACTATCTTCACTTAATAAGCCCCAACGTTTTCCCTTCTTGATCGTCTTAAAATTCATAGAACTCAACATTATTTATCTCACACTTAGCTAGTATTTTATTATCACTATACCAACTACCAGACTGATGACCTAGAACCGAATTATTTACGAAACACTCTGATAATGACAATCTAACATCACGATCTGGAAGGTCAATTACAACATCTCCAAGAAACTCACAATTAACCCCAGAGAATGATGAGATTTTCCGTATCTGGCTATTCCTAAATATTACTAGACCTCCACTAACTGTACAACTCTTAAGATAAAAGTTTGGCTTCCCTTCAACAATAAGTCTACCATTAACCTTACAATTATCTAAAGTTATCTTGGTTATGTGTATATCTACCGCCATCTTATCCAAAATAGCTATACCTTCCAGAGTTGTATCTTTTATCTCAGTTCCATGTCCAATATTAAAATTACCCCTAATCTCACTCTTAGAAATCTTAGCTCCTCTTATCGACCCATTTCCTATTATACTGCAGTTATTAATTCTAGAGCCATGTGTAATCTCAATCGCCCCATAAATAACGCTCTTACCTATAACTACTGTATCTTCATCAATCCAAACATCTTCATCTAGCTCTACATCAATACCAACCCAACCTCCTACATTAATATTATCTTTATTATACAACCTGTGCTTTGGGGTCATCTTTAACCTGCATACTGATTGATTTCTAAAGGTCTTATGTTCGGTTAGATCTATAAAGAGAGTCTCCCCTATAAACTTTCTACTGGGCATCTCTTTTGAAAAATCTAAATCCTTAAAATCTACTGTCTTCATATCTCAATTATCGCATTATCTATTCTATCTAAGGTACGTTTAATCTCTACTTCACCTGTCAGCTTTATGCCCTTGAAAATTAAACTACTAGCAGACTCTTCACAATCTTTCATCTCTGTTACATTCACTTCAATAGACAGCAAAGTTTCATCTTCCATGTCTACACCCTCAATTATTAAGTTATCAGGACGGTACATTAAGGATTGGTAGGGTTTAGTTAAAGATCCAACCTCCAAACACGAAGCCTCAGTCATCCTCAAACCCTTCACCATAATATTATCCATTGCTCTTAATCTTACAACAGAATCCTCCACTAAACTAACATCTTCAAGGTCAATACTACAACAGTTGAGAGTCCTTGCCCACATTTCACCAGCATTTGAGTAATAATCGTTAATTCTAATACTACTACAAGACCCTGCTACTTCGATATCCAATACTGACTCATCCTGCAAAGTTATATCATTCAACCTAAAGTCACTACACTCATTCCCAATTTTAATATTTAGAGCTGATTTACCGTAGATATGAACACCAGACAACCTAAGACTAACGACAGAATTGGGAACAACTATAGACAGTCTACATTCACTACTAATCCAACAATCATCACCCACGGTTACACTAATAATCCCCTTAGGAGCTATTGCAGTAATTATACCTTCAGCTTCACCTGTCTTTTTGTTATAGAATGTGTACACTGTTTTCCTCTCACTCATCTCTCAAGTATTTTTCTTTTATTCTAAACTCAAATGCTTCAGACTTATATATACCTCTAATTTCCTTAACATCACTACTAATTACAAAAGGTCCTCCAGATAGATTAGAGTCCTCGATAGTTAGATTATTTGAGTTTATTGAGGTTATTCCTGAGATTATAGAGTTTTTGATGTTTACTGATTTAAGATTATCTACAGACAAGGTTAGCCATAGATTTACTTTAGCTGAGAGGACAGATTGGTGTATATTTAGTTTAACTTCAGGTGATGCGTCTCCAGAAACTGTTAAACCATCGATCTCACTTCCATTCGCCACATACAAACTTCCTACATTTATATAACTATTCCTAACTACGCAGTCTTCTTGTATAATCGCTCCGTATTGTCCAGGAATTATAATTGTCTCATCTAAAACTTTCCCAGAATTCATACACCCACTCGTTATCCAACAATCGTAACCTATGCAACTCGGATCCTTCACTATACCACCCTCAGTATTTCCTTTGAATTTAGCGTAGTGAATATGGTTTGGCAAGATCTTCACCTTATACCAACCCACCTCCTTTAAGTGTTCAAATGCTAAGGTTTCCTCTTTGTTAATAATATCCTTCATAATTCAAACCGAAAAATAAAAGAGCAGCCCACAAGTCTTACCTCATGAACTACTCTTCACACATTATGACAACAAATTTTACTTTCTCGTTCCGTATTTCTTACCTATTGATGAGTTGAAGATCTTGTTAATAAGCCTAGGACCTAAATCGTGGCCTCGCTTGACAAATAAATCTTCAAAATCCTTTAGTGAGATGTGAGATAAGTCCTTAGGTGCTGCCAATTTCCCAGAACTCCTATCTATCACATCGTAAGAAAACCTGTATCCCGTTGTATCCTTATCTTCCATAAACTTAATAAACCCATCAACTGAGAAGAATCCGAGTTTACTTTTAAGGGAAGATGTGGCACTATGCGATACAATTATTAATACTTCTGCCATTTTTACTCTTTGTTTTTGTTTCTATAATATAATACGAACTCTCTTAAAACCACGTAGGACATATATAGGAACGCCAAGAAGATTAGTAAGGTATTTATCACTGGAGTCCAAGAAATCATCGTCATTACCCAATTCTTTCTCTCATCCAATCCTAAATACAACCTCAAGAATCTAACTGAAGCAAAGTAAAGTCCTATGAAACCTACAATATAAATCCAGTGTATCATTTTACTTTATTATTCCTTGTTGTAATTCTAAAATGGCTCTTAATTGCTTAAAACCCTTAAATTTCTTATTCCAACCTTTAGTATTATGACTTTGACCAAATATTTGTCTTATGGAATTCTCATACTCTTCATCTGTCATACACTGACCTATATGCTCAAACACACTCCAATGACCATTTTCAAGACAATGATTATATATGTTAGTGGCTCTCTCTAAGGTGAGTTTATTATCATCACTTATAGAAGTATAAGACACTCTTGCTGTAAGTGCAACTGACATAGCAATTAAATTATCTATACTTAACTCCCCTTCACTACTTATAATATCTTTATAGAAAGGTATGTGATAACTTCCTATAGATAGTTCATCAGGAGTAGACTCATTTAAAGCATCGTACATCTTTTCAGCCAAATCCATAAAGTGAATTTCTGCTTGACCTTTATTAACTTTTAATCTTTCAATAAGAGGAGTTTCCATAGTGTAATTACTGTCTAAATCACAGAGTTCTCTCCAAGATTTACAACCACCTGGATATTCAGGACATCTCTGATTAAATAAATGTTTAAAAGAGTCCTTTGTTCCTGTCATTAAACAGCAATGATATTGGTAACTTTCAAGAGTTCGATTAATTATTTGTTTAGACATACCAAATTCCAGCATCTTTTTAGCAACCCTAATTGATTCCTGAATAGATTCTTCCCACAAAGAATGACAAGTTTTTATGTCCTCTTCTGAAGTAAAGTAATCAGTTCCTTGCATACCTGAATGTTTCTTTTGATAGGATATTGGGTAAAATGGTGTTTTTTCTATAACCTCTATCAACTTATTAACTGGGATTGCTCTACTACTCGCCGAATTGACAGACATCATGGAATAAGTCATTAGCTCTGAGTGAATTATACGAGGGTAGATCAACTTATATGTTATAAGTTCTTCATTTGTATTCAGTCTTTTTGAATGAGTGATTATCTCGGCTTTAATTAGATTTTTCATTTTTTAAATGTTTAGTTATTTTATATTCTTTAAATTCTTCTTTACTACATTTACCTTCAGATATTCTTCTAAAGGTGGATTCTTTTATATTTAAATTAGAGTCTCTACTTAATCTTAATAAACTATCTCTTTCTAATAAAAGAATATCATTTTTATATAATTTCCATATGTATTTAGTCCCATTTCTATTATTCTTTAATTTAGTTGATATTAGATTATTTCTATTTATAGTTTTATCACTGTGATTACTAAAATCTTTATCATAAGAAAAATAGTACTTTTTTAACACAATACTTTTGCGTTTGATTCCCCAATAAATAGTACCCCTGTCTATGTTCAATTTTCTACCACAATCACTTCTAGATTCAAATTCCATAACCCTATCCTCTTCAATTATCTTGCAATAAATCTTTTTCTTGTTTTTTGCAGAATTAATCATTTTTCTTAAAGTGTCTTCGGAAACTAAAGGACGGTCTCCACCATGAGTCAAATTATAACCTTTATCCCTATTTGTAGTATCATACTTACTAATATAAAATTTCTCTTTTTCATTCAGTTCTTCTTTTGTATCACATACACACATGATATAAAAATAAGAATCCTTTCTCCTCAAATATTTATTTAAAGCTCTTGCAAAATAGTGGGTTTCAGTGTATATACCGTTTAGATAATTTTTTAACCTAACTCCTAAATTAGTTGTTTGACCTGTGTATAGTTTATTATTCAATAACCAACAATATATAAGATTCTTTCCATAAAAATTATCAGCTATTACATTCTTTTTACCTCTACCTCTTATTTTTAGAAGATCTTCCGTAGAAATTTCAAATATAAAGTCCTCCTTTTCTAAGATTGGTGGACTTTTACTATGGGCTATTATTTCCGCCTTAATGTTTTTTGTTCTATTTTTTATGTTCATCTTTTAATCTTTCTTTTATTTAGTTGTCTCGTCTCCTACGCCTCGATTATGATTTAGAACCTTTATAGTATACTTTGCTCCCTCAGCCCTTAATCTATACTCTTCGGCCATCTCTGCATAATCTCTTCTACAGTCATATCCAGCCACTTAAGATAAAACACTCCAGACTTAGTATTATCCAGAGTCCACCTTAGATATCCTGAATTACCATTGAATGTGAATAAGCCTTTTGAGATGATGTACTCCTTTTTATATAGAGTTAAATCATCACCAAATATATTAAACTTCTTACTAAACGATTTTCCTGCTCTCTGAAGTTCAATTATCCGTTTTACCACTTTAGGTATCAGCTCTGTCATAGTTTCTACATATTTCGATTATTTTGCTTGAGGTTACATCTTGTTCTGCGTCCAACTCTATAAACTCCCCACCATAATTTCTAACAAGCTCTAGCATCTCTTTTGCAAACTCTATTGACTCTTCCTCTGTTTGGTTTCTTCCTTTAGCTATGTACGGTTTAGTCCTGTGTAAGAAGATGTTAATATTGTCAAACTTATTCACCTCCTCTAATACTAAATTTCTAAAGCTCTCACTACCGTCTCCATATTTACCATTATAGAATAGAGAAAGGATTAAAGGTCTGTCTGTTATTATGAACTTAACTTTCCCTTTTAACCGGAAGAGTCTATGGTGTTGTTTGGCGAAAAGATAAAGTTCATTCTTAAAGGTTTCATGGCGCTGCTCCCAAACTAGTTCTTTAGCATATTCAGACACTAATTCTACGTCAAATCCTTCCCATTTCATCTTAGCAAATAGTTCAGAAGCGATCGTACTCTTCCCCGTACCTGGTGAACCTATGAGATTTACTACTATAGTTTTCTCCTCTTCTTTCACCTCATCCCACACCTCAGTCGCTTCCCAGTCTTTTTCTATCTGTTCTTTAGGGGTCTTATCGAAATATTCTTTTAACTCTTCCATAAAATTTGTTTCAGTTTCCATCTTTTACTTTCTTTTTGTTATACTGTCTTTTAAGTTCGCTATGCCTCTTGTTTAGGTCGTTTATATAGTCGTTCTGAACTTTAAGTAACTCTAAACTAGCTAAAATCTTGATGTGACTCTCCGGTACAAATGCCCACTTTAGATCAACCTCCCCTTCAATATCAAAACACTTCCACTTCCTTACTATACTTGAAGGTTCTCCATCTTTCTCCTGTATAAACTTTAGATTCTTGATTACCTCATCCTCTGCAAACATGGACAATTCAATTAAACTGTGGATATATGGAATTAAGGTTGAGGTTGATCCGAGAGGTTCCAATAACTCCTTTGAATACTTAGCTAACTTATAGAGGGCTTTTCTTATTTGCAACCCGTCTATCGATATTGATTCTATTTGCTTACTCATAACTTTTAAATTTTTCTTCGTCTAACATAATCGCATCCTAATCTAGTAGCTGCACTCATCCAAATTCCAACCTCTCTCATATACTCTTCGTGAAACCGTGTATATTCTTTATTCCTACGCATTTCTTCAAGTTCCATCTCCAAATCCTCGTAATGCTTCCTTAATTCTCTCACACTATATCCAAGCTTATCATCGTAGTTAATCTTGTACTCACATTTAAAATACTTAGAATCAAAAACTCTCGTAAAACCTTCAAATACAACCTCGTCACTAAAAATATAATCAGCTCCCCACTCCATCTCTCTTCTAAGCTTATCTACAAAGAAATCTACTCTATGCTTCTCAAATTTAACGAACTCTGGATTTAGCATGTTGCGTCTATGCGGATTTCTCTTAAGTAACTCTTTGTCTATATCCTCGAAGAACTCTATGGGCTGATCGAGGAAAACACTAGGATACTTTGAATAACCGTAATGAACCATAAGTATATCTGCAGCTTTTCTATCCCCACCAAAATGAGATAAAACCTTAAGTATAACCTCTTTCTTCTTTGGATCTACTCTAGTTAGTTCTCTCCACATTACTTCTTTTATTGGGTTATTAAATTCAGCTTTTTGTTCTAATTCTCTAGCTTCTATTCTTGTCATTTCTCTTCTCTTTTAATTGCAATACCTCGACTACTTCTTCTATTTCTAACTTATTATTTGCGACATGGTGGATAGCTTCAAATAGTTCATCTTCATCATCTAAGTACTCCACTGAATTACGTCTACACAGGGAAGTTAATACCACAAAGGCTGTCCTCTTATTTCCGTCTCCAAATGGGTGGTTCTTGATTATTGAATTTACTATTGAAGCTATTTGACTTGGCTTATCTTCATAGTAATAATAGCTGGAAAATACACTCTCTAATTGATCTGGCTTTATTATTCAATGTCCAACTCCTGTAAGAGCTTTATTAACATCTACTACAAATCCCTTATCTATTTCAATTACTCCATCCATAACTAGCTATTTTTAAGTCTCTCCATTAAGTTAGGGTAGTTCTTCATTGCAAAATCCACCGCTTCCTTAGCTAATACTTTACTCTTCGTAGTTGCTGAAAACGTTTTTGTCTTTAGCACCACTTTCTTGTTTTTATTTTCTGTTTTCATATTTTATTTCTATTAACCCCTTGTAATCTCTATATACCCACTCTATCTCATTTTCACCTTCAAGTATTCTCACATCATCTAAATCAATAGACTCCACTTTAATCCCACCACCTGTTACAACTCTTTTCATTATCTTTAGGGCTCTTCTTGCAAAATAATACTCAGTAATACCCCAAATTAAGATGACAAAAGTAAGAGCTATCCAATCAAACACTCCAGGCCCTACTACTAAACCTTTAATAACTCCAAGAATACACCATAAAACTAAATATCTAAAACACCAAGCATCTAACGTAGGTCCCTTATAGTATAGCCTCATATCGCCTACCTTCTCTTCAAATCCAAATAAACTAACCAAATCTTTCATAGTATTCTACCTTAATCAACATTTCTATCTCGTACTGCTCAACCAAGTTATAATCTATCTGGTGAATTACAGTCTCAGTCTCAGGGTCATAGAAGAACACGTACTTATGCCCATTTACATCTACAACCCCATGACCATCTCTACCTAAATCAATCACTTCAACCACACCTCTTTGTCTTTAATTGTTATTGTATTTCCGTTAAACTTAGCCTTATACAACTCCCCATCCATGACTACAGACCCATTTGAATAATAAACCCCATCTCTATACAACACTCCGGTATTTCTTTGGTTTGAATTAGAGTGTATGTGTGAGAAGGTATGTAGTTTGAGGTTATATAAGGTTTGAATTCTAGTAAGTAAAGCTGAGTCCCCTACCTGATTCATATCCCCGTTTAAATCCAGTATTCCCTTAGGTGGTCCATGTGTAATTAGAACATCAACATCATCATCTATAGCATTACACCACCTTTTATATAACTTACCTCTGTCTGCCATAAAAGCCCAGTTACCAAAAGAAGGAGTGTAGGGAGAGCCAAATATTTTATAACCCTCCACTACTGTATGTTCATCAATTAAAAGTTCTACTCCTACACTTCTCCATAACTCTCTAGCGTACTTTAGATTGTTATACTCAAAGGTGTTATGGTTTCCTGGTACAAAGATCTTATAAGGTATGTGACTGAGTTCTTTACCTACCCACTCTATAAACTGCTTACACTCTAACTCATTCTTAACTTCATCCCTATAATTAGCCCAATCTCCACTATGAATAAGCAGGTCTGTGTCTTTAGGAATATTAAGCTGATCGTGAGTCATATGAGTGCAGCCTATGTGATGGATTTTAAGCTCTTTTTTCATGCGTCTATGCTATCTCTTCTTTTGTACAGTTCATCGTATATGTTTAGTCCAAGAAAATTTACTGCCCTTACTACCTTATCTCGTCTTTCTCCTAGTTCAGTTCTTTCCTTTTGTAATCTCATATATTCAGCTGTCATACTTACATTTAATTTGGATAGGTGTATTTTAATCTCCTCTTCTACATCAAAATCATCCTCTAGAATATCATCCCAAATAGAACCCGCTTTAATTACCACATCTCCCTCAATTGTATCTTCAGCGCGGAAAAGAAGTATATGTTCAGACTCTGGTTGTTGGTATATTTGTATTCTATCTTTTGGCATATAACATATAAACTCTCCAAATCTATCTGTATCCCAAAAATCTAGACCAAGCCCTAATTCAACCAACCTGTCCAGCACCTTATACTGAACTGTTACTAATTTCTCAACTCTAGCTTTGTTTTCTGTACTTAATTCTTCTACTGTTTTCATATTTTCTTTTTTTTTATAACTTCTCATCCAACTTTTTCTCAACCACCTTTAATGATTTACTGATGATATGCTTTATAAGGCTGCTCACTGTAACATCATCTTCAGGGTTCTTCTCCGTGTAAGTCACTGTGGTTCCACCTTTAAAGCTAATTATGATCTCCTCAGGCTTTACTCCTATTTTGTTAATAAGTTCAGCTAAGGTCATAGTTTCTCCGTCAAAGGTTTCCACTGTTTTTAAATTCTTGTTTTCCATATCTCTTCTACTTTTTCTTTTAATTGTTCTAAGCTCCCATCATTAATTATTACAGCGTCAAACTCACTATCAGGTATGTCATCTAAATCAACTTCGGAAATGTGTGTGTCGGAACTGTCTATTTCTGGTCGTACAACTTTGATAATAAAAACTCCCTCCTCCTTACATCTCTTAAATTCATTCTTAAATCTTAGGTCTGTTATTACTATATTGTCTAAGTCTCGTATCTTGTCAAATAGAATGTTCACCCAGATATCCTTACTTACTCCAGACCTTAAACTATCTCCAACATCTTTCATTAAATCTCTAGGACTCTTTCCCCACCATTTCTCCATAGGTTTTTCTTTCTCAGCTCTATCTTCAAGTCTCCACGGGGCTATATCAAACGCATCGCTAATAAAACACTTGATACTGTCTGCAAAGGCTCTCTTCTTAAATTCAGGAAACATCTCCCCAACTGTGTCTTTGCCTGACCCTTTCTTACCGGCTATAGCTATAATTGTTTTCTTTTTCATACTTCTTCTTAACTAATCATAAACCAACTAGGGTCATAATTTGAATTTTCGGACTTAAGCTTAGATATAACATCAATTACATCTTTCACATACCTACCTGGCTTCACTATTCTTATTTTCGTACAATCCTCATAATCATCGCTCTCTATTGAATCTATAAAGTAGTCGAAATTATTACTTAGAAGATTGGTAAACTCTGGTGAATCCCCTCTCTTTCGGTATCTCTCCAAGTATTCTTCTTTTAATTCTCTAGATGGATAAGCGATATAATAATGAATTCCAAGGTTTTTAAGAATAGCTCTAGTCTCAGGGTGGCAGCTAACCAGTATGTAATTAACTTTTCCAATCTGCTCTTTTATAGCTTTCTCATAATCTTCCCATCTATTCGGTCCCATGAAATCCGCACTATCAAGGTCTACTATATACTTCCCTGCTGCATTACTCTTGCCTAGCCCTGGAAAACCACAAATTACATCAGTTCTTCTTCTCCCTAAGTATTTTCTAAGTAAGTCAGCGAAATCAGTTGCAAAGTCTCTATCGCTTAGTAGGTAATCTATTCTATCTATCATCTTAATACTTTTTAGGTATATCCCTAAGTCTCACAAAAGCAGCTCTCTCTTTCTCATTCTTAATATCCTCTTCCTTGTAATCAGCCAAAAGACTCTCTATAAACTTACTCCCTCTTTCTTTTACTAACTTCATGTCTCCAGTCTCTTTAGCTTTATTCAGGATTTTCTCAAACAAGTCAGCATAATCGTTCCAGTTGTTAGTCATGAAGGTTGATCTTGCTATCTCTTGGTATTCTTCAGTTGTCATTTCCCTCTTTGTTTATATCTACCTCTATCATATCACCACAGTGTCTACAAGCCCAAACAACTTTCTTTCTCGATATCTCCTCTATTGTCTCATAAACGTGGCGGCATGGAGTTGGTTTTCGTTTTGCTCTATATCTCCCAAGTACGTAACTCCCAAGGTTTGACACAATTAATAGGAAAACTACCTCTAAAATACTAAATATCATAATAATGGTTTTGCTATCCAAATTAACTCTCTAAAGTTTTTCAAGAATTCATCTCTAAGTTCTTCTGTTTTGAAAGCTAACACTTTATATCTACACTCATATTCTCTTTTAACTATATTGTCCCAAAAGATTTCTATAACATATTTTAATTCTTTTTCATTCTTCCAATCAGGCTTCCAGCCACCATTATACCTGTCTCTTAACTGACATAATTGAGCAAGTGCTAAACATGCTTCAGCTTCTTCTTTTGTTGGAAATGTATTTCTGTTATGATCCGAAACAATACAGTTATCACTAATTTTTTCTATATACCCTAAATTAGTTACAAAAAATCCATCTATAATTTTTAAACCCTCCCAACTCTTAGGTAATTCTTTTACTTCAACTTTCTTTAAAACTATGCTCTCGAAGGTTGACTTTTCTCTATCTATTTCATAACCTTCTGGCACCTGTATTTTCATTTCTTTTGCTTCCATTATTTATCATATTTTATTTTGTTCATTATTTCCCCAAGTTCAGCAAAGGCCTTTAGTTCTTCTTCATTTAAATCATCTTTATTAACTTCACCCTTCACTCTACTAAAATACCTCTCAGAAAGCTCTCTAACTTGCTCAACTTCATCATTACCCAACTCCTTAGCTCCCTCATACACTTCATCAAACTCCTTGGCAAAATGATTCCAATCGCTAATTTTCCTGTAAGATCTAAGCGCTTTTAAGGTTTTCTCTACGTAACTCATTTCATTTTCTTAATTTTATCCCGAATTCCCTTGAATCTAAGATAGGCATTTAGCTCCTCCATGTCTTTGATATTACTCTCTGTGCGTCCCTGTGTTGTCACTTCAAAAATCCTTCTACTATCAACCTTAAATGACTCAAGTTCTCCTGTAAGTTTAGCGGTTAGACTCTTTCTCTCAAGTATATCTGACCACTCATTCCAGTTTCTTATGTTCATTTTTGATTTGGATTCTTTTATTAACTTCTCTACTATTTTCATTTTTATTTTAGTTTTAAGAACCTTCGGAAAGCTGCTCTACCTTTAGCTGTAATTAGAGTCTGAACTATAGCTAATCCATTATGACGGTTGATTGATTCCTTTAGAGCCATATACTCCTCGTTCATAGATTTAGCTGTAGGTTTTAGATTTCCCTTTTGATCTCGATATACATAACTTTTCTCCAACAACCACTCAATAAAGTCAGTCTGTCTCATGCCGAACTCTTTTGCTGTATCTCTAAAGTTAGTATGAAGGTCTTTATCAACTAGCTCATCAAAATATTCAGCTTTATCTTCTAACGGTCTAATTACTTCATGTTCTAACCTTCTAATAGCAAGAGCGGTCTCGACTTCAGATTCAGCTCCAATTATGTCAATGTAGATTTGGTTCTTTAAGCTTAGTTGAGGTGTGTTTGCTTTTAATTGTTCAGCCATCTCGTTAAACTTATTGATGTAAGCTAATTTGAAATCATTGTACCCTTGAATATTGAACATGTACATAGTAAAGCCATCCTTAGTTAATAGATACTCCTTATACTCTCTTTTCTGACCTTCAACCTTGTAAGTAGTTGGGATACAGAGAGAACGATAATCTCCGTTTTCTAAAATCTTATCTATAGACTCTAAAACATCTGCATGCCTTTTACCTAAACCTTGAGCTATTACTCTGCTACTTACTACTAATCCTAGACCATCTCTTTCTTCGATCTATACGTTTATTAAATTATTTTCCATTGTCTTTATACTGTTTTAATTATTGAGAAAAAGAAAGAGAGACCAGAAAGTTTCCCTTCTAATCCCTCTTCATGTTAATTATCTAAGCCTCACAACTTATACAATTATTAAAGTTCATCGCCATATTTTTAGCTACTGACTCTGATCTCTGGTAGTACAATGTTTTAAGACCTGATTGCCAAGCGTAGATATATAGAGCGTTAACATCCTTCAGTGGTATATCTGGTGGAATGTTAAGGTTTATACTCTGTGCTTGATCTATATACCTCTGTCTCTGTACGGCTTGTGTTATGATCTCTCTCTGGCTAATTTCCTTGAAAGTTCTAAACACAGCCTTTGTATGATCATCTAGGAAATCTAAGTGTTGAACCGATCCCCTATTGAGCATTATATCTCTCCAAACCTCTTCTGTATTCTTTCCTAATTCTTCTAGTTTCGCCTCTAAGTATTTGTTCTTTCTCATAAAATTACCCTTAGCTAAACCTGCTTTGTAATAATTCGATGCAAAAGGTTCTACTCCCGGTGAAGTTTGGCCAAGAATTGCAGAAGATGAAGTTGTCAATTTGTTACCCATAAGGCTCTTTATCCCTATGCTCTTACAGTTTATCATCCCGTAACGTTCAGACTATATAATCACCATAGCATCAATTTAATGACACCTTAGGGCAGGATTTCGTGGTATCTCATGGCCGTAGATTAAATCCTTAGGCTGTACATACTAGTCGTTGAACCTTTTAGCTATTTCTAACTAAAGTGGATGCTGATTATCCCCGGTGTAATAGAAGGAGTCCCAGCAATTAACCCTGTTTTCTTATACCGAGTTTCCCCGATAAGCTCCCCCAACTTTTAAGGAGCGATTGCCATTAAAGTTGTATTTCTAAGTCCATAACCTTTTAACAACTCTGGCTCACCGTATACTTTTGCTAACTCTTTACTTGCTTTTCTCGCTTTACTCTCGATCTCTTTGAAAACTTTGGCATTAAACGTCTTAGCTTCCATTGATTCGAAAGGTATGTTGTTTTTCTGCAGGTAAGAGTGGTAGCCTAAAACCAATAGTTCGCAATAACTCGTCACATTACTGCTGCTCACCCAAGCTACTGAATGTTTCCACCCAGATCGGACTATATCTTCACTATATTTCAAGTGCCTCCTGTTTCGAATAACTTTACCGACTTGTTATCCTACTCTACTCCCTTCTCTCTGGTTTCGATAGTCTCTGAACGCTCCTAATTATAACTTTATTTTATATCACGCAACACTTCCTTAATGCTGCTAAAATCAAATACCTCGCCTTTCCCCTCACAGTATTTGTTCTTTATCTTTAATTCTAACTTCAGTATATCTATTGTATTACCAAATGCTATTGAGTGTATAGACCCTAAAGCTCCTTCTCTTCTAAGTTCATTCTGCCTTTTCCGTAAATTACAAGTGACTCCTATTTTAGCTTTAGAGTCTCCCCAGTAAATCAAATACAAATGAAGATTCTCTACTCCAAGAACTTTGTATCTAGTAATTAAACCATTGAAATTAGTACTAAACTTTTGAAAATTATTCTCACCAATTTTAGCTAAAGCAAGGTTTCTCTCTTTGGTTCTTTTTGAGTTTTTCAACTTCTCGACTTCACTTTGCCAAACGTGTTTACCTTCGGCTGCTAAATTTTTCATCCTAATCGAGCTTTTAATGGCGTTCTCTCTTATGAAATCTTTATCCTGAAAAACATTTAACCCTTTCTTAGATAATTCGAGTAATCTTTTTGTTTGACTCTCGGAAATCTTTCGCCTAACTTCTTCTGATTTCGTTGGATTATTTTCTGTGTTCTTATGAGAGGTTTTGCAAGAATTACTACAATACTTTTTATAGCCCTTGTAGAATCTATGGCTCAGTTCTGTAGGATTACCACACCATAAGCAAGTACCTCTATAGTTAATATCGTTAAATACAACTAAACTATAATAATCATCTAAAGTCATGTTGTAATTCTCTTTGAGGTAATTAGGTAATTCAGACACATACTTTAAATTACCATCATTATTAATTTGAACTAAGAACTTCCTACCAACTCTTTTTAAACTTCCAGGATTATCTGTACACTTTAATTTATCTTCTTCATTATTCATCTTACTCATTTGTTTTTTTTTGTTATAATTAAGCTCCGCTGCTGATTCCACAAGGTCACCACACTCAAGGGTTCCAGCAATTAAGGAGGTTTATACTGGGCATTTTACGCTCTATTCACCCAGTCCTAAACTTCTGTGTCTCCTAGCGAATTTATTAACAGCCTCTAAACCAGGAATCCCAGCAGAGTTCTCTATAAACTCAGACATAACAGCATCTAGGAAATAAATAGCTAGTTTTACCGTATCAGTATTCTTCCACTCATCGTAAAGTTCTAAGTTAAGTGAAGATAAGCAACATACAAAGCTCTCATCTTGATTATCAGGAAGTTGGACCTCATTGCAATTCAAAGTCTGAATACCATTACAAACAAAAACATGCTCATCTGTCTCAACTGTAGGACAATAAACATCTTGATTACTATGGAATTCTATGCTTTCTACTGGGGAATAGTTTCTAGTGTTATCCCTGTAATTCTCAGGTAACTCTAACTTAACTCCTTTTCGATCCAAGAATCCTGTCATTTGATTTACTTTGACGCAATCCGGTTTATTTCCTATAGCTAGTTTATAACACTGTTTTGTTTCATATAATTTCTGACCGCCTTTACCGTCTGGCATTAATCTAGGTCCTCCCGATCTACCTTTATAAATGGTAGGTCTAATTCCTAAATTGTACATTAACCTCTGTAACTGCTTTATGAAATTTAAATCAACACTTGAGTAGTAAAGTTGAATTGGACTTCCTTTCTCTGGGCAATCGTACATATAAACAGAACCATCGCCCTCAAATAAGGATTGAACATATCTCCATTGAGTTCTCTCGTCACTTCTCCAAATCCAATCAGGTATCTCACCTTTCTTAAACCCTAAATTATTTTTACTGAATAAGTTAGTACCTAATCGCTTCTTAGCTTGACTTCCGGTTCGAACTGTGCAGTCTGAGAATTTAGGAGTATCTCGGTTACGCTGTCCCATTACTTCGCCTGCTTTATTTCTCAAATCATAAGTATTTCCACCATAAGCTGAATAAACTCTAGTGAAAGTCTCATGAATCTCATCTAGCTTATCAAAACTATTTTCCCAAAGGTCTATGAAAGTTCTCTCTCCATGTTGAGTTCCGTCTGAGTGATACCAACCCAATAAATAAGCTAAGTCATAATTATCCTCAGTTCCAAATAATCCTTTAGACTCTTGAAGCACAATCTTATCTCCGACTTTTAAATCTTTTAGAGCTACTTCCCTATATTGACCACCATACCCAACTACTTTAACTTTATGATAATCCGTAATAGTGTGCTCCATTCCATTTTTGAGAGTTACCTTATAAGTAGGCACATCTTTCTCTCTTAACTTCATAGGTGACGACTTAACTGGATTTCTACCATCAAATAAAGTTAGTTCAGTTCCGATATCATGTAACTCCTTAGCTGTCAGGTATCCATAATTGCTCACAACTCTATCTGAACCTGCAATACACAAATTAGAATGGCTTATCTGCATCTTCTTATCCTTATATACCTGAGGCTTGTTTTTGTTTACATTATCAGTGAAGAATAGATACGGTAAACCTTTTTGTTGTCTACTCTCTAGAACCTTAGCCCATATCCTTCTTTTCTCCATATCTCCATCCACCATCTCTTGCATCCAGTAATCCGGTATACATGCTCCAGTAAATAAGTTTTGTATAGGATTCCCAATATCTCTAATCTGCAAGAACTCTTCAAAATCTGGATGGTCTATGTCAAGGTATGCTGCAAAGGCTCCTCTTCTTGTCAATTTGTTCCACCAAGGTCGTTAATCTCGGTGCGTTCTCTAATGAACTGCTGTAAGTTTTCCCTACATGTTCAGACTATATCTTTACCAATTAAGGTAGCGTATGTTTCCCCTCACTTGAAGGTACTCCCTAAGGATAGTCGTTGAACCCTTCCCATTTTACAGGGACTCCGGCTGCTGATTGCCCAATACTAACAATTTTCAAACATTCACACTTACCTTTTCAGATTATGTTGTAGTTTGTTAGTCTCTAAGGGGGTCCCAGCAATTAATACGCTAGTTTTACAGGTATCCCCAAGAATAAAACTTAAGATCCCTGTGACACAACACCCATAGTCGTATCAAAAATCTGCATAAAAGGAACTGGACCAGAAGATTCACCATTATCCTTGATTTTAGCCCCTCTTTCTCGTATGTTCCCAAAATAACCGGAAGTTCCACCACCTATCTTAGTCTGCATTGTAACCTCTTTCAGCTTATCAGAGATTAGGTTTAGTGAGTCTGGAACGTTAACTCCGAAACAAGAAATGGGCAAACCACGCTGAGTCCCCATATTAGCCCAAATAGGTGAACTTAAACTCATCCAACCATTCCAGACAATTTCTTTAAACTTTTCCTTAAGGTCAGGGCGTTTTAGTCTCTTGGCAGCTGCAGAAGTTATCCTCTCAAGTGCTCCATCTAGGTTTTCTCCTCTAAGTAAGTAACCTCCATTTAGCATTCTAGACGATTCTTCATTAAACCACCAAGGAACTTTAACGTCCTGATTTTCATTTGTTAAACTCATATATAGATCTATTTTTGTTACATCTTCTCTATATATAAGTCTTTACCCTATAACTCTAGCCGGTCAGAACTTTTAAATCCTTTTCCACATCTCTAATCTGCTCATCAAACCACATCCGATCCTCATCATTAAAGTTCTCATATTCACCTAGAAGTTCTGCATACGTACCACCAAAGCCATCATAAGGGGAATAGTAATATCTCTCAAGCATCCCTTTCTCATCATCTAAAATCAACTCATCATAATCACCATTAAGTAGAACAACCGAATCTTCCTCCTTTACGTACCTTATTTGTATATCCTCGTCCCAGTAATCTTTAGGTGCTCCATGTAATCTATAAGCTCTGATGATTTTCTCTAATTGTTCAAGGCTACTATCTGAGAATTTTTCAAGACCTACTATTACAATGCCATCTTCTTCCATATCTCTTCTTTTGCTATAAGTTCTTCTTCTATGGTTGGGAAAGGTCTAATAACATCTCTAGGTACATAAAAGTCTTGTTCACAGTCAGGATAGTCTAATAAACCTAATGTTACTAAATCTCCTTTGTCGTGGTGAACTAAATAAGGCTCTCTGTCTGGATCATCTACAAAATACACCACTTCCCAACGATTTGTTATCTCTTGTTTATTTACCTGTGCTTCCATAGCCTCCTGTTCCTCTTTCTGTTTCACTTAATTCTTCTACCTCTTCAAACTCAATCTTAGGGTACGGGATAATAATAAGTTGAGCAAATCTTTCACCTAACTCGTATATCTCCGGATCCTCACATGTTGGGTTGAATACAGACTTTATTGGACCTCTATAGTTTGAATCGATTACACCTACAGAGTTTGTCATTTCTAGATCTTTCTTACAAATTGAGCTTCTAGGGAATAACAACCCAACATAACCATCCGGGATCTCTAATGCAAGGTCGCTAGTGTATATGTACTGCCCTTTCTCGTTTACTTTATAGGCTGTTGCGGTGAGATCTAATCCTGCATCTCCATCTTTAGCGTATTTAGGGATTACAGCGCTTTTGTCTAGTCTTTTGATTTTTACTTTCATAATGTTTCTTTTTAGTTGTTATCTTCTTGTTCAATTAATGGTAGGTGTCCTTTTTGTTTTAATAGCTCGTATAGGAATAGTCTACCCTTCTGAGTCCATCTTGTGTGTAACTGATCTCCCTTTCTTCCGTCTTTATAAGTAATTGGAGTAGTGTGGGATTTAGTGTAGCCAAGCTTAGCATACTCTTTATACAGGATCCATTGACCACTTTGTTTGAACTGTATTTTATTTTCGTGTAGCAGCTTGTTTAACTCTTGAGCCGTCATTCCATAATCCTTAGCTATTTGAGTTACTGTAATTGTATCTGTTGAGGCTAAAATCTGGTCATAGTAAGTTACTTTAGGTTCGTATTCAGCTATTAGGACATTCTTCACTTCAATTTCACCTTTAAGCTTTTCATTTCTCTCTACTTCATCTGCATAGGCTCTTAAGGCTTCAACTAAAGTCAGTCTCGGATTAATCTTTGTCTGAGCATTCTCTAATTCTTCCCATCTTCTATTGACTTTAATTCTAAGCTCTATGTTGTAACCTGTCATTAAGTCCATAGTTTGTATCTTGGTTAAAAGACATTCTCTATGTTGTTGATTACCAGTGTTCTCATGAGTGTAGTACCCTTGCTCAATTTTGAGCAGGCCTAGTTTTTCATAACTCTCATTAAGCTTGTCACAGTCCCGTATTACATTCTTATGTTGCTTCCCTGTAATTTCTGCTATTTCTCTACTTGACATTTTAGGTGAGTTACTATTGTTCGCTTCACCTACTACTTCTTTTAATAATTCCATATCTTTAAACTATTTTATTTATTATTTTAACAGGTCCAATTTTAGGCTCGTCTAGTTTCACTCAGCTCAAAAGTGAGCCCAGTAACCAATCCAAAAGCGGATCCGTTAATTTACTTAGATTTAACTACTTGATACTGAACATCTCTCCAATTTAGGATAGTTGTAATTTAACCAACTCAAAAGTGAGGGTGTTAAAATTTACTTAATCTAGTTTTGGTTTCAGCACTTAACTATCTAATATTCAACGAGAACTCAAATCTGAGGAATCATAAACCTTCAAAAACTCCTCCAAACCTATTGTTTTCTGCTCTCCACTGTCCAAGTTTTTCACGGTCACCTGCTGGTTTTTAATCTCATCACCTCCGTAAAAAACAATCTCTGGAATCCCTTTCTTCTCGGCGTAGGTAAATTGTTTTTTTAGTTTGGCATTTTCTGGGTACAGCTCCGCGGAAACTCCTTTGGCTCTTAGTTTTTGGATTACTTTCATCGCTTCGGTTGCCTCCTCATCTCCATAATTAGCAAAAAGGTATTCTATTTTAGGCGTTTTATTCTCAGCAAAAAGCCCCAATTCCTCCATAACAAGGTAAATTCTATCCAATCCGAATGAAATCCCAATCCCCGAAATTCCCTTCACACCGAAAACCTCCGTAAGATTGTCATACCTTCCACCACCGCCGATAGACCCCATCTGGACGCCCTGAGCCTTTACTTCAAAAATCGCTCCTGTGTAATAATCCAAACCGCGGGCAAGGGTAATATCAAAAACCAAAACCTCCTCATTTATACCCAGTTCCAGCGCTTTATTTAATACAAACTCCAGCTCTTCTATTCCCTTTTCGCCAACTTCTATTCCTTTAAATTTTTCTTTCAACAGGGCAAGTGTATCCTTCGTGGAAAGCCCTTCGAATAGGAAGTTCAGCTTTTCTACGGCTTCTTGTGAAATTCCCTTTTCCAGCATTTCCTTGATTACGCCATCTTTCCCGATTTTATCCAATTTATCCAAAGCAACCGTAAAATCTATCAACTGCTCCGATATATC